AAAAAACCATACTACGGAAAAACCATACTACGGAAAAACCATACTACGGAAAAACCATACTACGGAAAAACCATACTACGGAAAAACCATACTACGGAAAAACCATACTACGGAAAAACCATACTACGGGAAAACCATACTACGGGAAAACCATACTACGGGAAAGAAATCCGGGAGGATTTCTTTTTCTATAATTATAATAAAATAGTAAAATATTATAAAAATAAAAATTCCAATATTATTCTTAACAATAATATAAAAGAAACTACATCATCCCTCAATCTTTAAGGGATTTAACAGTTACACCTTTCCGGCGAAGAAAAGGTTTTATTCAAGATATCTTTTCAAAATAAGATTATCTTTACATTTTAGCCGATGTAACAGGCTCACCTTATCAAAGTATAATTTATTTTAAGAGATCTCCTCTGAATTTAATACTTCTTACTTTATAACTGCTATCCTTTATCATGCTGCGTATCACCTCTCTTACGCATTCATTTTATGATTGGTTTCTTTTCTTATATATAATCCTCATTGATGATTTAATATAAACACTTTCTTGTTTTATGTCATTGATGAGGGAGACACGAGTAGGGCCCTACTCGTGTCTTTCTTTTTAATTTACTTCATTTTTCTTTGGACATAAATATAATTATAGATAAATCCTTTATAGGAAATGGAGGATAACCATATATGACACCACAACGTAAAAAGGCAGAAGAGCTTATCTATACAGTAATGGATAAGCTTGATAAAGACGAATATAATTCTTCTTATTATAAAGCACTCTTTGCTAAAATGAGTGATGAGCAATTTATGAGATTTTGTAAAAGGGATCTTCCTTTTAGATTTCATACAAAACCTTTTGTTGTTGAACCTAAAATGTATGACATTGAAGAAGCTTTGAAAGTGCTTAATGTACCGCTTCTTGAGAAAGTAGCACTTCCTTACCTTTATAAAGATAAAAATGGCAATCCTGTTTGGTCTAAAGAAGCTATGGTAATTTATATCCATATTAAGAAGATGAAACAGTTTATTACAAAGAAGAACTCTACACCTTCTAGTATTGACCATAGAGATATGAAATCTGGCCTGCTCGTATCCTTTGATAAAGGTGGAAAGACTAGTGACCGTGAAATGGAAGCGTTGGCCGTCATGGGTCTTGATAAGACCATGGATGAGCTTTCGACTTGGAGAGCAGACTATATGAATGCAAAATCTATTGCATATCAGACTATTTCTACAATGGGTAAAGTATCTAAAGACGATATTCCAATTGATGAGGTTGATTCTATTGCAAAGAATACTTTAAATACTTATATGATCTCTTCTCTTCTTAATACAAATATTTTGAATCATGATTATATGCTTCCTAAGACTATTGCTGGCAAACAAGCTAAGATAGTAAGAGAAACGGAATAACCATATAATAAAAGCTTTTCGGAATTGTTTGTACACCTCCTGCCGTACATATATTTTTAAACGCTTTTCAATGACACATAGAATAACGGGGATGTTCCCCGTTATTCTTCCTTTCTTTGACCATATATTATAATCATGATTCATATAGTAAATGGTCAAAAAATCAACATTTATTTAAATATAGAAAGGAGGAATTTATCTATATGAGCAACAAGAATTATGGAGTAATCCAGGAGCAGGGATTTGTAGTAGGTAACGGTCTCGGCTTCCAGCCCGTAAAAGAAAATGAGCTCAATCAGCAGCCCCAACCCACGCAGACACCGAATAAGCCTGAGGATCCTCAGAAGACTAAGCAATCTAAGTAATTAATATACCGACAGGGAGAGAAGACCCTGTCGGTATATTTTTATTACGTATCAAGCAACCCCCTAAATTAATACGAGTTTAAATTCGAAACTACCATTAAAATTATTATTTCTAAAATTAAGGAGAAACCAAAATGAGTACACACAACAACTTTACAAAAACACAGGAAACCCTTATCAAAGTTATCTTTGGAGAACTTGTTCTTGTAGCTATTGCTGCAATCGTTCTTGTTATCACTCTTATTGTATCTGGATGCCAAAAAGCTGATATCGATGATGCTAACGATAACAATTCTACCATAATCGCAACAGAAGCACCCACAACCATTAAGCAGCCTGAAATTACATACGAAACCAAGTCTTACACTGTTCAGTCTGGCGATAACTATTGGTCTATCAGCGTTAAATTTTATGATACAGGTTTGTATTATAAAGCTCTTGCAAGATTTAATAATATGGAGACAACCGATATTCTTCATATCGGTAAAACTCTTAGAATTCCTGATGCAAATGATCCTTCTTTTGTAGCTCTTATGGATACTATCCAGAATGAGAATACAGAAAACATTGAAGCATGGAATAAAAAGATGGCTGGAAAAACTATCAAAGCAGGCCCCAAGACCTCTTATAGATACGGCCAGCGTTCTAATCCAGCAGTAGATATTACTGTTCCTGAACTCGATGAGATTATGAAGAATTATACTGGTAAAGTAGACACCTCTAATTTCACAAAACTTGGATCTTATAAGATCACAGGTTATACCCCTTCTTGTGAGCACTGTTGCGAGAACACAGATGGAACTGGTGCAGCAGGCGTAAGCATGATTTGTGGGTATAGTGTAGCAGCCCCTGAGAATATTCCTTTTGGAACCACCCTCTATATCGAAGGCTATGGCTTTTATGTAGTTGAAGATAGGGGTTATCTTGGAACTAGCACAATTGATATAGCATGCCCTACACACAACTCTTGCTATGCAATCACAAATACCAATATCAACGTATATATCGTACCCAACAACTAATACATATTTAAATATAGGAGTTAACAATGCTAAAGATGCTGCAAATAGTATTACGCATGCAGGCCATCGTAGTTAAAAGAAAGGAACAATTCTAATGTGTAATCAAGTAATGCAATTTTACCTAATTCAAACAGGTCAGATCGAAAAAGATATCAAATCTGAAGAAATTGTCCTCGGATATGGGAATAACAAGTTCGTGTATTTCAATTACATGGGATCAGCAGAATACGAATTCGGAGCTTCAAGAAGAAGCTTTGAATATATTATGGAGAACTATAATAAATACGCTCTCCGCGAATCTTATCTTAAAAATATGGCAGATACACCTTTCTATATCTTCTGTCATGAAGACGATTTCGAAACTATTCAAAATTCTATCGCAGCATATTCCAGAAAAGGAAATGATAGAGGTTTAAAAGAACCTTGTTATCTCTGGTGTCATTTTACAGATGGAGGAAGAGATATTGAAGATCTTAGATGGAGAAGAATCCATAATAATTTCTGGTGGGATTTTGAACACCATTGGATGGGATTCTTTGGAGCCACTGATCGAGTCAATGCATTCATAAGAGCTATCGAAAATGATAGAAAAGAATATTTAAAAGATAATGCACAACCAACTTACAGATAAATGATGTGAATATAAGCTTGCCAACTTATCAAAATCATTTAAATTTATCCTCATAGATAGGAAGGAGAGTCAAGCTCCTTCCTATCTAACCCAAAAGATAAATTTATTTTTTCTTAAAAATAATTTGACTACATATTATAATATAGAAATTACATAAATCTTTATATTATAAAGGAGGTAAAATATATGCCTTATCCACTTGAAGGATTTTATAATCAGGTGCAGAATATGCAGCCTGTTACACCTAAATTAGTATCAGCTAGTTTCGATCAGCTTAATCGAAATATTTTTAAACAATCGATTCCTAGTATTCCGCAGATGGATGAACACAATCTTGCAATTCTGATCAAGAATAATATAGATGTCATCGCTATGGATATACTTCAAAATGATCAAGATTATGGCCCTCTTTTTAGAGACCAAAAATTTATTTCTAGCTTTATTAGAGCAATCAATTCTATTCCGATTGACTATAATACCAAGCTAGCATGTAACAAGATCACTTATGATTACTTTACTTCTGATAACCCTGATCCTAATATCAAGCTTCAATACTTGAATATGAGCAGAGTTGTTAATAGAGAGGCAATCAATAGACTTATCTCGATTGGTCTTGATGAAAATACCGCATGCAATTTGGCTCTCTGTAGATATTCTTCAGCAAATGAAAGAACGAATGTAGCTCGTCTTAATTTTGCTATTTATATGAGAGATCCAGATGTCATGACAGAGCAGACAATTGTATGGATTTATGAAAAGCTATTCGATAGAATTTCTGATCTGTTTTATGCAACAATGTTTGACTGTTATACTCTTCGTCAGCAGATTGATTTTGGTGATAATTTTGTAGAAGTATATGGAACTGTAGGACTTGCCGTTCTGGTAATTCTCAACAACATGACTTCTGAGAATATCAGAAAAGTATTGATTGGTTATGCTGCAGAATGGGAGTTTGCAGGATATCCTCAGGTAAGATTTAGTCTTCATGCATTAAGCGGAGATTATTCTAAAATCACGAGGGTCGTTGACTACTTGTCTTCGTCCGACGGAAAACAGATTCCGTAAAATCTTTTAAGAGCGTACTTCGGTACGCTCTTATTTTTTATATATTTATATAGCCCATAACTTTTTAATAACACAATAGTTATGAGTAACTTTAAAAGGAGGATAAATTAATATGGGTACTCTTGCTACAACGTTTAGACAGGCAGTGTCTAAACACAAAGATTATCGCATGAAAGCAGAATCTGGGGCTGGTGCAAGCTATTCTACTGGATTTCTGAACTTTGACTTCATGAATGGAACGGTTGTTCATGTAAGATCTAATGAACGAAAGTTCAATTATTATTCTACTGGTATTCAAGATGGTTCTCTCGTATGTTTTATCGGTAGATCTGGATGTGGTAAAACCACATTTGCAGTTCAGGTAGCTGCAAACATTGTAAGACCTTTTGCTAATGGATGTATTTTCCATGATGATATCGAAGGAGGTATCGATGCCAATCGTAAAGAACTTCTTTCTGGATTCCATGGAGAACTTCTTGAGCAGAAATATATCTCTAGAAATACTGGTATTACTGCTGAAAACTTCTATGAGCGTATTAAGATGATTCATGATCTTAAACTTGAGAATAGAGAAGATTATGAATATGATACTGGATATTTCGATTCTCGTGGCGAGAGAATTTATAAACTAGAGCCTACAGTTTATATTCTTGACTCTCTTGCACTTCTTATGCCTGAAAAGTATACTGAGGAGGAGGAACTTTCCGGGTCGATGAGTGCAACTGCAGCATCAAAGACAAACTCTAGCACATTTAAGCGCGTTATCCCTATGCTTAAGAGTGCTAATATCATTCTTATTATGATTAATCATATCAATAAGAAGATCGATATTAATCCTATGCAGAGAACTAAGTCGCAGGTAAGTTATCTCAAACAGGATGAGACGCTTCCTGGTGGTAATACTGCAATTTATCTTACAAACCTTCTTCTTAGATTCGATGATAATTCAAAGATGAAAGAAGATGAAGCGTTTGGTATTTCCGGAAATATGGTAGATTTGACTCTTGTTAAATCTAGAACTAATAGAGCCGGAAAGAGCTGTACTTTGGTATTTGATCAAACCAGAGGATTTGATCCTGAACTCTCCTTGTTTGTAATGCTTAAGAATGCCAAGAGAATTAATGGTGCTGGAGCTTACTTATATATTGGAGATAAATCAGAATACAAGTTCTCTCAGAAGGCTTTCAAAGAAAAGCTTAGAGAGATTCCTGAACTTCGTCAAGCATTTATCCAGGAAGTAATGGCAATGCTTAAGGATGAGCTTGATAGATACGATGTAGAACAAACTCTTGATGAGTTTAATTATTCTATCGTAGATGATATTAATTCTGCTATCAATGCAGAACTTGCAGCAGCAATGTAATAAATAGCTGTTTGTAAATATATTATAGATCTGATGAGGGTCTACTCTCATCAGATCTTTTAAAGAGAAATAAAGGAGAATAAAACTATGGCTTCAGTTAATTTGCGAAACGAAATTCAAAGTATCCAAACAGAGAAGCCAGACTTAATTCTTGGAAAAGGAGCAATGATGCCGTTTTCTCCATCAAACTCGGGTTCTCGTAAACTCATGTACGGAAGCCAGCTTGAGCAGAAACTATCTCTCATATCTCCCGATGTTCCATATATTATGACTGGCTATGAGAATGAATTTGGACGAAATTCATCTTCATATATTGCGGTTGAATATGATCTCGAGGTAATCGGATGCATACCCAAGTTTTCTTTCTGTCCTAAGCATCACTATTACATGTTTGCTTTAAATAGAGAAACTGGTGAGATCCGTCTTTTCGAGAGAAAAGAATATAAACACATTACAGAAAATTATGGCTATCTTCTCAATAATGATGCTATTGACTATATGAGTCCTGGTACCTTCATTCCCAAAGGTACAGTGATTCAAAAGAGTATGTCATTTGATGAGTATGATAATCGTATGGATGGCAAAAACCTTCTGACAATGTATTCTTCATGTGAAGAAACAATGGAGGATGCTATCGTTATTTCTGAATCGGCTTCTAAGAAGCTTGCATCTCCACTTGTGAAGAAAGTAAGAATCGTCGTTAATGATAACGATATTCCCCTTAATCTTTACGGTAATTCGGAGGTCTATAAGATCTTCCCAGATATTGGTGAAGAAACAATTAATAGCATTCTTTGTGGATTCCGTAGAGAGAAGAAGGAAGAATGCTTGTTCTCTCAGTCTTATGCTAGACTTAGAGAGCTTTCAATTTCTGATGAAAGATATACAGTCGCTGGTCGAGTAGTCGATATCGATGTATATTCTAATGCTCCTGAAAAACTAGAGGAGTATGTTCATAATACTCAGATTAAGAGATATTATGAAGAAAAGATTAGACTTGCAAATGAAGTAATTGATCTTCTTCAGCCTTATGTAGATGCTGGATGCAGATTCGATTATGATCTTTCAAAGCTTGTATCTGATTGCAGAGGTATTCTTAGCGGTAAGCAGTATTTTTCTGAACGTGTATTCTCGAATATTGAGCTTGAGATTACTCTTATAGAAGAGATTCCTGTGCTTCGTGGAGATAAACTCTCCAATAGATATGGCGGTAAAGGTATTACTGCAAGAGTTAAACCTGATAGCGAAATGCCGAGAACCATAGATGGAAAGGTAATCGATGTTATCTTAAACATGTGTGGCGTATATGGTAGAGAAAACGCAGGTCAGCTGTTTGAAATCTCTTTAACCTATATCTGTATGCAAATGCTCAGATTTATAAATCTGAATGTGCTCGATGTAGGTCAATGTGTTGAAATGTATCTTGAGTTGTTACAGATCGTGGCTCCTTCAATGGTACATTTTACAGAAGAGCAGTTCAGTAGAATGACAGATGATGAGTGTATTGCATATATCTCAAATGTCTATGCTGAGGAAAAATGCATGTATCTCGTTATCGAACCGATGAGCGAGAACATGACGATTGATAAACTAGCTCAACTTTATGAAGCATTCCCCTGGGCCAAGCCTGAGAGAATGATGATGCCAATCAAGGATTCTGCTGGAGAAATCAAATACGTACCCTCCAGAAGACCTATGATTTACGGATATCAATATATCTATCGTCTGAAACAGTATGCAGAAGAGAAGTTTTCAGTAACATCTTTGTCTGCTACCAATATCAGAAATGAAAATAGTAAGAGCAAATCCAGTAATAACTATCGTGCCTTGTTCTCTAGAACACCAATACGCTTTGGAGACATGGAAACCGGAAATCTTATTCATCTGGGTGCCAAACTTGTTGTACAGATGTTGATGCTCTATTCGACATCTCCTAACGCAAGACGTCTTACTGAATCAATGCTTACTGGCGATGCATTCAATGTCGACGTTAAGCTTGATATGGAATCTAAGAATCGTAATGTAGAAATCCTTAATGTTTATTTGAAAACTATGGGATTGAAACTTACATTTGATAAGATTGCCAAGAAGAAAGAGCATGCTATGCTTATCGATCCTATGTATTTCTGGGATGATCCTAGAAGACTCGTAGAACCTATGGTCTTCCATCATAAAGATGAAAAGATCGATATGGAAGCCGAGTATCAAAGACTTCTTAGAACAAGGGATTATAAATGGCCTATGGAAATCTATCCTATGGAATTCCTTGAAGGCGAAGCCCTCGAAGCTGCAAAAAAGGCTAAAGAGGAAGCAGCATCTAATAATAAGTAACCGTAAATGGCATAGAGGTGTCATGCCTCTATGCCACTTTCTACGACAATTTATTTTTAGATTATATATTATTCCTTTGATAAAAAGAAAGGAGAATATTTTATGCATGAATTACTAAAAAGAATCCTTAATCAATTAATGGAGGCCGACTTATCATGCCTGTCTTCTAATAATATTATTAAGGTTTCTGATTATGCTATAAGTCTATTGAATAGACCAGTTTTAGATGAATATGATCAGATGTGTGCAAGCACCATTATTATGATCAGTCAAATTGTCTACAATAATACAGATAGGTCTGTACTCTTTCTAGATGATGGAGTATATGATCTTTTGCTTGAGAAATACAAGCAGTATGATAAACAATTCCAAGTAGGATCTCCAGTCATTCGATTTAATCAGAATGGTGAGGAAACAAAGTCTGGAGAATTTATTGAACCTATGATATTTATGGACGAACCTCAGAAGTTTTTAGATGGTAGTTTATATTATGATGATCTTATTAAAGCTCCACCTATCGATCTGAAATTGTATCAGGATATTGATAGAAATTCTGGTAAAGTGATTGCTAAAAAGAATGTAAATGTGCCTCACATGTATCCTAAACTTGTTGGATCGCTTGATAAGTGTAAGTTTACATTAAATAAAGAAGCAATGGAAAAAGATGTATTTGATGATGACAACGTCAAGATATTTGAAAGAGATTTCTTAGGCAAGCATCTTCAAATGGGTCTTATTGACATGACTACTCCATTTGAGCTTATCGCAGAGCTTAAATATGATGGAGTATCTGTCGAAGCTGATGTTACTAATAAGATCTTGAGTGCAAGATCTAGAGGTGATGCAAATGCAGATATAGCTGCTGATATGACTGAAGTACTTGGCGGCTATGTATTTCCCTATGCTCCTGAGATACCAGCTACAGAAGCTTTCGGAATGAAATTTGAGGCTATCATGACTTATGAAAACCTCGATAAAATGGGTAGATTAAGAGGAAAAGCTTATAAGAATAGTAGAAATGGTATGACTGGTCTTCTAGGATCATCTGATGCTTATGACTATAGAGATCTTATTACACTTGTTCCTCTTGCAACTTCTATCGAAGATATTGATAGGGTCACTGAGATTGAGTTTCTTAATAAATATTACCATTCTGGTGTATATCTTAAGTATGCAATTCTAAGTGGAACCTATACAGAAATTCTTTTCCAGGTATATAAATTTGTTAAAGAAGCAGAAGCTATGAGAAATGTACTACCATTTATGTATGATGGTGTAGTCATATCCTATAGAGATCCTGAAATTATCAAAGCACTTGGAAGAGAAAACTCAATTAATAAGTATAGTATGGCAATCAAGTTCAATCCTCTATCTAGAGAAGCGATCTTTACAGGCTATACCTTTACTGTTGGACAAGACGGAGTTGTGACGCCAATGATTCATTATACACCAGTAGAATTTATTGGGACGATTCATACTAAGTCTAGTGGTCATTCATATAAAAGATTTATGGATCTTGGACTAAAGATCGGAGATATTATTCAAGTCGAATATACGAATGATGTAATGCCATATGTAACAAAACCACCAGTGGATCACAATTTCAATAATCCTGGAGAACCGGTACCATTTCCTACTAATTGTCCATTCTGCGGAGCTGAAATTGTAATCAATGAATCTGGTAAATCTGCAATTTGTCCTAATAAGAAATGTCCTGAAAGAACGATTCAGAGAATGACAAACATGATGTCTAAACTTAATTTGAAAGACTTCGGAGAAAGTACTTTCAGAGAATTAGGAACTCAAAGTTTAACAGAGCTTCTGAATTACACTTATGAAGACGTAAAGAAACTAGGACCTACAACTGCAGAAAAACTTTTAGATAGAATCAATGCTGTAAAGTCAACACCTATTAAGGATTATGAATTAATGGGATCTATTGGATTTACAGGAATCGCTATCGAAACATGGAAAAAGATTCTCAATGAGATTCCGTTCAATAAGCTTGTAGTTATGGATGATAATAGCTTGTATTGCGAATTGATTGCAATTAAAGGTATTGGAGGAGTTACAGCTAAAACGATAGTTTCTGAGAGAAGAGATCTTGCTGATGATATTTCTGAGATTATTAATCTTCCCAATATAGTAATTTCTTATGGAATGAAATTTGGAAAGATTATCAGATATACAGGATGTCGCCCAGATGATCAATTGACACAATATCTTACCTCTAGAGGTTGTGATGCTAGAGGTGATGCTGGAGTTACAAAGAATACAGATATCTTGGTTGTTCCTTATGAAGGCTTTACCAGCTCTAAAACTAATAAAGTTGGAGATCAAACAATTATAGTAGACATGGCTGCATTCAAGCTAAATCCAGACAAATATATTTTGTAAAAGTTTACAACGAGTTAAACTTTCTATTAATCACATATTATAAAAGTAATACAAAGCCTCTCAAGCTCATTGGGAGGCTTTTATTATAAAGAAAAATGGAGGATAAATTTTACCATGAGCAAAACATTTGAATTCGAACAGACAAGCATTCCCAGCCAGTACTCGATGAACCTGAAGGACAATTTTGGCATGCTTTGGGTGGATACCCGTACTGCTGATTTGTGCAGAGCAATGTTCGCAGCAATTGCTGACACACTGAAACTTCATCAGACCAAAGACACTGAGCGTGTTGGTATGATTATGAAAGATGAGAAGGGCAATTTTAAGCTTGGTGCAATTCTCGTTTACACGAAGCCTGAAGAGGGCTCCGAAGAAGATTCCGGAAACTGGTATCTGCAGATGACTCTTGATGAGTCTGATATGACTGACCTTGATGTGGTTGTTGACAATCATAGCGATGTCTTCGTACGTTGTGCAGGTAATGAGGCAAGCAATATCTGCTATGGCCGTTTCCGTAGTACAGAACTCATGTATCAGGTATTCAATACTCTTATTGATACCATTGTTAGTTTCCTCGATGTAAATGCAAACGAGACCGAAGAAGTCACGGTAAATCTTCGTGGCGTCTTTACCGCTTCTGTAGCGATTGAAAGTGGTGTAAAGGTTATGTCGATCGTACCTGGAGAGTACATTAAGCAGATCATTAAGAATGATGCTGCACTGTAACTAAATCACTCCGGGTGTAAACCGGATGGTTTACGCCATCCGGTTTATTTTTAGTATTTATAAGGAGGATGAAATTATGTCTTTAGAAAAGGCAAAGATAGAAGACGTCATCTATGATGTTATAACTATAGATGAATTCTATCAAAACCCCAATGGCTGGAATTCATATACAGCTATTAAGGGAGATGATGGATATATTTATCCAATTAGAACTAGAACGGATTCTCGTCCTGGATTCTATCCGACTGGCGCATTAGATTTCTTTAAGCCTCCGACATATGGAGAGGCCAGTCTCTATAGCCAGCAGAATGTAATTAATTTCAGAGATGCAACAAATCTCAGAGAAATTATTATGACTCAGCAGAGACTTGCAAGTGCTGAAAGAACTGTCCTAACGACAATTGATAATGTATTCGCTCCGGAGATTAAAGAGAATGATACTCCTGAGATGAAAGCATTAAAAGAAGCAGTTATTGAGAAGCATATCGATCTTGATAAGTATGAACCTAGATTTGGTCCTAATTATAATAATGATAAGCGTCTTCTCAAGAAAAATAGCATTACATTTGGCAAACTCAGATCTATTTGTAATGCTCTTGATATTAAGGCAACTATTACAATCGAAGATGCATCTGGTGATGTACCGAATCCTATTGGAAAGTCTATTACAGTTGAATTAACTGGAGAGACTGCTACAGTAGATGAGGAGGAATAAGCTATGATGATGAATCAGAGACAAGCGATGGCGATGTTCATCGATCAAAATAGGCCTAAATTCAACCCTATGTATTTCAGACGAGATGAAGATGAAATTGTAACTGAACTTATGAATGTCATCTACTCTTGTCAGAGAGAAAATCAGTATTTTACGATTAAGGTTCATTCTTATGAGGTTATTGATGATTATGACAGAATTAATGAGATGCTTTATAATTATTATGAAGACCTTACTAAGAATAAATCCAAAACCAAGAAGCGTGACAACCAATATGGATGCATTAATCTTAATGAATCTTGTATTCGTCTTGTAAAGGTTACGTATTATATTAAGGATAGAGCTGAGGATACGTATCTTGATGTCCTTATTGCTATTCCTAAAGTTGTAGATAAATATTATTTTAAGATCAATGGTATCATGCGTTCAACCCTATTCCAAATTGTTGATGGAAGTACCTATAACAATGGAACCTCGAATGCAAAAGTGCCTAGCATTACTCTTAAGATAATCTTTATGGCTGTTAGAGTTACTAGATATTATAATATGATTCAAACAACCGAAGGTGAAGACCTTAGACTGACATATTATCATTCTAGAATCTTTAATAAAGGTATTCCTGCGGCAAAGTATATCTTTGCTAAATTCGGATTTTATGGTGGATTGAGATTCTTTGGACTTGAAGGAGCAATCTACCTTACTAGAAATAATCCTCATGATCCAGATATGTATACATTCCGTATTCATGATGGAGCATTCTTAAGCACTCCCAGATATCTTCTTGATAGAAATGTACTTTTACAGTCTGTAGTTATTACTCTTTGTGGAAGTATTATTGAAGGTATTGCTTTTGAGGAATATTTTACAGATCTTTATTGGCTTAGAAGCCTTGGTGCTGAATTTAGTGGTGGTGGAGCAGAACGTATGATCGCTATTTACGACCCTGAAGACGATAGCACCCCAGATACTCTTGATAAAGGTATTAGTATTCTTGATTCTTTCGAGTCTATTTATGATATCAGTACAAGAGATTCAATCAAGCTTCCTATGGAAGATAAGGAAACCACCTATCATATTTTAAGATGGATTATGCGAGAGTTTAACGCTCTTCGTATGAAAGACAATCTTGATATTAGATGGAAGAGAATCAGATTCGCTGAATATATTGCTTCTCTTTATGCATTTAAGATTGCAAGAGGTATCTACAGAGTTTCTGATATGAATAAGAAAGCTACAATTATGAGTATTCGTAAGGCTATTCGTACCGATCCGAACTACTTGCTTGTGGCTATTACAAAATCTAAAATGGTATCTTATAGAAATATGGTAAATGATATGGATTCCATGCAGGCTTTGAAATACACATATAAAGGTGTCTCGGGCCTTGGCGAGGGATCTAATAACTCTATTCCCGATATCTATAGATCCATTCATCCCAGTCATGTAGGAAGAGTCGACCTTGATGCATCGAGCGACGGCAATCCTGGTATTACTGGAACACTTTGTCCTTTCGCTCCAAACTATGATGGTTTCTTTGATGAATATCAGGAACCTAATTCATGGGAGCAAGAGTTTATGGCTCTTATGGACGAATATAAACAAGCACACAATCTTAAAGATGCTCTTATCTTTGAAGAAAGAGTGCTTGGTCACGATCGTCAAGAGGATATTAAGATGACCTCCGAAATAATCTCAACGATGCAACAAATTATTAAACCAGTAATTAATGCAGATCAAGGTGAGATTATTGAAATGGAGGAAGATGACGATTATGGCACAGACTAAATACTTTTTGTACTCTGCTGAGCAATATAGATTGCGTAAAGATATAGAGGCAAAAATGGGTAAAAAGTTTATGGTTGGTCACGTGATTGTTAATGGCATAAAGAAACCATTTACAGAACTTTCATCAAAACCAACTTCTCGTTATAGTGATGTAAAAATTGTTGCCGAGGGTGATCCTACTACCATGAGATATACCCTACCAGAAGGGAGATAATTATGGATAATAAAGATACACTTCTCGAACCAATGATATTTCATGGGCCTGGTGGCTGTCCTATTTGCTCAGGCCCTTTATGTGTAGCAGATTCTGAAATTACTGTAATGGAGCTGAATCCTGATGGAATTCCTATTAGTGATGAGACTAGCATTAAATGCAAAGCGATCTGTACGCACTGTGGAAATCAAATCCGTATGGTAAGATGGGGAGGCGGATATATTCCTTATGGAAGATCCGCCCTCATCATTAAGAATGGAGAACTCAGAGCAGAAGCTGCTGAAAGAGTTCGGAAAATAAATGAAAAGGCTGGAGGTAAAAATCCTTTTGCCATAGATAAGGAGTGAATTTTATGTATCATAAGTATGGAAACTTAAAAGTTCATTTCGATAAACTCATTACAGAATCTCCTGCACCGGGCCATGTAGTTGATCCAATCAGAGGTCTGTATCATGAGGCATTTAACAGAAAAATTGCATTATTTGATGTATATAGAACGCATCTAAATACAAATTTTAATCCTGTTAATAATATTATTACTCTTATTGGAGATGATGGGCATAAGCCATTAAAAACAGGAGTAATGGCAGATTACAAAGGATTGGTATATATTGACACATTTACTGAAGACATTTTTAAGATTTCGGATATTGAATCTGCTACAAAATACATCCGTCAGATTTATAAAGATATGGATGTAATTGTTTCTCAAGATCCGTTATATAATGATCTTAGTTTTGCAAGAAATAATCCGTATTCAATGTATCTTCGTGTAATTCCGCTTTATGTGGCATTCCATCATATTGGCTCTACAATGCCCAATGCTCTTGACTGGGGTATTTTTGAGCAGATTATTAAAGATAAGCTTATTGCAACAGAAGATACAGATGTCAATACAATTCTTGAATCAATGAGTGCTGGAAGATATTCAGATGAGCCCTGGAAAGTCTTCAATGCTGTATCCTGCAGTAGTTCTATTGAGCTCTTTAAGACTGCTAAGAAAGATAGAGCTCTTAGCTAAAGAAAGGCGGTGGTTATATGGCGGTTCCGTTTGAACAAACTGTCGGTAGAGCTACCGCAGAGAATCTTATTGATCCGTTAGTGGTCACCGAACGCTACGATTTGTGTCCTCATTGTAAAGCAAGACGCATTGAATTATATAGCTTTAATAATTATCCTCAAGGATATTCAGAAGCTGTAGAAGCATACTTGCAAGGATACGATGTACACTTTAATAAGTACGAAATCAGGTTTATGAAATGCAGATCCTGTCAAAAGGAATTTGTTATAGATTGGACTATGGGATTTCCAGTACCTCTTAGAGATACTTTTCGTACAAATAGATTCTTTGCAGAATTTGCCGAAGGATATTAAAAATAATCCACTATCCCTCGAAAGGGATAGTGGATTTTTCTATTAAATATAAATTTTTATAGATATAACGTTCCCAGAACTACCTAATAAGAGGTGTTTAGGAGGTGGCAAAATGAAATTTGTGTCTATTTACCTCTCTAACTATATTGGTATTTATAATGGTATGGGACTTTCTGAGATCCATATCGATATGACAAAATGTAGAAATAGAATTACCATTATCCGTGGAGATAATGGTAGTGGTAAATCAACTTTATCTAAAGCAATGAGCCTATTTCCAGATCCTAGTGATTCATTTATTCCTGGATTGCCGGCTCGAAAAGAAATTATTCTCCAAGATGGAGAAACGCTATACAAGCTCGTATTCATTCATAATGTGAAATCGAATGGAGAACGAGATAATACAAAAGCTTATATTACTAAGACCTTTATGGGTCAAGCGGTTGAGCTTAATGAAAATGGAAATGTAACGTCTTATAAAGACATTCTTTATAATGAATTAGGACTAGATTCAAACTTCTCAGCACTATCTCAATTGAGCAATGAAGATAGAGGTTTAGCTGACAAACGCCCCGCTGATAGAAAAAGATTTGTAAACTCGATTATTTCATCACTTGAAACTTATAATAATATTTATAAGACCTTAAGCAAGAGATCTTCGAATTTTAAATCAATGATCAATGCTGTTGTTGCTAAACTAAATATTCTTGGAGATGAGAAGACAATCTCAGATAATCTTGCTGCATTGGAAGCAAAGATTAATACGATTCAAGATGCTAAAGATCAAGCTGTGGCAGATCTTGCAAAAGAGCAGTCTACTATTCAGCTACTCGATCCAGATAGGTCTATTCAGAATCTAAATACGACTGTAATTGCTGAACTTGAGTTAGCAGAAAAAGATTCTACAAAGATCAGATCTATCATTGAAAGTCTTATAAAATCTAATAATGTGGATAGTGATTTAGAAGCTGGATACAAGAAAACAATTGATGCTAAGAACTCTTTGATTATTCAAAATCAGATAGATAGAAACTCTATTGATTCTTTGATGTGTCAGAAGGAATCAGAGGCCGATGAACTTAGTAGAAAACTTCAGCGCCTTAAGACTCTTATGAGTGAGCATGATTATGACAGTCTACAAGAGAAGATTGCTGAATATAGAGATCTTCTTAAATCTATAGAGCTTCAGTTTGAACAGGCTGGTATTACTAATTTCTTGAATATCAGTAAAGATGAATATATTCTTGCCTTAGAGACTTTAAAAGATCTCGAGCAATATATCTCGAATTTTAAAGCCAGCTATGATTTAGTTCTTATACAAAATATAGTCTCTGAATATGTATCGACAGGAAAGATTCCAGAAAGAATTAATCCTAGATTATTTGAAACTACAGCAATTGATGCAAGACTTGCAAATGCTAAAAATGAAGAAGTTCAAATTCTATCTAAAATGTCTTTACTTGGACAACTTGAATTAAGACCCTCTGATTGTGTCAATGATGCATGTCCTTTTATTAAAGAAGCTGTAGAGTTCTCTAAAACCAATCCTACAAAACGTAAAGATGATCTCGATGCTTTAATTTATGAATTGGAGGCTGAGAGGCTCGGATTACTGACAGAAGGAGATAGTGCTTGCGAGTTCAATAATGCGGTAAATCAGTTTGCTGTGATTGTAAGAGAAGTGGACAAGAATGGCGCTATTCTCTCCAAAATGCCCAATGGAGAAATGTTTAAAGACAAGCCTATATTCTTTGAAAGGCTTATTAATGGATACAGTTTCGAATATATGAGAGAGATATATAAATATATTGATCTTGCAAACCTATTCGATATCTATAAACAGACAGAAGCTATCTATAAAGAATATTTAGCTGAAATGAAATCATATGAAGGAAAGGTTGAGATAATCAAATCTCTTAATGAAGATATTGCAGCAATTCATGAAGCAATAGATTCTATTACAGATAAGATTACTCCAATTCAAGAAGGAATTCTTGATAGAGAGATCAGAATAGCTCAACTTCAAGAACTTGAGGGAGTTTATGATGGGATTTTTGCACAGCAAGATAAACTCAAGCCTGTTACTGATCAAATAGCTAAATGCCGTTCTATTCTATTAGAGAATAATAGAAAAATGAATGAGATTAATGCAGCTATTACAAGATCTGAGGAAGCTAAGAAGAAAATCCAAGAATGCACGTATAAACTTGCACCTCTGATGCAGGAGAGGGATAAAGCTCTTCACTCTGTGCAAATGATGAAAGATTATATTAAGGAAAGAGACGAACTTCAGCAGAATTATGAATTTATCGAAACTATCAAGTTTTATTCATCTCCGACAACAGGAATTCAGTTGATTTTCATGGAATTATATATGGGAAAAATTATTGCATTAGCAAATGAGCTTCTTGCTTTATTGTTTAAAGGTCAATATGTAATACAGCCCTTCGTAATTAATGAGACAGAATTTAGAATTCCTTGCCTTGGAAATGGGTATATTAATGACGATATATCTTCTATGAGTTCTGCACAGATAGGGATGATTTCAATGATATTGAGTTTTGCACTATTACACCATTCTAGCAGTAAATATAATATTATTAAGCTCGATGAGATTGATGGCCCTTTAGACTATAGCAATCGAATGTATTTTATTGATGTGCTTAATAAAATTATGGATATTATGGGTGTAGAGCAGTGTATTATGATATCGCACAACTCAGAACTTCCAGTTGATGAATCAGACGTTATACTTCTTAAGCATGATGAAAATGTAAGCGATTACAATAGAGGAAATATTATCTGGAGATATTAATATGATATGAGAGATAGCTATAATAGCTATCTCTCATATCGCTAGTAAAATATTTTTTAAGTATATATCATAATAATGAATGAATGTAACAATTCATTCTTTTAATATTGCCTTACGCATGTTTATCTCCTTAATTTATTAGCATGCGTATTAACTCTTCTTAATGTGCTGAAGTCTCTAGTAGAAAAGGCACGCCAAGGCTCCTGGGAGCCGGGTTTACTGGTTGGGCTAAGCCCGTAGTATCGAAATCCCGATACGAATATGAAGAGCTCCATCATATTGCACTTTGTGCACCCGGTTATGATGGATGAAAAAAAATAACCAGACAATTTCATGGCGACATGAAACAATGACAAAACTCCTGTGAGAGTTTTGGAGAAAGGCAGAGGGTGCCTTTCTTTTTTTTGGTAAATTTTTACTTAAATAACTTTTATGTAAAAGGTAGCGGAAGCGATCTTCCGTTTTTATAAGTTCATTAATTTGAATTCTCTCGAATTTGCGGGCCCGATCCCGCGTCACTTTGCTTTATGGTCATTTTGATTTATCGCGAAAGATAATCGCCGCGCTTCTAAGCGATAAGTCGGCCCTCCAAAAATAATAGCAATACTTTTACTGAGCCATGGCTCCGCTACCTTGACATTAGATGTATTGAATCATATGTTTATCTGTCGATCAGTTCAAATGATCTTTTGTCTATCCAGAGGGATGATTTACTTCCTTTACCAAATTTTGATCGAAAGGACGCAGTCGCAGTAATTAGAATTGGCTTTATTCTAATTATGAGGCGTCACCCTAAGCCAACAAAAAGAGATCCAGAGGATAAAACCTCTGGATCTTGATTTTTTAATATTCTGTAACAAATGCATTTGAACCTTCAACCATAAGAGGCCATACTGCATTAACATTTCTGTTTCTTGCAATGCCAGCGTGCACATCGATAGTTGTATCCTCAAGCAAGAATGCATCTGGACAAGGATAGTTAGGAACACTCACACCAGTAGTTCTATCAACAACATCAAATGCACGTTGACCAGTTGTCTGATTGTATCTTACAACAACCTGAATATTTGGATTAGATTCCATAAGCATACGGTTCTGCTCAGGAGTTAAAGGAGCCCCACCAACACCGTTAGGAGCAGACATTTCTACAGGAGTTACTCCACCAGTCTGAGAGTTAACTCCAAGGGTAATATCCTGAATACTAGGTACAGCAGGAGTATAACTTCCAACAGGAGTATTGATGAATGCAGAATACATATCCATAATTCTCATATCATCATTACCTTCTTTCTGAGCATCGAGCTTAAGAGCTTTCATACGATTAAGTTCGAGATTATGACCCTGAGTAATAGTACTATTCAATTCCTTAATAGCAGAGATCTTTGTGCTAAGAAGAGAACTTGCAGAAGATGTAAGGTTTGTAATATACGTATACTTGCCCTTAAGCGTTTTGCTTGCACGGATCTCATCGATATCTCTCTTAATATCCATGCTAAGTTCATCTGCCTGAGCAATGGCTCCTTTAATAAGTGCATTGGTTTCTGTATATGTCTGAGCATAGTCTACAGTCTCTACATTAACTGCCGGATTATTATTAACAACTCCACCAGCTGCAGCGCGTTCAACCACTTCTTTACCGCTTACGGTAACGGACTTTTTACTGCTTTTCTTTTTATCTTCTCCACCACCAGGGGTGTTTCCAGAATTAATTTTACTAGCATCATCGCTAAGAAAGAATCCAAAATTTACACCGATTCCTTCAGATGCCATGGGTACAATAGCTTCATCATCTTCAGAAGCTTTAACAAAACTTTTGAAATAGTCCATGATATAAACCTCCATAAATACTATTATTTAAAATGTTCTAGTATTAATTGATAACGCCATAAACATAAATTTAAAGCATGATCCATGAATGGGAAATTGGTGAATGTTTTTCCTTTATTTTTCTATCTCGCCAGAGGGAAAAGAGAGACGGTCGATGCGCCGTCTCTCTGATCTTTTACTTAAAATAAAGGTTGAATGTATATTATAATTGTGACGAAAACAAATTATTAAATAATTTAGTCGTATAATTTGCAGAAAGGATGATTTATATGATTAAAGGAAGAGAACCTGGTTCCAATATAACGATCATGAATACCATGTTCTTTAGAAGAACCGATCCAAAAGATAATAAGTATAAAGAATATCTGACACTAGTTTATAAGGATTGTGATACTGGAATAAAACATGTAGAAGAGATCATAAATCCTGAGTATGAGTATTATGTTGCTAAGTCGGATAAGAGGACTACTTATCCGAGATTATTTATTGATAAAGAAGATGTTGAGACAGTTACGGTACCTTATAATGAGCTTGAGAAAGATATAGCAAAGCGTACAGGAAATCTCGATTTCTTCTTTGAAAATATCAAGAATGGAAACAGAACTGCAAATAGAAAACTTCATACGCATCCGGATATCTTTAATAGTGATATGAATATTGAAGATCACTATAGATTTAGATTCGGAAAAATGTATCAGAATGAGCCTTGTTCGATATCTAAATCCTTCTTCGATATCGAGGTTGATTCTATTAATATGATGGGCGACTTCCCACAACCAGGAGAGTGTCCTATTAATGCAGTATCTTTAATCTTACAAGATCAACAACAAGTTTATGTATTCCTTTTAAGGAATAAAGCAAATCCTCTTATTGCAGAATTTGAGGAGCAGGTAAATAATGGATCCATCTTTCCAGAATTACAAGCATTTGTAATTCAAGCCGTCGGTGGACCCGAGATGGCGGCGAAGTATAATATTAATTTCAATTACAACTTTCTTTTTTATGATGAAGATGATGAAATTAATCTGATTAAAGATCTATTCAATGCTATCAATACATTTCAGCCAGATTTCGTATTGGCATGGAATATGGGATTCGACGTTCCCTATGTATTATCACGTATTCAAAGACTTGGATATGATCCTTGTGATATCGTATGTCATCAAGATTTCAAAAATAAAGTTGCAGAATATTTCGTAGATGAAAGAATGAAAAGTGAATTTGCTGAACGTGGCGACTTTGCATTGATTTCTTCATATTCGGTATTTTTGGATCAGATGATACACTTTGCATCTAGACGTAAAGGACAGACTAAGTTCCATTCCTTTACTCTGGATTTCATAGGTGAAGCTATTGCGAAAGTTAGAAAGCTCGATTATAAGCATATTACAACTAATATCGCCGAGCTTCCTTATAAAGACTATAAGACTTTTGTATTCTATAATATCATGGATACAATTGTTCAGTATTGCATTGAGGCTATGACACAAGATATAAACTATGTCTTTAGCAAATGTAATATTAATAACACTCGTTATTCAAAGACCCATCGTCAGACTGTATACCTAACCAATCGAGGGGTTAAGGAGTTTGAGAAGGATGGATTTATAATGGGTAATAATGTAAATAAGTTTAACGAGAAACCTACAGAAAAGTTTCCCGGGGCCTTTGTTGCCGACCCGTTGAAACTTAATGGTTATAGTAAACTGAAAATTTATGGAAGATTGATTGACGTATTTGATAACTTGGATGACTTCGATAAACTAAATATAGTCGCCTAGCAGAGAAATTTGTTAGTGAAAACTCCTTTAATTGCTGGAAACTCCAAGATGTAAATTCATTAATTTACGGCATAATTATATAATATAATTATGAATCTTGGACAATCAGCAGCCAAGAAAATTTATAGAAAGAGGGCAAATTATGAAATATAAACTTCAAATTGCAATGGATGTAATAAATCCATCAATATTACAACCTGGTGAAAAGTTTGAATATATAACAAATGATCACGTTCCTGGAGTATATCCATACTATATGATATCAAATTATGGACGTGTATATCATAGATATTTAGAAATTATTATGAAGCCCGGACTAGAGACTAGTGGATATCTATTTATAGTACTATCAACTTGTAATGGACCAAAAATAGTACAACTTAATAGATTAGTCTTAAAGGTATTTAAGCCAATCGAGAATGATTATTTATATCAGGCAAATCATCTTAATGGCAATAAATTTGAAAATACAGAATGGAATCTTGAATGGGCTACTAGATCTGAGAATATATTGCATGCATATAGAACAAGACTGCATATTCCTATTACAACAATTTCTGAAGAACAAGCTAAAGAAGTTGTTGAAATGCTTAAGTCTGGAAGATATATGTGTAAAGAAATTGCACAAATTCTCGGAATTAGTGAAAACATAGTAAATTCTATAAAGAAAAAGGAAAGTTGGAAGCATCTTACTTTAGATTGCAGTTTTGAGCATCGAGAAGGAAGAAAATATTCTGATGAGCAAATAGTCACACTATGTAAATACTTTCAAGCAAACCCAAAGCCAGAAAATATGGGAATTAAAACTTATGTTGAAATTGCAGCAAAAGACTGTGGATTCGAAAATCCAAAAAGTTGCATTGATACATTAAGAAAAGTATATACGAAAACGCATTATACAAGAATTTCCAAAAACTATAAATTTTAAGGTTCAACGACTATCCCGAAAGGGAGTACACTCAAGTGAGTGGAAATGGGGAGTACCTGAATAAGGTAAAGATATAGTCTCATCTGTATAGTAATATACAGCAGTCTCTAGATAGGAGGCGGTATAAGAGTAACGACCTTATATGAAGAAATATGTATGCAAGTTTGTATCCTTCTGTAATAAGACAGTTTAATATAGCACCTCATACTCAAATTGGTATGATTGATATTCCTAATAAAGTTCATGATAAAGAAAATAGATGCAAGCTCGATGACCGTTGGACAAGAGCTGGAGCATTTACTGAAGATATGATATCTCAAGTATGGCTCGAGATCAATTCTCGTTGGTTGCATCTTGCAGACTATCAGACTCTATATCATGAGATTGAGGAATTCTTTATGACGAAGATGAATGCCTATAATGGGCTTAGATTCTATAATAGAGAAGGCCTCTTTGAGCCTATGGTATTTGAAAATCCTAAGTTACTTTATGAGCCTATGATTTTCGATGTTAATAATGATCCTTGCGCTATTAGAGATGTTTATATACAGCCCGATCTTGAAGCTTGGGAGAAATGGAGGAAATATGCTAGTCAACATCCAAACCAGCTCTTCTGAATTGATACCAATTAAGGACTTTCTATATATATGCGATCTGGCAAAGTGTAGTAAATGTCAGATGTTTATACTATTGCAGAGAACCAATAAACTTTATGGGGCATCAGATGACGGATGTTGTATTCATGAGATAGATGTCCCTTTTCTTGTAAATACAGATTTGATGTTTAGATTAGATATGATTCCTAAAGAGTTATTAGAGGGTGATGGAAACTTCTTTATACCAGCTGATTTTAGTTGGACTATTTTACCAGCTTATTATTGGGATATGTATCGAGGAGGAGATATCAAGGCTGAATATAGTTCTGATACAGAATCATTTCTTTTAATCGATAAGACAACGAATCAGCCTATTCAACAGATTCATACTTCTAAAATTAGATATGAAGATGACTTTCTGATGCAGAATTTCTTGAATCAACTTGAAGGGCTACTTCTTAGACAATCTAGACTACTTCCGCCAATAACTTTTCAAAATATGGAACAAGATCCTATTGTTCGTAAAACGTATGATGGCAAAACAGCTATGGGAAGAAATGCTTGTAAGTTAAAAATAGGAGATAAAGATATTGTCTTCTATATCTTTAAAGGATTATTCTCGTTAGCCAAAGCTGATACTCTCGAAATTGATATAAGATTTGATGCATATGAAAAGAATTTGTTTATGGCAACATTCAGACCTAAGAAAAAGAAGAACCCACTAACGTTTAATACTTATGGTGTAGCTTTCCAAGAGAAAATACACTGTATGTATATAAATATGATCTAAAGATGCCGCTCTGGGCCGACCTGGTCCAGAGCGTCTTTATTTTTTGTGTTATAATGCCTGCAACATCTATATAATTATCATTCGATGAAATAAATTATAGTGAGGTGAAGTTTATGGCAAGAAATGATAAAGAAACCAAGAAAGCTAATAGGCGTATAGCGGCTATTATGCAGGGTGTTTCTGATAACGTAGACGGGCTATATAGAAATACATATATGGCTAATCCTCAGTCGAGTAAAGATATTAAGGACCTTACAGCTAGAATCAACGACAATATTGATAATATCGTTAATAGAAATATGGATATCTATGGAATGCCCAGTGTTTCTAAGTTGTATTCTAGAATTGCTGCTTCTAATAAGAGTGAGAAAGATATTACGGATTCTCTTGAGACCATGTTTGATAATGGTCTTATGACAGACGATCTGTATGGCATGTTTATGAGTAATCGTTATCTTAAAGAACTTGATAACGAGATTGATACTGTTTGTAAATACATGCCCAAGCTCGAAGAAGCACTGCAAGTGCAGAAAGATTGCGTCCTTTCGGCTGACCACTTTTCTAAAGATTTCCTCAATCTTATTCCGATTGGGGTTACTGATAATACAACTACAAGTACATTTAACGAAAGAATTGCAGATCTTAAGAGAAAATACAAGCTTCCGCAGCTTGTAGAAGAAATCTATGAAGATATGTCTAAATATGGAGAAAAGTTTATTTATAGAGTACCGCTTTCAGCCGCAATAGGAAGGTTACTAGCAACTAAACCTGATACTCAACTTATTGCTCCTGGCTCTCTAAAGGAAGGAGTAGATGAACAGCAAAGCGACAGTGAGCTTTTCCTCTTTACGATGAAAGAATCTGCATCTGAATTTATTGATATTACCACCAATGCTCATATTCAGCAGGAAAGTGCTGTGATTATTAGTGAGGCAGTTACTACCCCTTCTGGTAAAAGCAATGCGGCTCCTGATGGTAAACTTGTTACAAGCCCTATTCTTAATAAGAATGAGAGCTTTAATATCGCTGTCGAGATTTGTCGTTCTAATATTATTGAATCAGCTGTAAGAAATACTCAAAGCGGAATTAAGAAGAGAGAAAGACTTAGCGAGAACTCTCTTGTTCAAACCGAACAGGCTGCTAAATTCTTCTCAGAGGCTGATAATAGTAATATGGAAGCTAAAGGAAATATCAATATTGGGGCAGACCGTAAAGACACAAGAATCATTGCTAATGATGGTCTTGTTACTGGTAAGAGACTCGAGCCTGTAAAAGTTCGTGCTCCTGGATGTGTTATTAAGAAGCTTCCTAGAGATCATGTAGTTCCGATTTATATTGAAGATCTTTGCATGGGTTACTATTTCTTTGAGTTAAGAACTATGGATGATTCTGAGTCATTCATGGGATTCAAGAATATTCTTGGTGATCCGCTTACAAATATGCGTGGCGATCATCGTACGGCATTTAATACTGTAGACAATCAGCGCCAAGATCAGATAATTAAATATGTTGCTGGTCAATTGTCGAAATTTATCGATAAGCAGTTTGTTAATTCTAATCAGGATATTGCTAAAGAGATTTATATGATTCTTAAGTATAATGATCTCTTTAATACTCCTTCAATTGATAGAATTAAAGTTACATTTGTTCCTCCGGAGGATATGGTTCACTTCTATTTTAGACAAGATCCTATTACACATAGAGGCATTTCTGATCTAGATAAAGCCCTTATCCCTGGAAAGATTTACTCCAGCCTGTATATTACAACCTCTATTGGTACTCTTACAAGAGGACAGGACAAGAGAGTATACTATGTAAAGCAGACTGTAGATACAAATATTGCTCAGACATTGCTCAATACTATTTCTCAGATTAAGCAAGGAAACTTTGGTATTAGACAGTTCCAGAATATTAATAATATTCTAAACATTACTGGTAGATTTAACGATTTCGTTATTCCGACTAGTGCATCTGGCGAGGCTCCTATTCAGTTTGAGATCATGCCTGGTCAGAATATAGAGACTCCTACTGAACTTATGGATGCTCTCGAGGAGATGGCTATTAATAGCACAGGCATTCCGATTGAGATTATTCAAGCTCGTCAATCTGTAGATTATGCTATGCAGCTTACAATGTCTTCTAGTAAGGTCTTGAGATTCTGTTATAAGAGACAAGAACTCTATCAGGATCTTCTTAGAGAATTCCTTGTTCCTGTATATAACTATGAGTACAATGAGTCTATTGATATGAGGGTTACTCTCCCACCCCCTACATTTATCAATATTACTAATACAAACCAGCTTGTAGATAATACAAGAAACTTTGTGCAGTCCTTGGTAGATGTAGAAATGGCAGATGAAGAAGATGAAAAGCTTAAAGCTACTTATAGCAGAGAGCTCTTTAAGTATTATCTTGGAACACATCTCAATACCACAGCTCACAAAGATATCCTTGATAGAGCAAAGATGCTTACAGAGACTAATAAAGGCGAGTCTCATGCAGATAATAATGATGGCGGAGACAATTACGGTTATTAAGCAAATTAAAGAAGGCTACGGAAATTCCGTAGCCTTCTTATTTCATTTATATTATCACTTAGTAAGCTTGCTCTGAGCAAGTCCAACTCCAGTATCGGCAGTACCAGCATACTCGTAGTTCCAGCTGTTACGCTGTACCATCTTGCTGTTGGCTGCAGAGTTCATCCAGTTAAGGATTGCAGTTGCACGTGCATTAACAGCCTTACCTCTGATCGGGAATCCGGAGAATTCAGCAGCGATCTCATGGAACTGAACATCACCCTTTACACCATTGTAGATAGAAAGCTCCGAGCTCGTAGGCATAGCGCCAACGATATAAGTAGCATTTTCTACAAGCATACCAGTGTTATCAGTGTGGATGTAGAGGAAGCTGAAGCATTCCTTATGGAAGCCAGCCTCATTAGGCTTAATGTTGTCATCACCGAAGCCAATCAAGCCATTATAGTGCTTAAGGCCGGTACCGGGGTCTCTGATAGATCTCAGATAGAGCTCATGCATCTTCGTAAGAGTCGAACCAGACTTCTCATAATAGTTCATAGAGAAAGTCTGAGCAGACTGACCAGTCGTCTTAGTAATAACGTTCATATCGCTGAAGCCGTTATTAATAGCCGATGTCTCACCAGTAAGGTTCTCAAGACCAGACTGGAATCCACGGAACTCATACTCGAGAATGTGAACGTAGTTAGCAAGCAACTTAGCTACATCCTGATCACGCTCTGCCATCTTAGACAAGAAGTCCGGAACAGAAACGACGATAAGATAGGGGTAGCCGCTCTCAAAGAGATCAAACTGCTGAAGCTGAGAAAAGTCCGTAGTACCACGGAACAGCGTATACTGCGTAAGATCTCTAGGAGTCTTAAGGTCTGTAAACATATTATATGCGCCCATCGTTAAATCTCCTTTCTATAGATTAGTTGGTCGAACCAGTGACTGCCGTAGGATCCTGGATAGCAGTGACTTTGAACCACTCAGTCTGAACGAAATCTTTGTATACAACCTTAAGGACTGCATAGAAGATCTTGTTAGCTGCATAAGTGGAGTCAGTTGCATAGACAAGCTCAAGCGTCTTGAAGTTCGACTTGTAAGGAGCGATAATGTCCTCAACATCGAGCTTATACTTCTCGAGGTCAGTACCATCGATGAAGTTATAGCGGATAGAAGGACAACGAGTACGGATAGCTCTAATAACTTCCTGAACACCCATAACGTTGTTTACATAAGACCACTGAGTATGCTTCTCCTGAGAAGTATAGAGAGTCTCAATAACAAGTCTATTGTCAATGTAGGAAGCAAAGTTAACACGCATATCCTCGAGCTGCTCCTTCTGGTTGCCCTCAGGATCAGGACAGATCGTGGGAGCGAAGGAAAGCGTACCGTAAATAGCATTATTGATAACCATACCATGCTTCATACCAGCGGTAGGAAGAATAGCGCCATTATCAAGATGCTTAACGAGAAGCTGTGCAAGATCGTAACCGATAGTTACAGGGATCTGACGCTTCGTATAAGGATCATATACATCGTAGCTCTGGCAATAGGATGCGCAGAACATGTTCTTGGTTTCATCAAGAGTAGCCTTATCGATAAGATCGATGCTAGTCTTTCCAAGACCCATATCACGGAAGTACATAAAGTCCTCACGGAAGGTAGCGAGAGTCTCAATAGCTCTCTTAACCTTTGCGGGATAGTTAGCATCAATTACAGCATGGATCTTATACTGATCAACATTGAAAATAACGCTATCAAAAGAACCATCGAATGCTGCAATAGCCTGCTTGGACCACTCGGCCTCATTCTTAACTGGGTAATCACCGAATGTGCCATTCGAACCACCCTGAAGAGGCTGACCTGCAGAGTTCTGAAGAACGCTGCCATCTACAGTAAGACCAGCGATTGCTGCTCCCTTAGGAGTGCAACCAAAGAGAAGGTCATATGTGTATGCGACCGTAGGATCGATCTTAAGAGCCTTAGCAATGGTATCTACAAAGATATCGAGATCTGCATCATTAGCAGCACAAGAGATCTGAGTAGAGTTAGCATTTACCATGCTCTTAAGGGAAATATTTACACCGTTCGAAACGATGTTGGGGTTAAACGAGAAGGAGATAGACTCAACCTCAGTAGCATTCTCGATAACGCTGAGTGTATAGATAGCATAATCAGCATTCTTGGAAAGCTTGTAGTTGGGAACGATCTTAATTCTCTTCTTACTTGCGCCACGACCGTTATCGGCAATGACATAAAGCAGATGTTCGCCTTCACCAAGGGTCTCCTTGATTGCAGCATAAGCATCATCTGCGGAGTAATAGCTGTCTGTATCGGTAAGGATCTTGAAGCTATAAGTAATGCTAGGAACAGCCTCAACAACCGTAATAGGAGTATTATCGGTTCCATCAGCTGCAGTAGCCTCAGTAGTTTCATTTCCATCAGCATCTGCATACAGAGCATTTCCATCGGCGTCTACCTTCTGAGTAGTTACGTCTTTCGTGCCAATCTTTGCAACAACAGCAGCAATTGCCAAGGTTGCATCGTCAGCAACAAGTCTCTTACAGAGGAGTTCTGCGCCGGCCTGGATCGACATAGCTGCCTGAAGAAGAGGCTGGCCATGACGATTAAATGAGATGTTTTCACCATACATATTGAAGAACTGTCTACCAGAAATACGAGTCCATTCCTCAGTACCCTTATCAGAAGTGAACACAGCTGCAAAGAGCGGAACATTCTGAACCGTAGTAACCGCAGGCTCAATTTGCTGAATTAGACTTTGATCATCATATTCAATAATGACACCAGGATACATTTATGTTTCCTCCTTTTAAATTTGTTGAATAAAGGCTCTAATGCCAAGTAAGGGAGCATTATAACTTTTAATTCTATGTTATCTGGGGGCAATCAGTCAGAGTTGCCCATTAAGAGTTTTTCCATTGGTGAATTTGTATTTGTTGGGTTCATAATTGCCCCAACTACACCCAAATCCCAGTTCTCGCTACCGATCGAAGCGCTAGGAGAAATATATTTAGGAAGATCCTTAATACTAATAGCACGATACTCCATCTGATCTTTGAAGTCAGTGTGACGAAATGCTTTAGCCATATTATTCTGATCTCTGCACATCTCGCTGATTACAACCCCAAACATCTGGAGACTCATGCCATAAGAAGAGCCATTCAATTCCATAGCATCTACGAAATAATTCTGAAGCTTATCATAAGGAATGGTTGTGGGAAGTTTTCCCGTTAAGAAGATTCTATAGAAATCTTCAACATTTGCAATATTCTGTGGAACCTTTACAGATACAACAATTGCATCATCTTTTTCATAAATTAGCAATCTATAGTCTTGAGGTTCTACAGACTTCTTTAAACGCAAATTTTTAGACTTCTCTATCCTAGAAGGCTTGCTCAAGAACACTGTAGGAAAGTTAAATCTTTTTAATCCGATATTACTACCGTCTTTATTATAGATGGTGTAATCCATGATTCCAATGAGATTAATGTACTCTCCCTTTATTTGTGCATCGCCTCTATCAAAATAAAGTTCTGGAACATAAAAGACAAATTGTCCTTCCTGGTTGAATAACAACGCGTCTCCATCACGTCTTAAGAACTTTGGTACATTGTAAGCCACAGATCACACACCTCCTTTCCTATGTAATCAATTGACAATTACACGTCCAGGGATATCGTAATTTGCAGTTACATTTACGGTTACTTTTCCAGCAGCACAAGTACAAGTACTTGTAGTAACAAGATCTGCTACACTTAGATCGGGTACGAAAACGGCAGTATCTGTAGCAAGGATTCTGTTATCCGTAAGAACAAGAGCAACGTCCTTAGTTACAACTACGTTTTCGAAATGAATCTGAGGTCTATTTCCAAGTTTAGCCCAGTCTCCATCGATATAAAGATAGATACAGCCAGACTCAAGAACACAATAAAGTCTTCCGGGGATAGGTGCCAAGAGAGCAGTTCTAGCAGCCTCAGTTGCAACAGGCATTACATCATTAGCTACATCTACTCGGGAATTACTATCAACGGAGTCAAAATACATTTTGCCTGTATCATTAGACACATAGAGAGCTCCAGCGGTAAATGGTTGCTGAGCAATCAGTGCTTCAGGCAAATCATAATATTGAATAATTTTTGCCATAATATTCACCTCACATAGGATTTATTAATATAATGTGAATTGAATTAGAAAAAAGAAGGGACTCTAGTGAGTCCCTTCTTATAAATCAGCTTAGATAGAGGTCTTCCAAGTAAGAGCTGCAACAACAGCAGACTCAGAGGGAACCTCAGCATCACTGGGAGCGTCAGCATCAAGAGTAGTAACGACTGCAGTCTTAGCAACAGCATTAGCACCAACATATGCAACAACGCCAGCCTCAGTAGCAAGAGTATCAGTCTGGTTGGAACCGAAGGTAGATCCACCAATCTTCTTGCCAGAAGCACTAGCATCACCGTTAGCATCAGCTACGATAACTTCACCAGTCTTGCCAGTACCAACCTTAGCCATCTTAGCAGAGATAAGTCCTTCAAGAGCAGTTCTAATAGCGCCAACCTCTTCATCAGTAGCATAAGAACCAAGGTTCTCATTAATGAGAGCAATAGCATCAGCATTAGCATCTACATCTTCCTGAACTGCAGCAATAGCCTCGCCGCGAGCAGTAGCCTCAGCAGCAACTGCCTGCTCAGCAGCAGTCTTATTTGCAGCAACAGTCTGGCTCAGAGTGTTAACAGTGCCCTGAAGAGCAGTAAGATCCTCACGAAGCTGTGCATCAGCCTGCTCAAGAGCAGTCTTATTATTACCAACTGTCGTGGTAAGGTTAGTTACAGCAGTGTTAAGCTCGCTGATATCTTCTGCAAGAGCAGCATCGCCGTTAGTGCGAGCAGTTACCTCTTCAGCAAGATCAGCAGCAACCTCTGCAATGTAGAGACATACAGTCGTAGCGGAAGTTCCACTAGGAAGCGTGCCTACAAGAGCCTCGAGAGCATCGATAGCGCTAGCATTTGCAGCAACACCGCTAGTGTTAGCAGAGATGCTATTATTCATCTCGATAACATCAGAAGCATGCTCATTTGCCCAGTTTACAAGCTCAGTAAGAGAGTCGATAGTAGCCTGAGAACCATCACCAACAAGATCAACAAGAACATCATTGATCATGTAAAGAACGGATCCTTCAGTCTCAGCGGCACCGTTAAGAAGCTCAATAGCTGCAGCATTTGCATCAGCCTTGCCATCAACAGCATCGATCTTAGCCTGAAGATCCTGCTTTGCAGCATTAAGCTCGCCATCAGTTGCAACAGATGCAAGAGTGGTATTAATAGCAGCAATATCTTCGGCATTCTTATCAGCATCAGCCTGAGCCTCATCTGCAGCAGTCTTAGCAGCTGCAGCCGCATCCTTAGCTTCCTGAATACCAGTATCTGCAGCCGTCTTATTAGCAGTTACAGTACCAGAGAGAGTATCGATATTACCCTGAAGAGTTCCATCTGCGGCCTCACGAGCAGTAGCCTCAGCAGCAACTGCCTGCTCAGCAGCAGTCTTATTTGCAGCAACAGTCTTCTCAAGCTCCGTTACATTACTCTGAGCCTTTCCAACCTCGGTTGCAACGTAATCGGCAACAGCCTTACCAGAAACAGCCTGAGTTGTATCAGAAGCATTAACAGTAGTAGCGACTGCCTTAATTACCTGAGTCCAAGAAGTACCATTGTATACCCAACCCTCGAGAGTAGCAGAGTTAATGTACAACTTGCCTACAGCGGCAGTCTGAGTAGGATGTGCACCGTTAGTACCAGTAAAGAGAACGGTAGACTCGGTGTACGCCTGAGTTCCACGATAAATTTCGTGAGTATCGCTAGTAAAGATCATCATATCGCTGGTGACCTTATTAGCTTCGACAGCAGTCTTAAATGCACTGCTTGTCAAGACATACCATGAAAGCATATTAATTATTCCTCCTGAGAAATAAATTCTACTTAAATGATTTAAATAGTTTATTATTATGTTTTAAATCACCCAAAAGAGGGCGAGCGAATTTGTTAGTAAAGCCCGAGAGAAATAATATTCTCTCGGGCCACATATATTACATCTCGGTCTTCCAAGTAAAGAGCTCGAGAATAAGCTTCTCAGATGCAACCTTTTCAGCAGAAGCTTCATCGACAGAAGCAGCAGCCTCGGCAGCCGTAGCAACTACGGAGCTCTTAGCAACAGCATTCTCATCAGTGTACTCCTGAGCAGCAGCCTCGGCAGCATTCTGGGTAGCCTCAAGCTTAGCATCAAGGCCAGTAACCTTAGAGGAATCAACAGCCGATACAGAAGCAACACCGTTATCATCAGTAACGATAGAAGCACCATCGGGAGTGATACCACCAAGCTGATTAACTTTAGCAGCAGGAAGCTCGTATACTTTAACCTTGTCATTATCTACAGCAACATAACCATTGTCGCTAGATACAACACTCTGTACTGCAGTATCTGCCTTAGCACCCTGCTCAGCAGTTGCAAAGTCATCAGCATCTGCCTGTGCAGCAGTTCCAAGACCATTAAGAGTAGCCTCAGCAGTATCAAGACGATCGCTAAGGGCCTTCTCAGCTGCAAGAGCACGAGTCTCTTCAGCCTTAACAGCCTCGGCAATGTATGCTACAACAGTAGTTGCAGTTACACCCTCGGGAAGAGTACCAAGCAGAGTCTCAAGGGCAGAGATATCTACCTTATTCTGCTCGATATCATTGCTCATCTCAACAACCTCAGTGGAGTGAGAGTTAGCCCACTCTACGAGCTCAGTAAGAGAGTCAATAGTCTCCTGAGAACCATCACCAACAAGCTGTGCAAGAACAGTGTTAACAGTATGAAGCACCGAACCCTCATTCTCAGCACCGCCATTAAGCTTATTGATAGCTGCAGTATTACCAGCGATCTTGGTATTAAGCTCAGAATCAGCAGCCTCGCGAGCAGCAGCTTCATCAGCTACATCCTGCTCAGCAGCAGTCTTATTTGCAGCAACGGCATCAGCAAGGTTAGAAACACTTGTCTGAACGCCAGCAACGATAGAGTTAAGTCCCTCGACAGTAGTCGAAGAAGGCTCATACCATGCAAGCTCATAGCCATCGCCAGAAGCGGCAGCTACAACCTTGGGCTCAAGTCCAGTCTGCCAGCCTTCAGTGAGAACATGCTCGGCCTGGGTCTTAGGAGCCGTTGTAGCAACAGCCCATGCCTCTCCATTATAAAGATAGTAAGCATCGCCAACCTTAGCATACTCTCCAGCATTAACTCCCTCAGTAGGAAGCTCATCAGCAGTTGTGTAAGTACCCTCGATGATAACATCTGCAGGTACGTAAGCATAGTACTGCTTACCGAAATTCTTAAGGCTAAGAACGCCATCTTCACCAAGAGAAATAGTCTTCTCATCGCCAAGAGTAGCAGATCCTACCTCCTTAAGGCTACCATCTACCTGAATAAGGTAGGTCGTAACAACATCATTTTCTACAACATAGATCTGCTGACCATAGAAGTAGATGGATTCGTTAGAACCAGCAGGCTTAGCACTCTTAGCGGCTGCAGCTGCCTCAGTATACGAACCAAAGTAAACTCTCGCATCAAGCGGGAATGCGGTCTCGGGCATAAAAGCAACAGCTCTGCCCAAAATGTTTGTAATCATTTCATAACTATATCCAGCCATTACATTCTACCTCCTTTCTTAGATAGTGATAGCATAGGTGTTTGCCTTACCATTACCAGAAGCCCAGGTCTTGACAAATACCTTATATGCTACAGCGGTATATCCATTCTTACCTTCAACGTCGATCTGAGTCATCTCGAACGAAGACGAGATCTCAGCATTGGAGTCATTAGCATCCTTAACGGAGCTAAGAGCAGTAAGAGTAGTAGCGCTTGCAGGATATGCGACGATAGCTCTCATAATGCCAGCAGGTACAGAGAGACTAAGAGTAGTTCCCTTAGCAACGGCCTTACCAGTAGCAGTCAGGCCACGGATAATGGACGAAGTAAGAACAGAATCCTTCTCGGTGAGAGTTCCATAGAAGCAGTTACGATATCCAGTAATAGCACCGGTCGTAGCACTCTTAGAACCAGCTGCAATAGTAGACTTAGTTGAGAGATTCTTGAAGTTAGTAGCAGGCTTATATGCAGAACCATCGTAAGTTACAGAAGCAGTAACCTTGTAGTTGATTCCGTCAGTAACCTCTACATCATCGAATACAGCAGTATTGCTACCAGTACGCTCTACACCATTAGTATCGGTGAAGGTATAGCCAGTTGCTGCAATACCAGCAGAAGTAGCTGTTTCATATTTACCATCGGCATCGATTCTACCGTAGCTGTAGCTACCAGCAGAAAGTGCTGCAGTAACGGAAATAGGAACAATTTCACCAACCTCGTATGCCTTGAATTCGCTAGCAGAGCTATTAGCCCAAGATACAGCAGGATCAGAAACGGTAGGCTGCTCTTCTTTAGCGGTGAGCTTCATGAGAGCAGTAGCGACATCAGTACCAGCAGGAGCAACAACAGCCTGACCGCCAGTAAGCGTCTGGATCTGACCAATCTTCGTAGTGGTAATCCAGTCGGAAGAAAGGAATACCTTGCTCGCATCATAGTCAGAATCGAAAGCATTCCACTTCTCACCATCGTACTGGTGAACAGTCTTCTGAACCTTACCAGTCTCGCCAATAGGAGAAGAAACGATTGCAACATCGCCCTTGATAGGAGTTACGCCAGTAATAGCCTCATCAAGAGTAGCGCCCTCGTAAACCTTATTATTAGGAACGAGGTCTTCGAACTTCTTGCCAGAATCAACAACATTACCATCAGCATCGAGAACAGCGATATCGCCCTCAACTGCTCCAGCAACCTTATCCATCTTGCCAGAAATATCAATAGGAGCAACATAAATACCATCTTCATTGACAGTAATAAGGTTGCCCTCAGTAGTAGAGATCTTTACATTACCAACAAACTTGTTGCCAGAAACGGTAAGATCGAGAGTCGTACTGGACTCGGCAGTGTAGGTATCTACAAGTGCACCAACAGGAATCGTAACAGACTCAGTCTTGTCGGCATCGAAGTACAGGATGATTTCCTGAGTATCGGCATTATATTCACCGGCAGTTACAAAGCGCTCGAGATCGAGGCTAATAGCATCGCCGATCTTATTGCCAGAAACATCTGCCAACTGGAGCGAACCAGTAGCAGCATCATAGGTAAGCGTTACACCAAGGCCATCAAATACGATAGTCTCAGTAGCGCTGCTTCCCTTCTTAACGCTAAGAATAGCATTAGCTTCATCCCACGTTACCTCAGTAACAACATCACCAGAACCGGTAACATTTGCAATCTGATCAGCAACGTAGCCAGCAATTGCCTTAGCAGTGACAGGATTCTCGCTCTCTGCATTGAAAGTAGTCTCTACAGGCTTAATAACGGTGGTCCACTTAGAACCATCGTAAATCTTGCCCTCAAGAGTATTCTTATCAATGTATAGACGATTAATAGCAATTGAAACAGTAGGAAGCGTCTCATACAGAGTTACGGACTCTGTGAACAATTCCGAACCACGATAGATCTCTCTGGTATCCGAAATGAAGTACATGTCACCTTCAGTAGGAGTTCCAGCACGATACACACTCGAGGTTACAATATGCCAAAACATCATGATAGAGTATACCCTCCTCTTTTAAAAGATTTTTAAGGCATAACCGAATGCGGACTGAAAAGTCCAAGAATTAAACCTTTATTTAAATTGTTCGATTTTAGAATTTGTTCCTCTGAGAATATTGAGGATACAATATATAAAATTTAATAGTGGAATCTAGAAAAAGATTCCACTATTAATTCCATATTAATTACATGCCATCAGTCCAAGTAGATGCCTGCTTAAGGCCCTCTACATCCTGGTAGACAATGGTCACATCGCCATTCTGAGCGAACCACTCCTCGATGGTTCCTTCGAATCCATGCTCAACAGCAAGCTCATATGCGGATTTACCATCCTTACCTCTAAGAGACTCGAGCCAAGCAATTTCATCACCTTCAAAACCGTGTTCAACAGCAATATCATATGCGCTCTTACCATTTGCACCTTTAAGAGAATCCAGCCATTCATCTTCAGATCCCTTAAATCCATGCTCAATAGCAAGCTCATATGCAGACTTACCGCAAAGAGATTTTAACCAAGCAGTCTCATCTCCCTCGAAACCATGATCAAGTGCAATCTGATATGCGGATTTACCATCTTTACCGATTGTACCGTCTCTACCAGGCTCTCCAGGTTCTCCCTTAAGGGATTCAAGCCACTCTTCTTCAGTTCCTTTAAAGCCATGATCACAAGCAATCTCGTAAGCGGATTTACCGTCAGCTCCAGTTCCTCCAGAGCTTCCTCCGCCTGCCATAATATCGTTGATCCACTCTTCTTCGGTACCTTCATATCCATGCTCAACCGCAATCTCGTAAGCGGACTTACCATCCTTGCCTGTAAGAGAAGCTAGCCACTCCTCTTCAGTTCCTTGGAAGCCATTTCTTACTGCAATCTCATAAGCACTATAACCACGAGCTCCACGACAGCTTTCAATGTATTCTGCCTGTGTTCCTTCGTAACCGCACTCGACAGCAATCTCGTAGTTACTCTTTCCAGGGTAACCACGCATGGATTCAAGCCAGTCTTCAACAGATCCAACAAATCCATGCTGTACAGCAATTCTATATGCATCATTAGGAGTTACATCTTTAATGTACTGGATCTGATGGAAGTAAATTCTTTCTCTACGATTGTGATTATCTGCAGACCAGTCAAATAAAATATAACTGTTCTGAGGCATCATATTATTCTGAATAACATTCAGAATACGCCCGGTATGATTGTGGCTAGTGCCATTCTGGATATAGAAAACACTATACAATCCATCATCGGAAACTACTATATTCTCCATCATATTGTGACCCAATGTTACGGTCACTCGATAGATCTTTTTATCGATTGGATTAACAGAAATAATCGGCATAACTGCAATTAGTCCTCCTTCTAATTTCTTTAATTAATTGTTACAAAAGGAAAAATATTGAGTCCCTTCCCATTGTTGGGGAAGGGACTCAATTAATTATAGAGCAAGATAATACTTGATAAGAGCATCGAGATCTGTTTCAGATTTCTGACCCTTAATAAAAATATCTACCTTATCTCCTTTAACAATAACCTTCGTATCATTGTTGTAACTATATTCCATAGGCTTATTTTTATCACAGCAATCGCAGCATCCTTCATCAGGATTAACAGTTCCTGCAGAATCGCCTGCTCCTTCTGGAGCTTGAATTAATGTACAATCTCTGATAGAGTCGAGCATGATTCTTTCATAGCTTCCAGAGAAATCATCAGAGGCATCAATAATAATCTCAACTCTCTTTACAGGAGGTTCTTTCATGAAGTCATCTTTAGTATGCTCATTACAGCCGCATTCGTCAATAAATACAGAATTATTAAATCCTACATTTTCACGGACAGGACCATGAGGTCTAGGAGGAGGCCCTCCGACTTCATTAATAGCATGAACTTTACCATATACTTCAAAAATGGTTCCGTTCTTTGCTTCATATGCTATATTGTAAATTCCATCTTTCTGGATGTCTACATACTTTACAGCATTATCAGTACTATCATCAAAGAATTCTAGATGGATAATGATAGCCTTAACCATCGTTGCTGAAATGCCGAGCAGCATAACTTTTGTTCCTCCCTTCGGCTTAGGTATTTCTGGATTGAATTTTACATAATTTATTGACATGATGTTTGCCACCGGAATAAAATATGTAGTAGGTCCATCATACTTACTAGTATCCGGAGGATTTAGAATACAGTTACATGTCGGCATTGGAGCTGTATTCTGCTTAATATTTTGATTTTCTTGATACTTAGAGCAATTGTTTCTGTTCTTACATCCAGAACAGTCTACTGCATCTTTCTTAATATCAAGTACTTTGATTTTGATTTGGTCTTCGTAAACCTTCGTAACTAGGCCAGTTACGGTTCGACGAGTTCCATAATTTGCATCATAAAAGACAAACTGATACTCCATATTAGGAAATACCAGAATCTCTTTATTATTGAGAGCGAGCTTTAGATATTGCTCAAACTCACTTCTTTGTAGGCCTGTTGCCGTGAAGCTTCTTTGCAGGCTCGGATTTGTCCAGATTTGTTGCATGTAAGTAGGCCTCCTTATCACGAATAAAAGCGATTACATCACAAATATTATTAATAAGTTCGACAGCGAAATCTGTTTTGGCCTCCTGGGTATGCTTGAGTGTAATAATATTACGGATCAGGTAATATGTATATGCAGCATTAAGAAGTTCCTTAGAATCACTAGCACAAGTAAGTGCAATGAGAATACAGAACTTCTTGATATCTACATCATTGATCTTCATTTCTCTCAATCTAGTTCTTAAAGCAGTCTCCTCAATGGCAGGTAGAGAAGGATCCGTAATAAGAACCTTAGTAAGAGCTACAGGCATCTCCATCGCGTCGTTAAACTTGAACGTACTATCCTGATTGATATAATTAAGCCTATAAAGAGACTTCTTATATTCATTCTCATAGCGACGAACAGCCTTACGAACCTGATTATTAGCCTCATAAATTTTATAAGTCTCGGACAAAGTATAAGCTTTAGTAAACTGATCCTTAACGGCCTGAAGAGTTTCTGCCTTTTCGGGAGCAATATCCTTAATTTTTTCAATCATTTCGGGAATACGGACTTCCATAGTTTCTCTCGTATGCTCCGTATACATATCAACGATACTAGGCATATTCAGAGCTTCATTAAGAGATTTCTCGAAATCAACGAAGGCCTGCTCAACACCAGCATCGCTAATCATTTCTTTAAGAATAGTACGTGCTACTTCCTCTCTGTGCTTAAGAGCAATACCATTCTGTCTCATAAGAGTATCTACAATAACCTTTACAGAATCGGGAAGATTATTATAAACTCTATAGCCAGGCTTATTAAAATTATGGATGATATCCATAAATACCATTGTCTCTTCATCACTAAGATTGAAGTTTTCCTTAGCATTTTCTGTAGTAAGATTCTCAATTGCTGCATCTACTTTTTCAGGATCCGCTGCATCAAATATATCAATATCTACAGAAGGCATATCTTCAACTTCTTTAGCAATAAGATCGATGGCATTTTCATCTGCACCAGTAGGTACAGTTATACGTCTTGATTCAAGCTCAGCCTCTGGATTAACTTCAACAGATGCGGCAATTTTTTCCATGTCAGCATCTGGATTAGCTTCTCTTTCAGCTTTTGCTACTTCGATAATATCAGAGAGAATCTCTGTATCCTTATCTAGCATAGCATTTGTGGCCTCATGAACTACTTCATTATTCTTATTTTCAGGCATTGTTTTATTTCTCCTTAAAATTATTCAGCGGGGTCTTCGGCAGCAGGCTGAGCTACAACATTAAGCTCAGAAGCATCGACAATCTGCTCATGAGAAAGTGCAAGCTTCTGAAGTTTAATTCTAATAGCTGTAATAAGCTCTGCTCTGATATCAGAATTAAGTGCGGTTACATAAGCATTCTGGAAGAATGTATTGTCTGCACTTACAATGGTAAGAATATACTTCTTAAGCTCAGAAGTATTTCCACAAATCAAAGAAATAATTGCATGGAAGGGGAACTCCATTGCACAAACTTCTCTAATCACCATATCAATATTTGCATTGATAATCGCAAGTTTAATATCTTTATAGATCTTCTTGCCATAGATTGTACTGCTATCTTTATTTTTCTTCATATCGGCAAGACCAAGCGAATCGTACAAGCTAGATCTTTCACGATAGATGAAATTAGCAAAGAATGTAGTAAGACTCTCTGCAAAATTACATACAAACAAATCATAAAGCTGGTATGCAGCAGAATAAAGATCGACGCTATCATCAATTGTAAAATTCAGATTGAATTCTTTACAAATAGCATCGATAATTTCACGGTATGTTTCGGATCTTACTCTAGCAACCTCCATAGTACTATCAGATCCATATTGAGCAATAATTGCTTTAAAGTTCTGCTCCCATGCTCCTACAACGTTCGGGATTGCAACGGAGGGAACTGTCAAAAAACGATTGCTCATAGATTTGTCAATAATACTGAATACAAATTCAGAACTGTAGTGAGACAAAACCTCTGCAAGCTCATTCTCGGTAGCGATATTATAAGCTTGAGAGTTTGCATTAAAACTACTCATAAGATAAATCACTCTCCTTTTCTATAATTACGTTAAAGTTACATAAAAAATAAATATGGAAAATATTCGAAGGAGAGTGGTATTTGATTACCACTCTCCATATAATTATTCATCTGTATCCATATCATCTGCAGATACAGCTGCAGTAACTTTATTGGGATCTTCGAAATAAACAATAGGTTCAAAGAGTTCTCCGGGCTTAGGAACAAACTCTTCCTCATGATCGAGATCGATTCCATTAATAGCATACTGCGGTCTTTCCATAAAGAATAGATCCATAAACGAAGTTCCATTCTTCTTGAAAGTAAGCGGATTATAAAGAAGCTTACTTACTTTCTGGTAACTCATCGAAATGGTAACGCTAGGATTACAAGTTAGAGCTCTATTAAGAGACAGGATCTCATAATCAGGATTAAGTTGGAACCATTTCGGTTTCTTCAGAATATCTTCAGCATCTCTAATCTGATTAGATACGATTACTTCAAGGTGTGTAGAAGCGAGCTTCAATCCACCTTCAATAGCCGTAGCTAACAAAGCTTGAAGCAGCTGATGAATATCCATACCCTTAATGGTACTATTCTTATTCAACAAGTGTTCAAGGTGATTAAGTGTTTTAGAAAGCTCATTATTCTCGATAGGAACGATAAACAATGGAATCTCAGTCAATTCACTAAAATCGATAGAGATCTTATCATCGATCGGTTCTCCTTTCTTACGAATAATAGTATTAAACTCAGTAGAGATATAGAGCTTGGCGTTCTTATCATTGGAGATATGGATCAGCTCTCCATTGCAAAGTACATCAAATTCGGTGACATACTCATTATAAATTGCAAATCCTCCTCCACCTTCTTCATCATCGAAGTTACCAAGGTCATCATCTTCTTCATTTTCAAGCTCGATAGCTTCTGGATCGATAATAAACTTATAGTCATTAACTCTTACCTCACTATTAAGCTTGATGATATTGCCTTCAATCTCAAAGAGTTCATTAAATTCTTTAACCCATACAATTTTTTCTACAAATGCTTCAAGAAGATGCTTTGCAGAAAGAAGTTTCTGAGTTAAGCTGGACGACAAAGTTTCTGATGCGATACGTCCGATATTTACACCGAAATGGATACCAGCATCGTATACGGTATACGCAAGATCTCCATAGCACTTATAACAGATACCCTGTCCTCTTGCAGCAGAAGCACAAGTGATAGGAGATCTGAGATAGATAAGCTGCCCAATAAGATCACTATCTTTAGGACCAATAATCTTTTCAACCCCTCTTGGATGCAAACGATAATATCTATTACGAAGCATCTTAAGATGATTCTTATCTTTGATTACAACTTGAACATAATTTGGTGTACAGCAATCATAATTCGGATCAGGATGCAGGAATGAGTCCATATTATTCAATCCGAGAAGACGCGCAAAATGTCCAGAAGAGCCTACGTTATTATATTTGATAATCTGTGCTGTACGACCCGTAGAAGATTCGATAAAATAATCCTGCGGATCTGCTACACCACCATTGATGAAAGAGTTTAGAATCGGAATGGGGAAGATTCCGCCATGGCCATCTGGTTTGGTTCCAATATTGATTGTAAACTCTTTAAACTGCTTAGGATTGATACCTTCAGAAGCTCTACAGGCATCTGCAAGACAGTGATCATATCCGAGATACTTTTTAGCATCTTTCATAATATCAATAGCACGATTTGCATAATTCATACCGACGGATTTTACATCTTCAATCGGTACACTTGATAAATCTGCATGCATGCACTCATTAAACTCGGGACATTTCTGCATAAGAAATACATTGTCTTCGAGATTAACTGTATTTGACAAATACATTGCAAACCCATCAATATCATGAATTCTATACAATGTATCATCAATAATATTATTAAGCTCTTTATTTGTGAACTGTTTACGACTTACATCGATAAGGAATATATCAATATAATCTTTAATCGTATCTTTCTTAATCTCGGTGTCGAAAAAGATATGCTTCGATTCGATTTGATGATTTGTACGAATCAGCATATTCCACATCATCAAATTGATGAGATAGTCAGTGATAGCGAGTTCTACAACAATACCATCTGCAAATGTAATAGTAATGAAACATTTTTGCACAGTCTCTGTTTCAATACCATCTTTCAGAAGATTAAGGACAGAATCATAATGACTCTGCCAAGTTTCTACCGTAATATCTTTTGTGTTAATACGAATCGGTGTACCAGATATTACTGCCGCATATACACCATAATTCTCTGGATGATTAAGAGCATCGACCGCATACTCGTCTGTATTAAGTCGACACAAAGCATTATAGTAACCTTCCATTTTCATTCTCCTTTTTGTGATTTGATAAAAGTTTTTCCTTTATTAATGAAGTGTTTTAGATAAGGTAATTATCTAAATTTCTTCATCTAATCACAATTATAATATATGCCTAAAATAAAAAATAGAGCAAGAGGACTATTGCCCTCTTGCTATATTTTTAAGAAAGGAATATCCATGAAAAGAATCTTGCACGACCCATTCACCGATTACAATATAGTTAGTTAATATTACTTGCGGAAGTATTCGGGAACACAATGCTCAACAAAGTCGGTCTGAGCATTATCGGCGATATCTTTAGCCTTATCGCCATACTTCGCAATCATATCATTCATAAGTCTACGAGACTCAATCTGATGCATTACGAATGCATCCCAGTCGGGATCATCTGCCTCTTTTGCCATGTGACAAACAGTAGTCTTGAAGATGCTTGTATCGCAGCTATCAGCAAGTCTTTCGATAGTATCCTGAGTAATATATCCTTCATTAATCATTGCCTTTGCCTCTTCAGAAGTGCAGAACTCTTTGATCTTCTCAGAGGGAAGGGATCTAATGGTTTCACAAATTACAGCTTCACGGAATTGGTTGGGGTTCTTGAGCACACTCTCGAGCTTAACATCTGCCCCACCAAATACGCCGCTGGAAACATTGCCATAAAACATTTGTAACAGCCTCCTTAAAAATTTAGATTACATAAATGTTGCTCGGTTAGATAATATAAATATGATCATAATATGAACTTTGATCGGCTTGAAAACAGTAATATAAATGGAGGTGTGGTTTATGAACACTGAATATCAAGCACACAAAATATCGGAGACAGCAAAAACTCCTAATCGTTTAAATGCTATATGGTATAAAGGAAATCCATATATGGCATTAAATGATGATTTTTCTAAAAAGTACAAACCAAATCAATATTGTACGGTATTAACGAGAATGTACGATGAAGAAACAACTACAGCTTTATCCTCCATGTCCTTGAATCCAGACATGGAGATTCTTAATCTGCCTAGAGCTCCATTTAAGATGGTAGCAATGGAGATGCTAATTAAAGAGATAATGGCAAATATTCAGGATATGAATAATCCATCTGATGGGGATTTTAAACGGGCATTCTTCGCAATGGTTATTGATATTGCACATAGAACTAGTTTCTTAGCGCAGCATCATAATGCCTTTATTATCAATTCAGATGCTGGTATAATAGATTATTCAGAGCATAATCGTTTGTATCTCAGAAGTGATACTTCAATTATGCAATTAGGCTATGATACCGAGACGGTAGAGTCCGTATTCGAATATGAAAATTTTGATCGCAGTATTACTATCTTTACATTGGATGAGAAAGCTCATCCAGAAGGTAGAAATGCGATTATTATCATTATTAACCTTAAGGAGGACGATTAATGTGAAAACAGCAAGACCCTTAATACAGCAGCTTTTTGAAGATAAGGAAATATCTTCGCAAGAAGCTATCAACGGGTTATGTGATTACCTCTTAGGAGAAGACTATTATATTGTCGACCCAGTACATGGCACTCAAGCAAATGCTATTATTGTAGATGAAATTCTCTGCAAATATAGTAAGAAATATCGTAAAGAACGAGCCGCTTATGTATTTAATAGAGATGGTGGTAAAGAAATAAGAATATTCGGACACGTAATTAATATCAAAAAGGAGAAGCGTAAATGAAAGCAATTTTGAACTATGACAATTTACGAACACCTTTAGCCAATTATCCAGTCAGTCCTACTATAACAAAGTATAAGGAAATCATGCTCCCTATGATGAAGATGAATTTCCCTCTTTTATCGGATGGTGAACTGGCAGCGGCTATTGACGATTCTATATCTAGGCATTTTCAAGATGCAGATGTAGTAATCGATAATAATTATAAGAAAAAGAAAGTAGATATGACAGTAAGATCTTTGGCAGATTATATCATATCTAAAGAACCAATCATAACGTCCTATGGTGTATTATTTAATCGCCATGGAACAATGCCAAATCCGGTCTATCACTTGATAGATGGATTTATTACTGCTCGTAAGCAGATGAAAAAAGAAATGTTTAAGTATCCGAAAGGGTCTGAAGATTTTGAGAAGTATAATCTTTTGCAACTTCTGTTGAAAATCGATGCCAATGGGTAAATATGATTGCCCATTCTATCTGAAAAGGTGGAAGACAAATATCCAGAGAATTGCTGGGACACCCTAAAGCTCATAAGCCTATATGGAGACGAAAGTCAGAAACAAGTTATGAGATGATCTATGAGGAAACTCTAAGGATTAATATGCAATGGGCAATCAGCAGCCGAAATTTTAATTAGATATTATAATAATAGAAAGGAGGCATATAAAATATGATTCTACATGACCCGTTAATTTATTATAATAAAGACGATAATGAAGTATGGAAACCTTTGATTTATCATGGAATCAATCCTGGTGAATATCTTATAAGCAATTTTGGAAATATCTATGATCTGAAAATGAATAAATATGTCAGACATAGTAATCAGTCAGCAGGATATGAGTCTGTAACTTTAAGACACAATGATTCAATTAAAAGTGGATCTCTTTTAGTTCATAGGCTTGTAGCTGAAAATTTTGTTGCTGAAAAAGAAAACGATCAAATTCAGGTTAATCATAAAAATGGAAATAAGAAATATAATCATGATATTAATCTTGAGTGGAGTACCCCAAAAGAGAACTCTCAACACGCTTTTCAAACCGGATTAGCATTAAATCATATTGGAGAAAATAGTCATTTAGCAAAGTTTACAAATGACGAAGTTCGTCAAATATGCGAAATGCTTTCAAAAGGAATGAGATACAAAGAGATACTATCTACAATGAATATCCCGATTACAGACAATAATATGGACATGATTGGTAATATTTATAGAGGTATTGCATGGGGGCATATATCGAAAGATTATACCTTTCCAGAATATGATCAAAGATTTAGGTCAAACTCAAAGGAAGTTATCGAAGATATTTGCAAATATATAGAATTAGGATTAGATAATAAAGCTGTATATGAAAAAGTCTTTGGTAAAACTCTTAAATCAGCAAGAGATGACAAACAAAATTACGAATTAATTAGATTAATCCGTAATAGAAAAAGTTTTATTGATATCTCTTGTAAATACAAATTCTAATATCTAATTAAAATTGGTTCAACGACTAAGAGGTCTCAAAACCGCGAGATCCTGTACTGGACACCTTAACTGGTGAAGATATAGTCTGGACTCTATAGAGATATAGAGAAGTTCATAAAAGAACTGTATGGATTAGCGACCCATATGAACACATCGACTATGGTGCGACGGGACAGCACTCTTGCATATATTACAATCTTTATACAGCATCGAGTGTTACTCGACAAGGCAAATCTTGTAATAGTACAGCAGCATTATTCTTTGAAAGTTTCTTAAACAACAATGTTCCATTTGGATCCCTTAATGAGCTTATGGAGTTTATTCATAATGTAATTCATCTTGAGAAGCGTCATTATAATAGCTATAATATTATAACTAACCATGCTTCTATTGAAGAATGCTTCTTTAAACTTATGAGCTCAACAGGATTCGGATGGACTCCTTCAGAAGATGAAATGCATATTGTGTGGGAAGTTCTTTGTAAGCTGGATCAAGATAATCTTGATAGACTCTTCTATAAGAATAACTTGTTCCATTTTATTGATAATGCTCCTATTAAGCAAGCAATACTTTATCTTCTTCAAACTCTTAAAGCACCTTTCCTTGATCCTAATGAACCTCCGGAAGAAATTCTTGAGGCTCTTAAGGAATTCTGCGATGTCTTGAAAGAATATGTATATTATGGATTCCAAATCATTGACAAAATTGAAAAGATGACATCTATGATCAGATCTGTAAGTATTATACAAGACACGGATAGTGCCATTGTATCTTTTGATGGATGGTATCGCTATGTAAGAGAAATGTGCGTAGGTATTCCCATGGCTATTAAGAATGAAGTAGTAAATGCTGCTGAATTTGCTGATGGCAATATGGAAATTTCTGAACCCATTCAGAAAGTTGATGAATATAGTTTTGTTAATGATGATATCATTGAAGTAGATCGTCTTATAGATCCAATGGTCATTATTCCTCAAGATGGATTAAGATATTCTATTATAAATATCTTAGCTTATTGTATAGGAATTCTTGTGAATGATTATATGGAGAGGTATTGTGATAATGCTCATTCTACAAATGAAAGAGCATGTCTAATTTCACTCAAGAATGAATTCCTATTTCGCCGTGTATTGATTACAGATGCAAAGAAACACTATGCATCTAAGATGGAACTTCAGGAGGGAAATAGAGTTCCTGAAGAGAAGTCTCTTGATATTAAGGGTATGGATGCATTTGTAAAATCAAGTACTAACGTGGCTGTGCAGAAACGTCTTAAAACTATTCTGTACGATGATATTCTTAATACTGAAACTATAGATCAAATTCAGATATTGAGAGATATTGCAAAAGTTGAGAAGGAGATCTTTGACTCTATTAATGCTGGTAAGAAAGAATTTTTCAAGCCTGTTAAGGTCAAATCTCTTTCATCTTATGAGAATCCTATGAGGATTCAAGGTATTACAGCTTCTCATGCTTATAATGCTCTTCATGAGCCTGGAACCGAAGCCCTTGATCTGTCTATAAGAAATTCTGTTGACGTCGTAAAGGTTGATATGAATATGAAAAATATAGATAGAATAAGAGAAACATTCCCAGGAGTTTATGAAAGAGCAATTGAACTGATGAAGACTAGAGAATACTCTACAGGAATCAACTCTATTGCAATTCCTTTAAATGAGCCACTGCCTGGATGGATTCTTCCGTTTATTGAATATTCGGAAATCATTAAAGACAATGTCTCTGGATTCCCAATAGAATCTGTAGGATTATTTAGAGGAAATCCTTATAATAATTCTACAAATATTATTAGATTCTAAAATGATTTAAAGAGAGTGCTAGAAATAGCACTCTCTTTATTTATGGGAATATAATTATTTTTAATTATATAATATAATTATGAAGAACGAAAGGTGTGCACATGATTTGTTTGTTTTCATACGATCTCCTATCCTTGAATATACAATTGTGTGAAAGGTAACATAGTTCTTCATAATATGCAGGAGGAGAATGGGTTATCATTCTCCGACTCATTTGAATCCTGTGATCCATTAGGCGATGGATCCGACAATGCTATCAGCGCCGGCAATTGCTGATAGTACTCGTTAAATAACCTCGAAAGAGTTATTATAAATACATTATTTCAAAGGAGAATGAAAAAATGAACAACAACCAGAACATCGACAAGAAGGTCCTCGTAGACCCCTTTATGCAGGAAGAGTCGCCTGAAGCTATGGCCGAGAAAAAGGCTAAATGGCTCGACATCTTCAATCAGTATCCTGAATTTGCAGATGCAGTAATCGATATCTATGGAAAGCGCACCGAAAAGAATTTTGATAAGCTTATCGGAGCTTTCAAGGATATTATCAGCATTATGTAATCTGATAAATTCAGAAAAGAAACAGTCCTTTCGAGAGCTGTTTCTTTTTTTTTTCTAATTAGTCCATTTTAGGTTTATATAGAAGCTTGAACAAATTAATGAGGTGATAATTATGAATAAAATCGTCATCTATCGAACTCACATAGAGGTCAATAATTATACAATGGGTGATTGTCCTCAAATTGAAAAAATGTTTTCGATTTATGATATGACTTATCACAAAAGATTCCCAAAAGGAATGATTTATGATGAAGAAAATAAGATATTGATGCTTCCGAGAGGTATTGATATCGGATATATAGAAAGATTATTACAGTCTGAACCTATAGTAGATTCTAGTATGGATCCTACTGGAGATGTAGGACCTATTATGCTTAAGTATAAACCGAGAGATGATACACAAAAAGAAGCTATCAAATTTATGCTTAGCATGGATAAATATTTTAGAAATGAGACCAGCACAATGATGTCTGTAAATCTAAATACTGGTAAGGGAAAGACTTATTGTGCTATTGCCGTAGCAGCATATCTTGGATTCAGATCTATGGTAATAACAAACAATGTTGGATGGCTTGAGCAATGGAAGAAATTCTTCATGGAATATACAAATATTACTGAAGATGAAATTTATTTTATTTCTGGGGCCCCTTCATTGATGAAGCTATTAAATAGAGACGTATCTAAATATAAAGTAATCCTATCTACGCATTCGACCATAAAAAGTATTGGAGATAAACAAGGATGGGATAAGATTAGAGAATTTTTTAGACATTGCCAAATAGGAGTAAAGTTTTATGATGAAGCACATCTGAACTTCGATTCTATGTTTCAGATTGATTGCTATTCAAATAGCTTTATCACTTATTATCTTACAGCAACTCCTGGACGAAGCGATGCCGGAGAGAATATTATCTTTAACTACTATTTCAAGAATGTACCAAAGATCAATCTATTTGATGGTGAGAATGATCCTCATACAAAGTATGCTGCAATTCGATTTAATTCAAATCCTACTCCGGTTGAAGCTGGAAGATGTAAGAATAATTACGGATTGAATCGTACTGTTTATACAGATTATTTAGTTCATTCTGCAGAGTTTAAAAAGCTTCTTATAGTCTTAGTAAATATGGCTTTAAAGAAGCCTGGAAAGCATCTGTTTTACGTAGGGACTAATGAAGCAATTCTATATGTAAGAGATCTTATATATGAAAGTTTCCCTGAGCTTATAGGCCAAGTTGGAGTATACACAAGCATTGTACCTCCTGATAAGAAACCCCTAGAGCTTCAAAAGAAGATAATCATTAGTACAACTAAGAGTGCTGGAGCAGCAATGGATATTAAAGGCCTTGTAGAAACTGTAAACCTTGCAGAGCCCTTTAAGTCTAAAGTATTGGCACAGCAGACGCTTGGGCGCACAAGAGATCCTAATACTCTTTATAAAGATATCGTAGATACTGGATTCTTTCATACAAAGAAGTTTTATGAATTCAAGAAACCAGTATTTAAGAAATATGCGACAGATTGCGTAGAGATCAATCTTACAGGATCTGAGTTAGAAAAGAGATGTAATGATATAAAAATATCTCGAGAAACTCTAATTCAGCCCATGGAATTTGATGATCCGTTAGATCTGAAAGAATCGTAAAGAAAGATATTTTTAAGGATATAATATAAAAGTGAATAGAAGACAGATATTGATCTGTCTTCTATATCTTTTCAACGAAAGGAGATTCTAGATTATGAACGTATTTGCTAGAATCTGGCTTGAGCGCAAGGCAAATGTACCTGCATTCTCGAGCTACATTTCCGAAAAGGAGTTGGAAGATCTTCGCGCTTCTCGTACAGCCGAGAGTCAGAATGATGACAAGGCTGAGGCCGCTGAAGATAATAAGAACTCCACTACTAAGACCTCGACTGTTGGCAGTGATAAAGACTCCAGCACTATCGAGATCAATCCCGAGGACTTCGAGGTTAAGTCCGAAACCGAAGCTGCTACAGAGGCAGCAAAGCAGACTTCTGACAAAGATACAGAAGCTGAAAAGCCTTTTACGAAAACAATCGTAGAAGAAATGGCAGAAGCTGCAATGGGTGCAGCATCCACAATGGTAAGACCCGGTCCTATGAACGTGGACTTCAGTTCCTTTGTTAAGAAGGAAGAGGAAAAGGTCATGCCCGATCCTGGTTTCTATAAACCTGTAACTCCTGATTCGTATATGTCTTACAATCAGGCTCAGCAGGAAATGAGACCTCCTTTCATGGGACAGCCCAATCCCATGATGCAGCAGCCTATGAACCCGCAGCAGAATCCTGCTCAGGTAGCTCAGGCACAGCAGCAACCTATCGTTCCTGGAAAGGGACGTCATAAGGTCGATAATCCTCCCAAGCCGAAGACTGAGGTAAAGAAAGCAGAACCTGCAAAGGTTGATGTAGATCTTGATCTCATAGTTAAACCGGATGTGAAGGAACCTACTGTGCGAAAGACTCCTGATATGATTCAGGAACTTCCTAAGGCAGAAGCGGCTCCCACCCCTGAGGCTAAGTTCGACAACAGCGAGCTGATTTCTCAGTACAAGTATCTTGGCGATATCGAAAGAGTTGCACGAGAGTGTGGGGCACAGGTCAAGTATGATATGCGTCCTGGAAGCAACGGCAAACCCAGCGGTCTGATTACATGCCTTACCTTTACAGCTAACGATGTAAACAGACCTAATCCGTACAAGAGCTTTACGATTGATACTGGTAAGATTATTGATCGCAGAGCAAAGATCTTGATCGGAGATCCTACCATGATGGCATATGAAGATATGCAGATGTATCTTATCCTTGTAAGTCCTAAGGACTCTGAGGAAAGATCTAAGAGCAAGAATAACGTCTTCAATGAGAAGTTGTTCAAAGATCTCTTTACTGGTGGATATCAAGCGCTCGAACCGAGCAGAATGTACACCAAAGATTTGCTTGAATTGAACAAGTACGTGGCACTTATTACCATGCCTACAAATAATATGAACAGTGATTCTAGAAAGGCTGTTCGTAACAGATTGTTGGCAGCGGCAAAAGCGGACGTCTTTAAGAAAGCACTCGAAAGAGATCCTAAAGCACGTTTCAGATTCGACAAATATGATAAGGAAACAAAGGCATTTATTCTTACCACTGCCGGAACACCTTATCGCTTCTGCGGTCCTTGCATGGCAATGAAGACGATTAAACTCGAATTCAGAGCCGATGGAACTACAGCCCTGTCTGAAAAATAATATAATTATTCGACGATGGGAAAATTCGGGAGAGGTTTTCCTCTCCCGAATTATTTTTTAATCCTTCGTCAACTTGTAAGTAACAAGATTTAAGGAGAATGAAATATGGCTAAAGAACTAATTGAACCTATGGAGTTCTTTAAAATAGATAAAATATCTGATGACGTATATGTCATTGGACCTAATCTAATTTTAAAATTTAATGTATCGCTTTCTAAGGTTTCTAATGGAAAGAGATATTATTTTCATAAAGAATATGAATATCCAATGAAGGGTGTCCCAGAAATGCCCACAGCAGTTTCTATAAAGAGAAGTTTTGATTACTATCTCTCTATTGAGACAATTCAAAAAGATATAAATGGGTCTAAGTTGTTTATTAGAATAGGCCCCCAAGAATATATGATGGTAAAGCAAGGATTGGAAACAGCAATATCTTGGTTTACAGATACAAAATACAAGAATCTGTTTGCTACAAACAAAGGCGAATTGATTCTTACATCGCCGATTCCTGAATTTAATATTGGCAATCTTCCTATGGGTAAGTATATACATATTATGCCTGTAATTATAGATAGAGGTATTGCTAATGCTGATAAAGTTCCTGGAATCAGACTAACCTTGAATGATAATTCTACATTTGTAGATATTACTCTTGATAGATTGATGGGCTTGTACTATACAATCTCATGTTTCAATATGTATCAAGCGGCATTATTACTGCTTAATTATTTACAACGTCCGGAAATTGGCACGGGAAGGATGCTAATTAATGGAGAGCCCAGATCTCTTCCTATGATTGAATCTAAATCTGGAGCAGAAGGTGTTGAAGGTAGATTTGTAACACCAAGAGGCACAAAAGATAATATCGAACTATTGGAGGGTTGATGTATGCGCGAATATATAGGCGACGAAGTCGGAAAGAGTCCTATACATCGGCTCTTTACCAAAGGAGAGGAAGATATTGCTTTAGAATATCTTATCCAATCTCATAAAGATGGATTTAAAATTGTAGGAATTTCTGCAGAAGATGGGGAGATGGGATTTATGCCAGAAGAATTTATAGATACTATTTATAAATCTTTTATGGCTTCCATGTATGGAATAAATCTTCCTACTATAGCAAACATGTGGAAGGTTCAGACGACCTTTATGGATAAGTATTTGCCACTTCTGATGGATTATTTGCAATATACTAATGCAAATGTAGAATATTATGAGTTTGTGCCAAATTCTATAGCTATTCCTTATATGTCTAAGGCTGCAGGATCTGGATTCTTCATTCCACAAGCAAGATGGGATCCTGATATAGAATGGCGTAAAATGTATGTAGATGATAAAAAGGCTAATCTCGTCAGTCCTTTCAATATATTTGTAAACGCTAAGCTTATCTTTTCAAATCCGCCAGAAGCATTTCTCAAAGCTGCTATTCCTAGCGATGAGCAGAGAGAAGAAATGAAAAGGCTTGCAGCCGAAAAGAAAGCTGATGTAAAGATAGTATATAATCTATTACCAAATGATAATTTCAACAAGATATTAAATGTAATCGATATGGTTCATCGGTATATTTAATAGGAGGGTTGAAATTGTGGAATACTTAATAAACCATTTTCTACGCGTTTTAGAAAATTATGGTGGAATCATTAAAAGCTCTATTAAGCAAACTGGAGCTAGGCGGTATGAGCTTCAGTTATTCGATATGCCAGCTTTATTAGATATGGAGTTAATTAAAGCTGAACTTGTAGAATATACTGAAGAAGCAATAGAATGGGATAGATATGGCCGTGTTTTAAAAACAAAAACGGTTAGAAATGTATATCCTGTATGCGAATCTGTTACAGACAAAGAAAAATATCATCTAAAGGCAATTCTTGAACCTCAAGATTGTGCTAAGAAACTTATTGAGATAGATTGCGCTATTAGAAGATATCTTAAGAAGCATTCGCATATTTAATCATAACGACAAGTAAAGACAGGTGCAGCTTTGCACCTGTCTTTATTTTTTTTATATTGTAAATATAAGAGGTTGATGAGTATTAGCTGCAGAAACATGTGCTTCATCAAGACGATTAACAATATCTTCTCTTCTAGAAGCTTTAGTTTCAAGATCACCCATTTTAAGATCAATAGAGGCATATACTGTTTCAAGACCATCATAATATTTTAAGTTCTGATACAGAAAAGATGCCACATCCGTTTCAGCAAGCTCTTCAAAGATTTCCATCATTGTAGGTGGAATTGTCATAAGATTAGGAGCATGCTTAATAAGAATCTCTACAGGCCAACTATTCATTCCACGAGTAATATCAGCTCCAGTGACTGTAGAAAGTTTAATCATATTCGGAGGCTTAAATTCAACGAAGATCTGATTGTTGAATAAAGACATATGATCGGCTCTCATCTGTAGTAGAGCTATATCATCAAGGCCATAGTTATTGGTCATAAAATCATAAGTACCATATCCTTGAGCTTCCTGCAGCCTCAAGCTATCTCTAGAGAAGAGAGACCAGTCGATATCTCTTACACCAAGGATCTCTACACTTTCAGGCACATATTCATCGAGGAGATAGTATCCATTATATTTACGCTGAGATAGATCCATTCTGATATGCATAGAATTAGGGAAGTATCTACTAAATGTATCTAGAGTTTCATTTGCAATTACTTCTTCTGCCCATTTATCTTTTGTAAGATAATCTGGTAAGTTTAATTGCTTAACGCCAAGACGACGTTCAATTTTATCTAGGAGTTTATTCATCCTATTTGCTTGCATGATTAATACCCTCCTTACCAGTATTTACTCATATTACCTACAAGAACTGCGTTATTTCTAACTTCAATTTCTTCTTCTGGAGTATTAAAGTCTAAGAAAACTTCTGTAGGAATAGTCTGTATTGATTTATTTGTTTGAGGTACCACAACATGATATCTTTCAGCTAAAGATTTCTGTACAGCCTTATTAGCCAAGAGCTTATCCATGGCAGCCTCATCTTTTTCAGATTCAGAACGCATCCATTCTTCATAACCCATACGTCCGGGAGCATTCTGTATAGCCTGCATCTGCTCAGTAACTTCTTCATCTTCTATAAGATCGAGTTCCTGAGTAATGCTCTTATCATTTTCAGAGAGATCGACAACAGCTTCTTCAAGATCCGCATCAGTCTTAAGAACTCTACGTTCGATCCCCCAGTTATTCATCAAATCTCCGCCATTATAGTAGATATAAAGCGCCCAGAGCCAGGAGAATACTTGGTCGTCATGAGTATTTGTAGAATGCTCTATCTTACCACTTTTCTTAACTTCCATACCACAGAGCTCTTGATAAATGGTGGGAGAAATAATCTTATCTTTATGATACTCTACGCGATCGCGTAAGATTTCCATGAGTTCATCACGTTCTTGTTTGGTAGAGTCAGATCCATAAACTTTAGTCTTTTGGGTTCTGCGATGTACTGTAGGCCCATTAAATCTTTCTTCTACAATCTTATCTTTAATAGTGTACCAAAGATTTTTCTTTATAGAAGTTTGAAGTAGACGTGCAATAACAGATGATCCAAAGCCTCCATTGCGCTCGATATTTACTACTGCATTCGGCATCCATTGAGATACAATATGGTAGATAACTTGTGCAAGTTCTGGAGTAGAGATAAAGTTACTATTTAATTCAGCACATACTCTTGTAGAATAAGAATCTATAACAGTAATAGCAGACGAGTCTCTTTGGTACCCTCCTGAGACGTCAACACCGATGATAGGCGGATACTTTAGATTAATCTGCTCATATATCTTCAATTCGAATTTATTGAGCATGAGCACTGTATTAAGCGGTTGTTTAAGTAATCCCTTGATAGTATCAAGATCTTCTGCACGGAAAGGAGAGTTTTCGGACGAATTCGACCATTCAAGAAGAACCTCACGGCGGATTGCATCCCAATCCTTACGCATTGTGATACAAAGATCTTTAAACCATTGCTCGGATTTACCAAGCTGCTGATAAGTATACTTAATATATACAAAGTTAGAGTTGGTATTACTAGCAACGATATTCATGATTTCGTCATTGCTTAGATCATACCATCTTTCACTGAAAGGAGTAGCCGACTCCTTAAGAGTGAATGCCTCGACACCTTCATCCGTGGTAAGCATACCAGGCGTTGTTGTAATAAGCATTCCATAAGGGGTTCCATTTCTTTTAGCATTATTAGCTGCTGTATTGAATGCAGGAACCATGTTTGTATAAATGACATCATTATACAAAATAAAGCCATACTCGTCTATGTAAATAATAGGTGTCGTACGACCACGCATCAGACTTGCTGCTGCAACCTTAGATCTTGCAGATGCGACAGTTCTGATATTATTTCTGTTGATAGGATGCTGCATGCTCTCAATGTTATTTTTACCCTTAATACGAGATCCATCAGGAGCAAATGCTTCATCCATTTTAAGATAGCTTGGTAGCAAAGATCTAATATCCTTAATACGTTGAAGGTTGAGTTTAGAGTCTTCAAACTTCTTATTCAAGAAGGACATTTCGGCATTTGCAGTACCAAAGTTAAAGAGGTATAGATACCAGCATAGAGATGAAATTGTCTTACCAGTCTGACGAGGTTGCTCCAAGAATATATTTAGATTGAGCATCAAGCAGAATAGCAGAGCTAGATTTCCACGAGTAAGCTGAAACTTAACACCTGTGGCTTGACCAGAGTCCGGGATTCTTACAATTTCTCTAAAGAAGTACCATGGATTATATATACATTCTCTTAAAATCTTTCTCTTCATAACCTGAGGAAGCTTAGGATCATACGGATCTACTCTAGCCAAATCAGGATCAAGAAGAACAAGCATAAATTTGCAGTTCTTAACACCAGTATTCTCGAGATATTTATACATCTCTAAGAAACTTTTGTTAGTAGTACTCATATGGTAATAGATAGTCGTTTGAGTTCTATTACGCATTACAGCCATAACTATTTTCCTCCTTTCATTGAGGAATTTGAGTAATTATATTATTTATAAGTTGACCCTTTTAACGAGCTAAAAGAATACAAGGAATCGTTTACAGATTCCTTGTATTGCAGTGTCAGATCATCTTTTTGCAGTATGCCTGAATCTCGTTAGAAATATGACTCTCGAGGTTAACCACGAAGATATCACCATTCTTTGCAACGAGACGAACCTGATTTCCTCTTACGATAGTAGCAGACTCGTAAAGAAAATCAATCTGAGAAAGAAGACTCTTGATATTAGCAGACTCTGTCTTAAGATACGAGAGAATGCTATCGTTTGTAATCGGAATGAGACAGCCGTTTTCATTGACTCTTTCGATATGAGCAATCTCATTAGCATATGCTGCAGACTCGGTTACAAGACGGGTTGTATAAGCACCAGGATGAGAAGGATAAATAACTCTATCCCAAGTGATTACACGAAGATTTTCGACTACATTTCTACCCCTAATGTTATTGAGAGATCCAAGAGCTCTAAGCGACCAGCTAGGTTTCAACCCTTCACGAAGGTCCTGATCGAAAGATTCACCCTTGGGGTCATTAGACCCTTTAAATTGCGCCATAACTTTATTGCCTTCCATCCAAATCTTAAGGAATCTAGCAACTCTGTTATTGGGATCGATAGTCTGCTGTCTAGCCATCGACATATCCATCGGGTGACCATTTTCAGCAAACATATTTCCAGTAGTAAGAAGCTCCATTGTTCTAGGACACTGGATTTCTCTAAGCAGGTCGTTATGAAGATAGCAACGACCATTTCTATTTTCTTCTTCGGCTTCCTGGATAACTCCTTCACCGATTACTCTATTTCCGGTATCAGAAATAACGCTAACCTCAGGAGCCTCCAGAGGTGCGCTTTCAAGAATAACGTATCCAATCGTAGGAATATTGTTAGGCATTATAAGCAACCTCCTATTTTCATTTACCGATATGTTGAAACAAGCATTCAATTTATTGAGGTAATAAGTTACTGCAATGTCAACAAAAATATAAGTAGTGCAATGATTGATTGTTTTTGGTGGTGCTTAAATAATCAATAGTATATAAAGCTGACCTCGTTGGGGTTTTATATACAAAGCGCTACTTAATTAAAGCTTGATTATGGACTCTTATGGTGTGTGAATGGGGCATCATAAGAGAAGAGGCGGCCCGACATGCCTTTCTAGTGAGTTGTTGCACTAAAGAAAGGCATAATATTTTCCGAGGCGTTGTGTCGTATGTAAGGACCCTTATTTAACAGGGCCTGGTATTCCGGATGGTTGACGCCCATCCGGAATATTTTTATCATAATATAACATATCAATGACGGTGTTATTCAGATTCCGTTGTTACCTCCGAGTGTTGTTTTGGCATATAGCAGCATGTGGGCACCTTTCTTCCGAGAATCCAGAGCAGGATTCTCGGACTTTCTTTTGTATAATTAATTTTTGAGTATATATTATAAAAGTAATGGAAGGTCAACTTCCAATTAAAAATACTTAATTCATTAAAGGAGAATTAAACTATGAAAAGAAAGCTTAAAGCAAAAGTAATTCAGGTTCCCGCAGAAGCGATTAATCGAATTGATCCTGCTGAACTTGAAAAATGTGAGGCATGTGCAGCCGAGATGGTCGTAGCACCTTATGAACCCATGGATTTCTTTAATAATCCCATCGATCCTTATGATGTAGTCGAGAGATTGTATCCTTATATGGAAAGAATGGATGTGGCTCATGCAATCCTTTCTGATAATGGTATGGTAAATACCCTTGATGGTCATATTAAGGGTTATAATGATAGCCGTTTTGCGGCAATTATTCCTGCAGTTCCGATTACTGAGGCTGGTAAGACTTCTACTCTTATCGTAAATACTCTCAATAATGGTTTGAGATATTGTGGTATTGGTGAAGATAGTAGCACTCACGATCTCGGTCCCGTAACAGAGGCATGTATTATTGGAAATGCAGAAAGACCTTCTGCAATTCTTGTTCCGATTTCTAACCCCGGAGCTCTTGTCGAAGGATATCATATTATGAAGGATCTTATGGATAGAGCTCTTGAAAGACAAGCAGCTGTTAATGATAAAAAGCACTGTTGTATCGACTGCGCTTGTGATGATAAGGCAAACTATCCCGAGCCCGAGGTAACTTATACTCCTCGTGGTTGGTATATTTAATCGGTAGATTATGGGCAGGGCCCTAAGTCCTGCCCATCTTTATTTTTTTTGTAACTCAATCTATTTTGATCTACTTAGGCGCTAACTTATAATTAAATTAAATTAGGGAGGCGGCATCAATGAGACAAGTTTTAATGAGCGATATTCGTAAAAGAATGCAAAATCTTACTGCGCCAACCAGCTCATTTAGAGAACAACATAATTTAGATTGGCGGGGAATGAAATCAATGAGAACTGCTGATCTGAAAAGAATGATTGAAACTAAGATCACAAGCTGTAATGAGGTAAATCTATATCAGATTTTAGATATGTATCAGGCATTTTCTGAAAAAGCCAATGTATCTGAAATTTCTAAAGTTGGATTATTTATTGCTAATGAAGGCATCGGAAAAGTTAGAGATGCAAAACACACTCAAACATTGCTTAAAAGGAGATTAACGGTTGCTCAGCATAAGCTGCAACCGCATATTATTGCTCCTCCGGTACAGCCTCATCCTGTAGCCGATAAGCCCCAAGCTCCTATTCCTCAAGATCAAGAAAAGGATCAGGCAATGGTAGAAGCATATACTAAGATGCTCGAAGCAGCTATTATTTATGCTAATTGCGATAGAGTTATTGAAAATTATAATAGAGTTTCCAAGAGATTCAATCTCGAAGTGCTGATCAATGAAAATACAAGAGTTAACGGTGTCAGCGATACCGTTGTTGAACTTTGTAATAGAATTGATACTTATCAAATGCCTACGGCCGTTAAGTTCAATACTGTCATTGAAACCGCATTTTATGGATTTGAATCCAATAATATAGATTACAAGAAGTCTGAACTTCTTGAAACTGCTATCGACTATTTCTTGTTCAAGCCGGATGGACGTGAGTCATGTAAAGAAATTCTCGAGGCTACTTTATTCTTTGATAAAAATGAGGATATGGGCAACATCGATATTCTCATGGAAGACGAACCAGAACAGACCGAAGAGCCTATCGATCAGTTGCTCCAAAGGCATTATGGTGATAATAATATTAGCATTCCTGTTAAAGAAAGTAAAGAGTTCGAAGATATTTTCAACAAGTTCAAAGAGGAAGAACTTGCTAAGACAGACAAACCCGAGAACAAGCTTAAAGGGTTGATTACTAAGCTATATTCTAACAATGTGACAAATATTATTGAGGAGACACCTAATCTACTCAAGTGGCTTAGATCCTTCTTCATTGTTGGCAGTGTAGCTATTCCGTTTATTGGACCTGTAGTTGCAGCTGTTGGATTTATTGCTGATAAATTTATCTCGCTGCATGTAGAACGCAAAGAAGTTGCTAAGATGATTAAATGCTTTGAGCACGAAATTAAAGCAACCGAAAAGAAAATTAGTTCTACTAATGATAAGGATGAAAAAGAGAAACTCGAGAAGTATAAAGATGCTCTTGAGAAAGCTCTTGTTAAACTAGATATGTACCATTCTGAACTTCTCACAGATGAAGAGCAGGATCAGATGTATGACAATATCGGATCAGATGATGATCTCGATACAAGTGACATAGATACCAATGGATTAGATGATGATCTTCTTGATGATTTTGATTTTGGAGAATTTAATGAATTTGCAGACATCTGCAAAGCAACCACCCATATCGGATCTGTTCTTGAAGATGTATTAAGAGCTTATAACTCTAATCCTATTACTGAAGATATGATATTCTCAATTATGGAGAACGCGGATAATGATGCAATGCTTGATCTTGCTTATCTTGGTGCAAAATATCCTCAGGATTTCCATAAAGATATCATGAAAATATCTCTCGAGTCTGTGCTTTCTAATATTAGAAAAAATAAAATTACTCTTGAGAGCACTGTAGCAAGATCTGTAAGAATTAGCTCTATCCACTCTGCTCTTAATATTCTTGAACAGATTAGACCTGATGATGAAAGCTCTGCTATGACAGTATTCCAAGGAAAGATGGAAATGGATTCTATTTGTGAAGCAATTCAAGGAATTCAACTCCTTAGTACAGTCAATGCTAATGAAACTTCTCCTCTTATGGAGGCTTCTATTTCTAATACATTGAAATTAGCTTCTATGAAATTGAGAAAAGCAATGACTGGACTTAAAGATAAGGATAGACAAATGTCTCAGACTATTGACCTTAGTGTTAATAATATGAAGAAAGGTGTAGAGGATGCTCTTACTAATGATAATAGAGAAGCTATTATTAAAGGAAGAATTCTCCCGTCTGCTTCTAAAGTTATTAAAATGGCTATCGTTAATGCTGGACTTTCGTTCTTCATCCATCCTGCTATTGCAGTAATTGGAACTCTTGGTTATCTTGGAGTTTCTGCTAAGTTTAAGTCTAAAGAGCGTCAGATGGTTATCGATGAAATTGAGATTGAAATGAAGATGTGCGATAAATACATTCAGATTGCTGAGCAGAAGAATGATATGAAGGCACTAAAACAGCTTCTTATGACAAAGAGAAATCTTGAAAGACAGCTTCAAAGAATTAAATATAAAATGAAAGTAGATCTCGGACAGAAATACTATGATGCTCCAAAGGACCAAGATTAAAACTGAATAATAAATTAAAGGAAGGATCCTAGTGATCCTTCCTTTTGTATTTGCTCAACATTAGATTAAATTAAAATAGAAAAAGGAGGCAGAGTATGGGTTTCTTTTTCACAAATTATAAACCCTTGGTTAAACCTGTTAGAGAAGCAGAAATCGACGGCCAACCTGGGGAAGAAGAACAGACTCCTGATTATACAGCAGAGGATCAAGCATCTGCAACACAGGCTGAACAGCCTGTCGATGATACCAATGCTACTGAAGAACAGCCCGCTCAGGGTGAAGAACAGACTCCGGCTGAAGGAGAAGGTGGTGAAGAACCGCCCGTAGATTATACTCAGATGGATGCCGATCGAGAAGCACAGGAAGTTCCACCAGAAGATGGGGGAGCTCCACAAGGTGCTGGTGGTGCACCAATAAATGACCCCCAACAGCCTTCAGAGGTTGACGAACATAAGGAGGAGGAAGAGGATCTTTATGAAAATCTTACTCCCGAACAACTTGATATCAAGCATAAAGAGCTTAAGAATAGATACCTCGAGATGTTTGATACCACAACTTCAGTTATAGATCGGATTGGCGATGTAGCTGTAGCAGAGGAAAATTTTGAGATCATTAAATATGTATCTAATACCCTCTCAAATCTCAGAGATATGCTAACCGATTATATAAATTCTGTATATAAAACTAAGTCATATATAGAGAACCTTGTTAATTACAACAAATTTCTTGCAGTTTTGAATGGAATTAACGATATTCTTGAAGAAATGAACAAAAAAGGTGAATAATTACACCTTCTTAGGTTTTGAAGAATAATAACATCATGGTAAAAATATTGTTCGCATTGCGCGGCATATTTCATAACGCAATTTTATTAAGCTTAATAGAAAGGAGCATTTAATATGCCTATTGTTGGTAATCGCAAAAATACCGCAACCCTGGGCAGAGGCTATGAGAGAGATTCTATCTACTCTTTTGCTAAGAGCTTCCAGGAATGCGCTAACAGCATTCTTGCAGAAGGCGTAGATCTGTATACTGAGCCCTTCAAGGCACTTCAGATCGGTTCTGCTTGCAATGCCCTGAAAAACTTCTATGTTGAGAATTCCTTTGATACGGCCGAGTTCGATAAGGTTGATCCTGCACATGCAGCAGCATTGTGCGAGGACGCTGAGGACATGGCTGTAGCACAGTTCGAGAATGATAAAGAGGCAGTGCTCGAGCACGCTTACATGGGCTCCATGAACCCTGTAATCGGCATGACCTTCCCGCTTCATAAGAATATCATGATGAACAACGTCTTCGACAAGGGTGCTATTCCCAAGTTCGTTGCACGTGAGCCTAAGTTCACCATGTCTATGGAGAAGAGAATTCTCGTTACTCCCGCTGGTGAAGAGATCGATATGTTCAAGGAGCAGTATAAGATTCACGATGCAATCGCTTCTACTGCACCCTTTACTTCTATCGATATGACTCTTCCTCAGATGGAAGGCGCTACCGATGTTCTTGCAACTATCGGTGCAACTGAGGAGGATAACCTCTCGATCGATACTTACATCTCCGCTGTTAAGGTTAACGGTGTATATCTCCAGGCTGGTGATATCAACCCCGAGACCGGTGCTGCTGTCGATGCAGATGGCGAGTACAGCTTCTGGATGCCTGTAAGAATCAAGTTTACTCCTTCCTACGGCGAGATCGACCGTGTTCTTGCTGATGAGGTTGTTGTAAACTCTAAGGATGCAACAGATCCCACTAAGACTGTTGTTCTTAAGGATGTCCTCACTGGATACATGAAGAACAATAAGTTTGCTATTAATGGAACCAGCGGCCTTGTATCCGACGTTCGCCTTAGCGCTCGTATTGATACTTCTTCCGCTATGGTTAAGACCTGCAGCGTTCGTTGGAAGGTTCGCACTGATATCGTTGAGATCCCCAGCGCTAACCCCATCAACACCACTGTATCTCCTGAGGAAGTTAAGGACATCTCTGCTCTTTACAATGTAAATCAGTTGTCCAAGATCCTCTCGCTCATGAAGACTGTTCTCGGCGAGTACAAGGATACCTCTATCAAGACTAAGCTTGATGATTCCTTCAAGACTATGCCCGATGATTGCAAGTTCGCAACCACGTTCGACTTCGCTCCTCGTGGAAGCTATGCTCTTGATCACGTTGAGTGGAGACATAAGACGTTCATGGATTACCTGGATTCCGTTACCACGGGTCTCTTCCAGGTTCTTAACGATCCTAACATGACCGTATCTATCTTTGGATCTCCTGATCTGGTTCGTAAGATTACTCCTACTGAGTATACCTACCAGACTCCCTCCAACATCGGTCCTGTTGAGCTCGATTTCGTTAAGACTGTTGTTACGTCCGATAAGAGAGTATACCAGTTTATCGCATCTGATAAGCTCCGTGGAAATCCCAATCTGATTATCGTTCTTTGCCCCAGAAATACTGACCGTATCGTATATAGAATCTACGATTACCAGATGTATGTATCGAACGAGATCCGTAACATGGCTAATCCCGCTCTTCCCGCTATCCATGCGTTCGAGCGTTGGCAGTTCGTTGAGTATCAGCCTGTTCAGGGTCGTATCCAGATCCTTAACCCCACTGGTCTCACTGATATCGCTCCCAACACTGATCCCATTGGTGGCCGTTACATGAGCGACTTTAACCTTATGAAGTAATTCTGACACCTCCTGTAGTCTGAATATATCATAAAACACTAGGAAGAGAGCTTCGGCTCTCTTCCTTTTGTTATTTGCTTGAGTCAACTATTAAATAATTGATTAAAGATCAGATACTCTATAAATCAAATGGAGGATATAAACATGAGCGAAATTATGTACGACTTTTCTGTCTTTCATTCTGTATTTGCTAGAATGAAAGATCAGACTACTTCTGTGGAGCCTGAAGATCTTAGATCTTTAAAGAATGAATTAAATCGTTTCTTTACAGATTCTGAGTGTAAAGAGGTTCTATATACAACAAATAATGACAATATGTATTTCGGCATTAAGATTATTCCTATGATTGATGCTGATGAAATTTATGGATATTTGGCCAATGATGAAGAGAAGTATCGTATTAGCAGCTATCTTGTCGAGTTTGATTCTAAACTCTTCGATCCTGTTACCGATATTTCTGTAAGAGGACTTACAGCGCTTCTTCTTAGAGAAGTTAATCATCTTACTGGAGATTCTACTCCTATCGAGAATGCTCGCAATGCCCTCAATATCTATCTGGCTAACAATAAAGATCATATTCGTGTATCCCAGTCTATCCATTATAAAGAGATTCTTGCATATGGACTGAAAGATTATCTTTCTAAGTGTGATTCTATCTTCTATACTTCCGATGTTGCTGAGATTTACAATGATGAATTTATTAATGCATATGGAATGGAAGAAGATCTCGTAGATGCATATAGAAAGATCAATAATGGCAATATGAAGCTTTATGAGAATAGCGAGACTAGCAAGTTTATTATCTTTAGCTGGACTCTTAGTCTATACCGCCAGATCAAGCTTCAGCGTATTGGAGCTATGAAGACTCTTGCTGATATGAAGGCAATGACCGGCTCTAGACTTGAAAAGCTTGAGATTGGTAATGTATATCGTCGTATTCAGAGAATCGATGATGATATGATATTTAGCGAATCGGCTGGTAAGGAATCTGTGGGACAGAAGATTCTTAGAAAAATGAGAATGAAGAACCTTAAGATGATCGATTCTGCTTATTATGAACTTGCAATGCAGGTTAAGAATGTAGAAGATGAAGATGATGCTCTTTACCTTATGAGGCAGATCAATAGCAATATTTCTATTTGTGACGAATATCGTAACTCTCAGAACTGTGATGAGTTCGAGCTTGGCAAGTGGAATACTGCATATGATAAGTTTGTTGCTCTTCGCGATAAACTTTCTTCTACAGTTGTTTACAAGCATAAATCTTACGGACTTTTCGTAAGTTATCCCGACATTGTGGAGAATAGATATTAACAATAAATTAATTATGATGAACTTACTGCCTTTGTCATAATTTCTGAACCTCCATGTGGTGAGACGTGATGGTTTTCTTTTCATTGTTGTTGATTTCTCCTCCGTAAATTATTTTACCGCAAAAAAGAATACAGCTGGAGCGCGTTCTCCAGCTGTATTCGATTTGTTTACATTTCAAGATATCTAGCAATAGGCCTTGGTTTTGTTATATCTCCACCAATGAAAGATAAGATCCATTTAGAGCCAGATGGAATAATAGGATCTTCTTCCATATCATATGACATACAAACTTCCTTAGGCATAGGAATGATGACATAATTTGTAAGAGATATATTTTTGATATCAAATGCAATAGCTTTATTCTTTAAATTATTTTTATTCTGATAGATAGTCTTATTAAATGCTTTAGAGCTATCTAGATTCGGCGTTAGAATAGGAATAATAAACTTTACCATTCCTGGATTTCTTCTATCTATATCCTGTATAGCTATTCCTATTTCAGGATATTTTAAATCCATTTTATCATAGAAATTTATAATATCATTCATATCATTCCCTCCTATTTTATTATTAAGTTCAAGTAATATTTTAATAGAGAAGTAACTACAAAATAATCATATATTATCTATGAGATATTAAAATGGAGGAAAATTATGATTGTTTATCATCACAATGACATGGATGGAAAAACAGCTGGTTGGTTAGTTCATACAATGAAACCAGCAGCAATTGAAGATCATCCGAGTGATTATATCATGATGGACTACAACAGCAAATTTGATAAGCATACCGCTAAAGATGATGTATTTGTTGTAGACTTTTCAATTAGCCACTCGACTTATGATCAACTAATTGAACTTTGTAAAACTGCAAGAACTGTAACATGGATTGATCATCACGCATCATCACTAGACGTAATTGAGAAGCATAAAGACGAATTGCAAGCTATTAGTAACTTAACGTATTTTGTTTCCAAGTGCGCATGTGGTGCCGCACTTGTCTATTCTTTTTTCAAATGCCCTCAGAATGAATTACAGCAGATTAGGCATATTGAAGAAGATGAAGAATACCTTATTGAAGCTGCTTATGGTGCAAAAGGCGCTATTAAAGTAATGGCTTCTAAAACAAATAAAAAGAATAAAGCTGATGGGGTTTATCATGAATATGATATTGCAATTCCGTTATGGCTTTATTTTGTCGATGACTACGATTGTTGGAAGAAAATGGACAAACGTAGCGATCAGTTTATTCTTGGTGCTGAACTTACTGATACAAGTATCTGTATCGATGAAGACACTGAAAGCCCTAAATTTAATAATGCTGTATGGGATATCCTAACCGATGTTGAATATGTAGAAGAAATCGTTAATAAGGGAAAGACTGTACAAGCATATATTGGAATGCGTTATGATAGAGAACTTGAAGATACATTTACATATGTAATTGATGGAACCAAGTTTATCTGTAAGAATGCAACTGGCAATAGCTGGAACTTTGCAGATGAGCTTGCTAGATATGGACAGGCAATTCTGTTCAATTATAGTGGCAAATCTGGAAAGTGGGAGTACTCTGTTTATGCAGATGAGCATTGCTCCTTTAATGCTAAAACATTTGCTGAAAAATTTGGTGGTGGAGGACATCCTAAAGCAGCTGGATTTTCTACTAAAGAACTTATTTTCACAGCAAAGAACTTTAAACCTAAATCAAATCAGATCTTCCTTGGTGGTACTGTAAACTCAGATTGGAGAGAGCAGTTTATTGAACTTTGGAAGCAGTCTGATGATAAAAAGAAGAAAGAGTACGAGCTCTTTAATCCTATTGTACCTAATTGGACCCCAGAATGCATTGCTAAAGAGGATGAAGTTAAAGCAGATGCTAAACTGAATCTTTTTGTAGTGATTGTAGGAGATCATGTAGGACCTTACTCATTTGTAGAAGCTACTGAAGCTTCTCATTATAGTAAGACATTTCTTGTAATCTATGATGAATTCGGTAAGCTTGATGATAAAACTAAGAAGTCTTATGAAGCTATTGGAGATATTATAAAGAAGAATGGTGGAAAGTTTGAAATCTACCATAGTGAAAAGAAAATGCTAGATATTGTAACTGACGTTTTCAAATCACTTTAATTAGTTAACCAATCTAAAACAAATAAATAAATTTTTATAAATAATAAAGGAGAAACAAATCATGGCATTTGGAACTTACAACAACAATCAGACTGCAAAGTCTAACGACCCTGGCGTTACTGTATACTCTTATCGTATGAATAACGCTGAATCCGAAGTAGACGCTACTTGTTTGAATTTCAGATTCTGGAAAAATAGCCTCTGTATCGGTATTTATCCTAGAAAGCAGACAGGTAACGACGAGGTATCCTTCGATATGGACAATGGAATTACCATCTATCTGTCCCACACTAAGGCTCGTATGCTTAAGAACGAGATCGAGCTGTTCATGAAGGATCCTGTAGCATATAATTCTGTAGGTGTTCCTTCTGGTACTGCAGCTATTACTATTTCTAATGGTGCAGAGTATGGAAAGAATACTCCCTTTGTTACAATTCGTAAGCTTAGCGAGAATGGCGAAATTGTTGGTAGCTTCGCTTATGAATTTAAGACTCATTATCATTTCTCTCTTAGAAACTTTGATGGAAAGAACTTCGATAGAGAGTATGATGCGTATGATAATCTTGAGCTTCTTGAGATGCTCACTGTACTTGACGAGTATGTAAAGGCTTCTACTAAGGCCATTGCATTTACGGTAATGGATGAGCGTAAATTCTCGTTCGATCGCGTAGATAAGAAGATTGACGCAATTGCTCAGGCTCTTGGAGTTGAAACTGCTAAGTCATATTCTAATGGCAATAGATATTCTAAGAATTCGTTTTTCAACAATCCCGCAAATGGAAATAATTCTAGCAGTAGTTCCAACTTCTCTTCTGGAGTAAGTTACGGCTCTGCTACCATGGAAGACCTCGAGTAATCAAAATTATGCAGAGGGTTGATCATAATACGGTCAACCCTCTTTATTTTTTAAAGGATGTGTGAAACTATGCAAAACAGTGTTTTATTTGATTTCTACTCTCTTATTGATAGAGAAATTTCTACAATCAAGTTTTTAGCTGGTGAGTATAGGGAGACTGCATTACAGAACTTTGATAAACACAGAGTTCTTTATACATCCGACCTAGACTGGAAATTAGCTAGAACTCAAAATAAGGATGATGTTTTTAAATCTCTTATGATAGGAGATGAATTTAAACAACATTCTGAATCTGTCCTTAATGCTCTTTGGGCCGATTACGAAATGTGCATTCTTGGCAAATACGCTTTCAAGACAAATGCTACTACCCTTATTTCTGCTTATAGTAAAATAGGTAGAGGTGATATTGTTAAGATAGCCGTGTATTGCGAAAATGAAGCACAGAAGAAGTTTGTAACTCAAGAGTTCCCAAGTGTGGCTATCGAAACAGGGGAGCGTAAAGATGTGGACCTTACCAAATACAATAGAGTAATTGTCGGAAACTATAAACATGCTCTAATGTATGATTATCCAGGTCCCAAAAGTATTGTTGTTTTAAACTTTAGTGAAAACTATAGCGAAGATGACTTTACATTATTAAGCCCTGAACTTGTTATTAATCTAGGAGATATCCATGACATTGAAATTATGTCAGCATATATCACTGATCAGGACGAAAACTAATAAAGGAGAAATCGAACTATGAAAATTATCAACAACGTAGTTAGAGGCTCTACACTGAGAACAGTTCAGTCGAATGTTCTTGGAGAGCTTTCTGAGATTCTTGTGCATTCATTTGGTCCTAATGGATCTAATGCTTGTTTGAAGAAAGAGAATGCATTTGCTCGTTATACAAAAGATGGCCATAGCATTCTCGGATCTATTCAGTATAATGGTATTATCGAGCAGTCTATTAAGGATGACATCGAGTCTATTACTCGTCACATCGTAAAGACTGTTGGCGATGGTACTACTTCGGCAGTACTTCTTTCTAATCTTATCTTTAATCAGATTAAGGAGATCGAAGCCTCTGGAAAGTATAGACCTGTAGAGATTGTTAAGGCTCTTGAAAAGGTCGTAGAAAATATTAAAGCTAGAATCAAGATGTCTGCAACTGAGCTCACCCTTCAGGATGTATATGATATTGCAATGATTTCTACAAATGGTAATGAATTTGTTGCCCAGACGCTTTATAAGATTTATGAGCAGTTTGGTAACAGTGCATATATCGATGTAAGCCCCGCGATGGGCACTGAGATGGTAATCAAGAGCTATGATGGTATGACCCTTAATAGTGGTTATAATAATCCCTGTTACATTACCAATCCCAAAACCAATACGTGTGAAGTTCCTAATCCTGAACTTTACTTCTTTGAGCATCCTGTAGATACAGCAGAAATGGCTGCTTATCTTAGTTCTATTATTTCTCAGAATCTCATTACTCCTGTAAATGATGGAAACTATGATGAGATTGTGCCCACTGTAATCTTTGCTCCTAAGATTTCTCAGGATTTGTCTGGTTCTATGGATAGTCTTATCAATTATATGGCTCAGGCATCTTCTGAAAATAAGCTTCCCGTGTGCGTGATTACCGAGTATCATGAGCCTGAGCAGCTTGAGGATCTTGCAAGAATGTGCGGTGCGAAGATGATTCGTAAGTATATTGATCCTAAGGTATATCAGGCCGATGTAGAAGCTGGAAGAGCTCCCACTCCGTCTACGATTAAGAACTGGGCTGGACATTGTGATAAGGTTGTTTCTTATTCTGAGAAGACAACTTTTGTTAACCCGTCTCTTCTTCGTAATGAAGATGGATCATATTCTGAAATCTACAATAATCTTATTGCTTTCCTTAGAACAGAGATTGATCGCGCTTCTAAGGAGGGTGAAGATGCTAGAACTATCGGAACTCTTAAGCGTCGCCTGCATTCGCTTGAATGTAATATGGTAGAGCTTTATGTGGGTGGACTTACACAAACTGATAGAGATGCTCTCCGCGATCTTGTAGAAGATGCTGTACTTAACCTGCGTTCCGCTGGAGCTAATGGTGTTGGCCTTGCTGCTAATCTGTCTGCTGTAAAAGCTATTGTAGAACTGTATAATGTTGATGCAGCTGACAGCGATAATGCCACTTCTGAAGTAGCTGTAACTGGAGATCCTCTAGAAAATGCTTTGTATAAAGCTATCTATTCAGCTTATAGAGAGCTTGTTCTTACGCTTTATGCTACAGAAGATGTAGGAGACGTTCCTGATAAGTTTGACATTATTAAGATTAATGCATGCGCAACTGAACCCATGGTATACAATATTCGTACCAAGAAATGGGATACCAATGTTAAGACTTCTATTATGTCTGACGTTACGATTCTTGATACTGTTGCTCGCATTATTGGTATTATGGCAACTTGTAATCAGTTCCTTGTACCTAGTGCTGTACATAACGTATACGAATTTAATTAATATAAAAACCGCTAGAGGAAATCCCTCTAGCGGTTATTTTTTTTATTTATTAGGAAGACAGAATGTATCGATTCCTTTAGCTTTATTAAATACGGTATTTGCAAGAGCCTCATGCTTATCGTCAACATCAAGAGCTACGATAGCAATACCATTAACAGATGTAGCAGAAGCAGGATCAATATCGAGAACTCCAGTCTTCATAGCAAGATGCTCAATGGCTTGAACAGGAATATCAATCTTTTCAATATTATTGATAGATACTCCACTTCCTTGTTCAATCTTATCGATCATTCTAGCAGCTCTAGCTTTAGGAGTATCTTTGTCTTCTCCTCCAAGAACATCTGGATCAGTTTCATAGTCATCTATAACTACTTCTGAATCAGAAGTAAGCTTCTTAAGATTATTCTTAAATCTAGCAAGCTTCTTAATATCGAAGTCCTTGAAATCTACTGTGAAATATCCTCTAGTTCCAACGAAGACAATAGATTTATTTCCCCAAGCCTTCCTGAGAGCCTCTGGATTGGTGCGTATAAGACGACAGATAATTGAAATTGGGTTCAAACTCTTCTTATAGTCTGTCAGGTCAGTATCGTTCGCAACATCCCATGCAGAGAGGTCTACAGGAATAAAAATAGTTTGTTTCTTATAAGTAGCATTAACTTCACTATTGTTAATGAGTCTATTGATAAACTCAAAATAGAAGTTGACAGCTCTATCAAGAACAGTTGCATTATTCTTCAAGAATAATCCATGATAGTAAGAAAGATCTACGAAAAGATTAAAGTTTCTATACATCTCAAGTTTGATATATGTCTTCTTGATCTCAGGATTAGATTCTTTGATTCTATCATAAAGAAGAACAGCATCTTTATTATTTCTGATACGTTCTTTATATAAATACGCTTTAAGTTTCTGAGAATATTCTCTATCCTTACTTTCAGTAAGAAGAGCCATCTCTTTAGTAACAAAAGAAAGCTCTGTCTCAACAACCTCTTCAGAAGAATGAGCCGGCTTCATATGAGCAGGGATCTCTTTCCAGATTTCATTGTCATCTTTAACTTTCTTAATGAAAACTTTACGGCCATATTTATCTAGATGGCCCGTATCAATAAATCCATGTTTTGATGCCAATGCTTGAGAAGCAGCATTATCGGGATGAGCAGTCCAATAGAAGATCTTAAACTCATACGTTTTAGCAAAATCTCCATTAAGAAGCTCATCCACCATATCATCTGCAACATGCTGACCTCTAAACCTAGGATCAACTGCAATTACGATCTGTGCAAGATCAGGATTAGAAGGAAAGATATATGCATCAAGAAATCCAGCAGGTTCTGGACCTACTCTTTTAATAATACGCTTAGCTACAAAATTAGAATTTCTATAGGTATCATAGAACGTGATACGAGAAAGCTCATTAGCACTTAAATTATTACAGATCTTTACAATATCCATATAATCAGTACCAAGAGGACCAGCTTCAAGTATAGCAAATTCTTGCTTAACACTGCCATCACTCTTTTTATTTTTAGCATTAGGATCTACTGGTTTAAGCGTGGCAGGATCGTAGAATTTTCTGAATCTATTTGCTGCACTAGCTTTAAGATCAGTAATACCAAAATATTTAGCTTTCTTTACAATATTATTTGCAAGCTCTTCTTCCTCATCTTCATCTGCATTATTAAACATCTTCAAAGCAAGACGAACATGTTCTTCATCATGCATTGGATATTTTCTCTTGTTAGGAAGACCAAATTCGGAAGGAAGAAGTCTTTCACGCTGCATATAGCTAAGTGAGCTCTCAAAGATTAATCTCTTAGCAATACCAATAAATTGATTTGCTTGATATCTTCTAAAAATATTTATATCATTATGCTTAATATATTCCCTTGTAAGCTCCCAAGCTTTAGGCCTAGCCATATTCTCTATCTGTTCAGCAAGTTTCTTAAGCTCTCCGAGATTATATCTATTTCTACTCTTATTCTCGCTAAGCCAAGCGGCTTGACCAGAAAGACCTGATGCAATTACATGAGACATTGTGGTAGGAATATCATCATTATAGAACTCGATCAAGAATTGATATAGTGCTTTTCTGAGATATACAATATAATTACCTCCCATGAGCTCTTCATCATAATATGCATAAGACATAACATGAACTGCATCATTGGATACGAATGAATATAAGTAATCTCCATAAACATTCTGAATATTCTTAGGAGCAGCACTTCTAAGAGCGGATACATTTGGATAGACTATAATCTTAATGGTTTCTGGAGTTTTTGTAGTTCTAATTCCTTTAGCAAACTCTTCGATAGACTTCTGGCTAAAGACTTCCTGAATTCTCCTTGTATCGATGACAGTAGCCTTGTCATCGAATTTAAATTTTGTTTTCCCAATAGAGCTGAAGATAATTCCTTCAGAAATGCTTTCAGCTTCCTTTTCATCAAAATCTATATTTTCAATACCGACATTATCGATATATGCCATGGCATTTCTGTCAATATAATATGCTGAGAAAAGATTAGGATTATGAAGATATGGCAATCTCATCATTTTAGACGAGGTTGTTGTATCTTTACTAAGGAGCATAATAGCAGCTCCTTTTTTCTTATCTTTTTCGTTTACAGGAGCATGTACTTTCATAGATTTGGGATAAAGAAACAAAGGTTTCAGTTCATCCATCATTTTCATAATTTCTCACCCCTTTTATTGAATTATTAATAAGTTGGAACGTTCCCAAGTTAACCTTTACACGGGCGTTCACATTCAAGTAATCCAATAGTGGCCTATGTAGGAAAGTATAAAGGACACTATTAAATAATCCTAAGAAAGAAGGATTGAACTTTGAAAAAAGAAAAATCATATATGCAGACAATCACTCGAGATAACTTTATCAAGTTTCTTGCAGAAGCAACGCCTGAAGAAGTAAATCGATTAATTACAGAAAAGGGAAAACCTAGAAAGCTAATTGAGCCTATGATCTTTTTTGATAATAAGCCCAATGCAGAAACTATTAATAAATGAGATAAATGATCTCTTTTATCATAAATATAAAAAATATAATTTAGGAGGATTCCAAATGAACAACGAAGGCGAAATCACCGTAAAGGCCTTGATTGAAGAAATTTCTACAGGTCTTAACCAAGTAAGCTCGTCCAGAAAGGACGAGATCCGTGTTATGCAGGCAATGCTTAGCGATACTTCTTATACTGTAGATATCTATGGTAAAGATGGTAAAGAAATGAGCTATAATCCTGCACGTGACTTCCAGCAGATGTGCGCAAGTGTAATCTCTAATGCGGCAAAGGTTCCTATGGCAGAGGCTACTCAGCTTATGGAAGGCTATGAAGTTAAGAAGTCTGAAGCTGCTTCTATGGTAAGCATCTCTAAGGAGTTTGTTAATACCTTCCTTCAGACTGGTCGTAAGCTTCCTCTTGGAGCAAGAGAGCATTCTGACGTATCTCTTGGTCTTAAGAAAGTAGAAGCTACTACTCGTCTCTTCCCGCAGAAGGTTGGAGTTAATGACGATGGCAGTGATCGTTATTCTAAGACACCTACCGTAGTTCCTGCTCATGAGAGCATTCGTGTATTCGCTCCCTGCCCTTCTTGGGTAAAGTAAACAAAAAAAAATAACAGAGTTGGCAATTAAGCCAACTCTGTTACTTCTTCTATTTGACGTTCTGGAGAAGCTTCTCCATATACTGCCGGCGGTTTAACAAAGTAATTTAATTCTTTATTATCTTTTACAACTGTAGTTTCAGTAAATCCTACAAAATCTTTAAAGTTCTCTCGATCTTTAACCGTAGGGCAGACTGGACGATAGAAGATAAATCCATCATTCTTATCTGCGATAGCTGTGTTAATTAGCTTAGAACAGTCTTCATCTGAGACATTACTATCACAATGGAAGGCTTCAATCTTATATAAAGCTTGATTATCTAAACAATAGTATCCGAGACCAGCAATCTTTAATTCTTCTACAGATGCTTGTCTAATTGCAATGATTCCAAGAGTATTGCCATAAATCTTATCTACAAGAATAAATACAGAATTACAACATTTTAAGAAATCATTAAGACATACATCTGCTAAATCTGGACAAGCGCTAAGCATTTTCGTATAATTAATCCTTAGCATGTAATCATCTTGCGGATGGATTTTCTGAACTTCCATCCATTTAGCATAATGTTTCATTTGTCATATCTCCTCTCTATTTTTTAAACATCATTGGATAGAATAGTGGATTATCAATTTTCAAATCCACTATAACTACAGATCGTCCATCTCGCATTATAGTTTCTACATTTACATTTACGACATAGACATCATAATATGCTACATAGCGATATGTCATATCACTAAATGCACTTATATTTTCTGCAAGATATCTGCCTCCACTTTTAATAACAACTGATTCTTTAGAATTAAACATCAGTATGATATCATCAGCCTCAGCATCATTTGTAAAAAATGTTAATTTATTAAATAGTTGAAGGTCTTTTAGAATGGTATTGGCTATAGTCTGCTTATAAAACTCTGCAGGTGATGCCTTTCTATAATGACCTTCATCTGGAAGCGAATCTGACGTGATTGCCTCCATATCAATTCTAATTCCTATAAGATTTGATAAAACAAATTGGTTATCGCTCACCCAATCATAGCTAGATCGTTGTACGTCATTTTCTTTATCCTCTTTATAGGCATTATTGCTCATATACATTACCATTTGAATAGCTTGATCTGCATGAAATAATTCATGTGCAATGGCCCAAGCCAATACAGTGCAAACATATTCTTCTTTTTTGATAATACCATACCACTCATTATTCCAACTATCTATAATATTTCCCAGATGAAGAAATATATGATTTGGATATCGAATAGTAGCATAAGTATTACGAATATTATCATACATATCGATGTATAGAATACATCGGTTATTCATTTTATTAATTCTACCATTCATATAGTCAAATAATCTTTTTGCTATAGGTTGATAGAAGTCCCATTCAAAATTTGTCAAGTTAAATCACTTCCTTTCATTATTATATTATATCTTTAAGCATATTTTTATGATTATACAGAGATCAATACAATTAAGTAATTATTACATAAAAGGAGAATGAAAATGACTGACTTTGAAGAAATGCTTAATGGTCGAATAATTGCATTTGAAGGTCTAGATAATTCGTTTAAGGAAACGAATTATAAAACTTTTGCTGCTCGCCTTCGCTATGAAGCAGATGTAGAAATTATTACAGAATCATTTCCAAGATATGGAACTCAACCTGCTTTGATGCTTGAGAAATGGTTAGATGGATCTCTTGATAGAGATCATATGAAATCGCATCCGATCGCTACTTGCAATCTATATTGTGCTGATAGACTCGCATATTGGTATGAATCAGTACATGGAATACAAAGAAATATTGATAAGCTTAAAAACAAAGAGTCTGTATTCTTGTTTGATAGATACAGCTCTTCCAATGCTATTTATAATCCTATGAAGGATCAAAATAACGTATCTGTTGAAGACCTTCTCTACGATGAAAAGGTATATGGAATTCCTACACCTGATATCGTAGTATGGATGAGAATGAAATCATTTGATGTGCTTCGACAGCTCATCGCTGAGAAAGCTAATAAGGATTTAAATGAACTTGATACATCTTTTATTCAAGGTGTATGGGAGCGCTCTGAGAGAGCAATCCAAACAAATGTCTTTGCATCTGCAGGAATCAATCTTATCGTGATTGATGTCCTTAATGAGGATAATACAATTAAAAGTAGAAGTGAAATTGCAGATGAAATTTGGGATAGAATTATTAAGGAGGTAGAAAAACTATGAACAACCCGTTTACCAAAGAAACCGCCATGTCCAAAATCAGAACTAAAGTTGGCGGAAAGAAGAAAGTGACTGAAGAATCCATCGGATTTGGAGCAGTCAAAGCATACCTGGTAGGTATGAATAACGCAATTCCAATCTGTGCAACCGCATCAGCATGCTGTTGGGATAAGCCAATTCCTGAAGATTATCAAGGAATTGCAGATTATGTAGGACGTAGATCTAAGACTGGCCATACGTCTATTCTTGAGCACAGTAACTTTGTTGCATATCTTAAAGTTGCTGTAAAGTTTGCACCTGAATTTGTAGATTTTCTTACTACTGTAAAGTATCTTAATACTTTTAGTGTAATGTCTAATGACGGTACATACTGGCATTTTATTATCGGTGGATCTTATAGAGGCTTTACAGATCTCTATAAAGAAGCTGAAGATCTAAATAATCCTGTTCTTCAGGCAATTACAGCACTTCTTTACCAGTATGGAAACTCTGCCGCATTTGAAGATATCTGTGCATACGAGCTTCTTGATAAAGATTTGTTCCAGAATCTCGAGCCCGATGAAAACTTCAAACTGCTTAGTGCATCTCTTCCCGAGTCTGCAAATACAGAACTTTTTGAAGTAATTGGTATGGATAGTATCAAGAAGCTGTATACGAATCTCTATAGTATTGAACCCGAGATCGCCGAAAAGATTACAACATTCGATCTGATTAAGTTTGCATCTATTACTATTCTTTTTAAGAATATGAGCCGTACTTGCACTCATCAGCTTGTAAGACATAGAAATGGCATTACTCAGGAGTCTCAGAGATATGTAGACTATAGCAAGGGATGCTTTAGCTCACCTGCATTGTTTAAGCCTGATAAGTATGATGCAACTCATAAGTACAATATCAGATTTGGAGCATCTAGCCCCATGCATCTCACTCTCGATGAAATTGGAGATGCAATATGTAAGATTTATGAGCAGCTTCAGAATCCTGTTGTTGCTGGTCAGGAACACCATCTTCTGAAAGAAGATGCTAGAGCATTCCTCCCAGGAAATGTTCAGTGCAGAAAGATCTATATGACATTTACGGTAAAGAGTTTCCTGATGTTCTTGCATCTTAGAGAAGATAAGCATGCTCAGGCAGAAATCCGCATGTATGCACAAGCAGTAGGTGATTGGTTTAGATCTATTTCTAGATTTAATACAAAAGAACTTTGCGATCTTTATACGAATCCTCGTCTTCTTATCGAAGATCCGTTCAATTTTATGGACGAAGATCTTGGTATTGTAGATGAGACCTTTGAAGTAACTGATGAAGAATATGAGCAGGCTGCTGGTATTGCTCCCGATGGTACCGAAGAGGAAGATTTTGAAAGAGTCGTTCCTAATAAGGATAACGAAGTATAATTATAAACATTCAGATAGGAGTCTTTTGACTCCTATCTGCTTCTTTTAACATTTCTATAATGATAGAAAGTAGGTGAGTTATTTGAGAGATCCGAATGTTGTTGGAAATAAGGTATATGAAATGGAAGATCCGCCTGTAGTCATACAGATGCATGAGGTTCCTGAGTATAACCTTTATGATTATGATCTGAATGATGATAAATCATTCCAGAAATATATAAAAGCTGTTGAAATGTGTGTTAGAACTTCATTTGAATACAAAGCTATGATTAAATATCTTAGAGAGTATGTCGATATGGATAGATGCGCTTTCTATAAAAATCTTAGTAATGCCGATTCTACGAAGATTCATATTGAAATTCATCATGAGCCGCTTAGTTTGTATGATATAGCGCTTATTGTCTATAATAAAAGAATATCGTATAATGAGCCTCTTGATGAAGAGTTTGTTGCTAAAGAAGTAATGTATCTGCATTATAATTTAATGGTCGGTCTTATTCCTTTGGCCGAGACTGTACATCAGCTTGTACATGCCTCTTATTTATTTGTCCCCACTTCTGCTGTATATGGAAAATACAGAGAGTTTGTAAATCATTACAAACCTTATATGCTTCCAGAGCAGTTAGAAACTCTTGAGCATATTGAGGAAGCTACTAAAACTTATAATGGCGATGATGCTCAAACCATTCTTGCTAAACACTTTATCTATGTAGATCCATCTGGAGCCTACAATCTTCCCAAGATGGAGGATATTGTAGATCTTGTAAAGGGTCGTATTAGAGAGCTTGTAGATGGTGAAAATAAGTGATTTTTCGCTATGATACTGGAAAAAATGGGTTAAAACGCTATAAATGCCTTCAATTATGGGCGTTTTAATTATTTTAACTCTACAACATATAAATAAATTCCGAATGACGTGGAATTGATCAATTCTAAAAAATATTTTATCAAGGAGGAACTCCAAAATGTTGTTTAACAATCCGCGTAAGTTGCTTGTAGAAGCTGCTTCTGCTGATCTTCTTAACCCCGAGGTTAGTGAAGAGGTAAAGGACGTTATTGAGGAACTCGAAGAAGATCTGACTAATAACGTTGAAGAAGTTGATGAGAAAGATAAGACCACTAATGGTGGTGTTCCGGTTGTATCTGAGGCTGTTAATCTTTATGCAGCTCAGGCTCCCGTTGGTACTGCTAAGTACTTTGTTTCGCTCGAGACTGTTATCGCTATTCAGGAAACTGAGGGCGAGATGGCAGCTGCTGAGCAGAATGCAAATGCTGAAGAGGGTGCTGCTCCTGCTACTGCAGAAGAGTGTGAGCCCGATGCAACAAATGTCGTTGAGGACATCGCTGCTAAGAATGGTGTAGAGCCTGAGCAGGTTGCTGTTGTTATCACTGCTGAGTCTGTTAAGTTGCTTGTTGAGAATACTCTTCTTGAGGCTAAGTGCGGCAAGAAGGATGGTAAGAATGCAAAGAAGCTTAAGAAGACCAAGAAGGCTGTTGATCAGCTCAAGAACAAGGTTAACCTCGTTAGAGCGTAATCTGATTTTGTAAGTAGTCATTTTTTATATCTCCTTTAAAAATGATACAGAGAGAGAGCGGGAAACCGCTCTCTCACCTTTTTTCTTAATCTTCATTTTGGTCATATATTATATAGGTAGAAACAATGAATTAACTAAACGAAAAAGAGGTAGTAAACTATGATCTTTAACTTATTTTGCGACGCCTCTATAGACATTGATAAAAAGATTGCCTGTGGCGGTTGCGTTATCACATGTCAGGATAGTGTCGGTATCCATGACGTTGGATATAGAAGAATAATTCAATTAGATGCTACCAATAACTCTTCAGAAATCTTAGCTATTTTTATAGGAGTTGTGGAAGCATTAAAACTTCGCAAAGAGAACCCTGGAGCAATATTCAGGTTGTTTTCGGATTCAAAGATTTCACTTTATGGCCTAAGAGATTGGATTAAGAATTGGGTTGAAAGAATACAGCCTGATGGAACACTAATTTCTAGTAGTGGCCAACCAGTAATGAATCAACAAAAGTTCATTGATATTTTCAATCTAATCGTTGAAAATAATTTACGCATTGAATTTTACCATCAGCGTGGTCATGTAATGGATGGTAAAATGACAATGGATAAAGCAAGAGCTCACTTTATTAGAGCTAATAAAGTAGCTCCAGAATCTTTAGGGTTAGATATTTGCTATCTATGCAGATGCAATGACATGGTAGATAAATCTACTAGAGAAGCTGTACATGCATATGTAGCAAATGGGATTATTTTACCTAATACGGAGTTAGAGGGCTTAAGTCCCTTTTTCTATAATATTCGTGCATCTATGCTACACCAGTATATTAGATGTATAGACAAAACTACGGTGAGAAGTCACCACGATTTTAAAGGAGGATACAATCAATGAAACACCAAGGACTCAGACCAGGAGCAGCATTCGTATTTGGAATGAATAAGGTAACAGCTAATGAAAAGCCTGCGGAAACGCCTAAGCGCAAGCTTGAAGCAAAGCCTTTCATTTCATCGGCTGCAAAGAAAGAACTTAATCACCTCGAGCTTGCAGATAAAATCGAGGAAACTATTGACGAGGCTTATGATAGTCTTAAAGAAATCACCGATTCTGCTGGAATCGACATAGTTATCGGAACCGTGCTTTCTGGATTAAAAGAAATGTACTACAAGATTGTAAATAAGGATAATCAGTATTCTACTGCTGATGAGTTATTTAACATCGAACTTGTTTCTCAAGCATTTTTAGCAATTTCTCACGTTATAAAAATTATTATGTATAGACGCTCTTTAGCGACTAGATATAACGTTATGCTTAGAACGAACTGTAAGTATGCATTCAGTGCTGTTAATATGGAAGGTTCTGCTGAAGAACTTAGCTTTATGACAGTTATTGAGCATATCATCGACAAGTTTGTTGAAGAGGATACTTCAAAATAATTACATAATATAATTATGAAGTATCAAGAAAGTAAAGGAGAAACACCTAATGCTTAATATGAACAGTCCTACTGTACAAGCCATGCTAAACAACACCCCACAAGGGTTTGGAAATATGCCTGGCTATTACGGTAGTAGTCCTACAGTAATTACAACTCAGACGGTGGCACAACCTCAGCAGCAACAGCCACAAGGTATGCCTTTCCCATCACCGAAAGAGATGCTAATGCAGGGTGGACAACAAATGATATATCAGCCTACAACATTCGCTCCACCGAGAAATATTGTTGGAGGATATAATCCTGGATACCAAGCTGCATTTGGAGATTATTATAATCCTTATATGGGCTATGGATATAGTGGTTATGGATATGGCTTCAATAATCCATTATATATGCAACCTATGGATGATGACGCTAGAGAGCGTCTTGAAGCGGCTAATTACAATAATTCTACTTATGATGAACAGCTCGATGATGATGAGAAACTATTCAAATCTATCTCTCGAATTGTAAGTAAAAATGTGAGTAGAACTGAAGAAGAAGCCGCTGAATGTGAAAAGAGGTTTGATCGATATGATAAGTATGCTCGATCACAACCAGTTTATAACAAGAAACCTATGAGATTTCTCTCCGTAAGTGTAACTCGAGGAGATGAAGTCTTAGCGGCTATGGAAGCAGTCGATGTTGATGTATATAAGCGAGAAGATTATAAAAGATGCTGTTATCAAGCTGAATATATGAAAACACGAAATGCTATCAATGAAGCTAATATGATTCATTATCGCAACCAGCTATATGAGAGAGCTCCTGAACGGGCATTTGACAATATGGATTTGTTGGATTTCTTAAATAACGGAGCTGGAGTTGTATTAGCACATGATATGAGCCGAGAAATCTATGAGCAAGGTCTTAAGAGAACGGCTCAAGCTTATAATAAAGATACCTTTAGAGAGAATCTTCTTAAGAAAAATGGTATCAGAACCAGAGCTCAACGCTCTGCAGTTGAACGATTTGCTGGCAGATATGGAGTTATGCCTGATGGACGACCAGTAAGTCCTGGGCATGATCCAGCTGTAGCATCAAGTTTCTCATATGATCCTAATACGGGTCAGTATAGTGTGACAGCGCCTAACTTTATGAGAGATCGATTAGAGTTAGCACGTCAGTCCTTTATAAGATCGCTCGATGAACCTTAAGAAGGGAGGATATTACTATGGCTAAAATAGATGTATTAGACATCTTAAAGGTCAAGAAGCAAAGTCCTCTTGAATTTGAGTTTGATAACTTATGGATTCCTCCTATGCATTTCTATCTTACGCAACAGGATGTAGATGCATTGAGATCCATAGCAACATCAATCAGATTATCATCAAATATTCAAAAGAAATATAAGATGATAGATGATATTATGAGACCAAGAGGATTTAAACGATTCTCTGCTGGTACGAACCGAATTGTTTATAGCTTTTCTGAAGATGACAGATTTCTTGTTAAGATAGCTGTAGATAAAGTTGGTATGCAAGATAATCCGCTAGAATTCCAAAATCAATTCTTATTGAAGCCGTATGTAGCAAAGATGTTTTATACGTCTCCATGTGGTACGGTAGGATTTGCGGAACGAGTTCTGCCTATAAAAAATAAAGCAGAGTTCAGGGAGATCGCAGAAGATGTATTTGAGATTCTTGTAAATAAGATTTTAGGACAGTATGTTGTAGAAGATGTTGGAACAAAGTTCTTTATGAACTGGGGTATTCGATTTGGACATGCGCCTGTCTTATTAGATTATCCATATATTTACAAGCTCGATGGAAATAAGCTCTTCTGTACAAAACTTGTAGATCCATTAACAGGCCAGACTTGCGATGGCGAGATTGATTATGATTGTGGATTTAATCACCTAGTATGCACTAAATGTGGTAAAATATATTTAGCGTGTAATTTAAGAGATGACAGTATTGAAAACAATATTGTAATTAAAGGAGGTAGTACAATGAAAGTTACTATTACTAGAGGAAAGGAAGTATTAACTTCTTCAATCGAATCTGAGGAAGTTATCAAGAGACCTATTCCTGAAACTCAGAAAGCTGGAGTTCTTAAAGCAGAGGTAATTAATGTACCTGCTCCGAACCGCAGCGGAAACCGATTTGGTAATCAGACCAAGTCTAAATTCATCCCTACCTTTAATGCTACTATCACTAAGGGCGAAGATATCCTTGCTGGTGGTATGAAGGATAGGGTCGAGACTGCAGAAGTTGCAACAGCGATTAATGTTAAGAAGCCTGGTTCTTCCAAGAAGAATATTAAGGCTCCTAAGCAGAACGTCAAGCTTGTTTCTGTAGATGAGGTTAAAGAGGACAAAGAAAATAATACTGTAAATATTAAAGTTACAGTTGCGGCTACAGAAGAACCTGTAAAGGAAGAAGTAGCTGAGTCCGCTGAAGAAGAAACTACAAATGAAACTGTAGAGGAAACTGCTGCAGATGATTATGTAGAATCTGCTGATGAAGAGATCGATGACGATCCTGTAGATGAAATTGCAGATAAGTATGGAGATCTCTATGATGAGGACGAGCCTGCTCCTCGTAAGCAGCCCGTTCGCACAAGAAATACAAAGAAACCTTCTGATGGAGATGAAACTCCTAAGAAGAAGACAACAACTCGTATTCCTAAGAAATAAGGAGACTAGTTATGGCAAATTACCCGATGGGTATTTGGGTAATAAATGAGGATGAGTTCGAGGAGTTCACATATACTGGTGGAAAGATAATTTATGTTGTCGAAGAACCCAGTCAGAAATTCTTGACTCATCCTGCTATTATTACTGCAGGTGCTTTATTATCGCCATTTGAAGCTATCCAAGCAGAGCTGGATGGAGATATAAATAGATCGATAGCTATCTATGAGCATTATCTTAATTCTCAGGAGGCCGATGTTTATGTATCCATTATTGTAGCAGCTGCTATCAGACAAATTCCGATAGGAATCATGTTTGGAAGAGATGAGCTAAATATGCAATTTCCAAAAATGCTTATAGATTTTCTTTATAAGTATTATGGACTTGTACTTGGAATTCGTAACAAGATTCAACCATATATTGAAGAGCAATATTTGCCGATAGATTTGGCCAAACTTTACAATATGAATCTTATCGATTATCCGACATTTATGGAGAAGCATCCCATTAGTTTTCCTATTCATGATATTGCTATTGCAAAATTAGCATATGAGATTAATCCCGCTGTAAAAGAGAGAACGCATCAATACTATGTGGAATATTTTGAAATGGTCAAGAAAATGATAGCAGAAAACGAAGGGAAATTCTTATTCGATCCGTTGGAGGGAGTATGATTATCTTTACACCTCACAGAATTATACCTGCCGAAATGCTAGAACAAAAAGGAATTAGACAGGTTGTTGTATACAACCTGTCTTCCTATTATTCTGATGTACCTACATTAAATATGTTGGTGCCATCGCCTGGCTATTTACCGGAGGAGTCGCTTGAAGGAGATATGGTATATTGTCCTTCTTTTGATATTTCATATCATGGATTCATCATGGAAAACCCTGATGCATTTTGTCAATTTATGAATATCATTATTCCAGCTTATATGTCACCTGAAACTATGGTGCAGATTTTAATTAATCATTCTGATTATCGAGATGCTATACTTGAATCTCTTGTAAAACTAATTCAGCAACGATATGGATATAATGCTTATGTCGTAAATGAATTAGAAGATTTTATGTATGCAGAAGAATCAGATATGTCAATTCCTGGTCTTTATGCAATTGAACAGGATATAATGCGCTGGCATACTTTAGTGCCGATGGATGGTGAAGTCTATGAGTAAAAGTGTATGGAAAAAAGTAGTATACAGATCGCCATTGCAATACATTATAGACTTCCCTATTCGCGAATACGATTTGACCAAAGCCAATATTAGTGTCTTACGAGATGCTAATGCCATAACCGAAGACCTCTATCAATATTTATACAATTGTCCAAAAGATGAGAGAAATATAATTATTGGTAAGATGATCGGAAAAAATACAAATATTGAAGCAGTAAGAAAAGCTGGTATAGAAAGTGCCAGACGCGTATTCATGGAGATTAACAATCTCGATGATAATGATATTTTGGCTATTAGAAACGATGCAATGGTTGTCCTTTCTGATAGACCTATGAAGCTTGATATTACAGATCGAGTCAAGTTTAGATTAGAGAGCTCTTATAGATCTTATTATAGACTTGGTATGCTTGATATGTATTATGATTTTGATCCAATTAATAAAATAGAAATTTTGGATATAAAGGGATTAGGCGAGACTGCTATTTCTCTTCATGCTAACTATATGCTAGATTTTTTAAAAGAGATCTTTTATTGCGCACAGTTAGAAGGAGTTGGAATAGCTATAGATATATTATCGAAGTTCTATAGTGATTACATTAATCTTAAACTTGATGTAGGTTATTATAGAGAGCTTGTATCGCAATCCCGATATAGATTAAATAGAAGCTTTACCACCTATCAAACGATAGAGATGGATGTAGCATCCGAAAGTGATAAGAAGTATTTAGATATAAGCTATAATGCTAATATCCTTATGACTCTAAATAAGATGCTTGCAACAAGCTATTTTGCGAAATAAGTAGGACGGCATAGCTATACGCTATGCCGTCTCTTTTATTTTTTTTAAGCATTATTTCTCAGACCACTTGGAATTGTGTTCAACTACATAAGTCATAACCGTGATGTAGATTTTATCAGCGATAACTTTAGCGATGTTGCCTTCATTATAGAAAATAGCAATCTTCTCTAATGCTATAGGAGATATCCTTTCTCCGACAATATTGACTAATTCCGCTCTGATTTCTTTTTCACGTTCCTCGTTAATATAATCTTCGTTGAGAGGGACTAAAGTAGTTGCCTCGTAATCTCTAAAACTTTCTTGTATAATGTACTCGAGCAATTCCGGTATTGTCTTGTCAATTTGCGCAGAAATATGCAGTCTGTGTTCACTTTGCTGAATCATGATTTTTCTGTATTTATAATTTAGTACTAGCTGTATGATCAAGGCCGCTAAGGCCATTGCCATAATAACTCCTACGATAATGATGATGTAGGTAATAAATAGATAATGATTAGGCTCTGCCACAATATTCACTCCATTCTTTAATTTTTTCTCGAAGATCGAGTAGTCCGTTATCTTGAGTTTCTCCAACTTCAATTGCTTTCTTTAGATAATAAAGCAGTTTAAATGCTACGTCTTGCGTAAGTCCCAACCTGTATTTTTCAATGAGAGCCGGCCAGTTTCCAAAGCACATCTTAGGGTGAATGAAAAACTGCGTAGGATCATTATGATATACTTGGTGTGGAGTTTTTGAAAGCATTACTAGAGCAATGTTATTCGCTTTATGCTCTTCCTTCAGCAATTGCACAACGTCGAAGGTAGTTACATAACCGACCGTATTTAATAGATGTTCCGTGATTAGTAAACAGATATCAAAAAGGGTCAAGATGCAGTGATGCATTTCCAGATCAACGCCTTCCATATCCGCGCTGATAAAACCATGCACCTGGCATCTATCCATCCCAAGTCCAATAAGGAAACCTTTATAATTTTTATATGTATGTGAATGCCTAAACCGCGTTTCACAGTTCTTTAAGAAAACTCTATAGACATCAATATCTAAGAGGCTTTCTCTTGTTTGATAAAAACTTATATCAAAGGTACTACTAGGGCTTGTTAAGCAGGGGTTCATATTTTCTTGATATGTTTCTATACCAGGAAGAGGGTTATAAGTATCTTGCATGACCATTCCTCCAAAAATAGAATATATTAATAAAATGTTAACCTATAATACCAGAATTCAATTAATATAGAACTCTTAATCTTCGGTAACTGTAACTTTTACTGACTTCACATATCAATAAATAAAATCGAAAGAGGGTGACGTATATTGTCTTTCAAAATAAATAAAATATATACAGATAACCCATATGTCGATGAAATGGTATACTACACTAAATTATTAGCTGCAGATACCGTTTTAAAGTTAAAGGATAGGGCAGATCATAGCGAGACTGCTGAATCTTTGAAAAATGGAGACTTATACGTGTCGTGTATTGAAGGCACGGCAGTTATTGAAGTCTTTCCAACTATTTCGACATCAGCATTTAATGCTGCAGGTATTGTTGATTATGGTACGATGACATTGTATCGTGAGAAACCTTCAAGAATTCCTTCAGCTAAAAGAACTCTAATTACAAATGCACTTATAAAAGAATATATCGAGGGTTATGAAGAGCTTAACCCTTATTATAGAATGCTCCATGGTCTTCCCCCTGTTGGAGAAGCTGATTATATAGAAGACTGGATTCCACCAGATGGTGTTCAACTTCAATTATATACTCAGGATAAGAATGGAGAATATACGATACCTAGACCTATTCATACATTTGATGCTAATGAGATTGCTATTCTTGAACAGTATGGCATAATCGATAGTATTATTGAAAAAGATCCCGCTAAGTATGAATATATGAGGCATCTTGGAACTAAAGCTATTGATTATTATTTGGCTAGAAGGGCTAATAGATTTGACGTGCTCTATGTTCCTGAAGTTGAATCTGAAGCAATTGCTCAGATGTATCGCGATAAGATAGATGAAAACAAATTCTATGTACTAAGAACAATTTATTCAGAGGCCTTCAAATATAGTTCTGATTACTATGATAATATGATATCGATATTTATTGTATTAATTACAATGATTGATATCATTTCTAGAGTTCAAGAATTTATTACTAGAAAAGAAATCTTCGACATTCGTTCTGTACAATATATTTTCCAGTCAAATGGTATTCCATTCTTTGGCGAGATTCCTTTGAAATATCAAATTTCAATGGTAAAGAATCTTCATACTTTGCTAAAATATAAATCTACAGCAAAGTGTATGGTAGATATCTGCTCTATCTTTGGATTTGATAATGTAAAAATCTTTAAGTATTATTTGCTTAAAGATAGACAGACTGAGCTTGATGGTAGCTATAAATATGCTTATAATGAAGATGGATCTGAAAATCTTGAAGAAGAATATGAACTTAAGTTCATCAAACTTCCTCTTGATGAAGATCTTGATTCTTATATCAGAGACCAAACAAGCCACTACGACTATGATGAGATCACTCTTCAAGATCCTACTTGGGATGGAGGAAGAGCTCATAACGAAGTCATTGCTTCAATTTTAAAAGAAGAGTTTAACCTTGCTAGAACTAAATACATGTCTATCGATAGCGTTACAGATATAGCTAAGGCATCAATCCAACAAAACTACTTCTTTAATGTGCTATATGATAATGTCGCTCTTGAAAGTATGGTAACTGTACAAGTTCCTTATATTGCAACTGGGCGTTCGTTTAATGTAGCAGATTTGTTTACATTACTTACTGCATTAACGTATAAATACAATGGATTCGTAGACCAGATTGTTGAAACAGATGCATCTAATGTACTTTACGTTAATGGTTTTAATTTTAAGGCAGATCTTGCTAAACTTGCAGAAGCCGTTACAAATTCGAAACTTATGCAAGCGGAAAAAGATGCTGCTCTTGGGCTAATTGATAAGTATAACATGCCTAATGTATCAATTCCTAGTTTTAAGGAAATGATGAACATGTATGTCAATAATCTCGAAGTAAGAGATGAATTAGTTCAAGGAATGCTTAATGCAGATAATAAAGAAATATATGATATCTATAAGCAGCTTTATGATTCTCTTATGATCGTTGAGTTGACTTTCGATTACTATAAGAATCCTGAAACTGGAGAATATTATAAAGAGACTCTAACTATCGATGGAGAGACAAAAGAGTATATCACTTATACCGAATTCCTCCATCATAGAGATTTGGATCTTTATGGTATTCTTGGAGAAATTGACAATTTTGAAGATGAAACAGCAAGAGAGCAGTATATTGCAACTGTTATTGATAGCATTGTGTATGCTCTTGAGGAGTTTATTGATACGACCGAGTTCCAAGCATTGTTCTCGAATATCCCTGCAATGAGTGCAGATGCCGCAAAGCAGTATATCGTATCTATTATCAATTTCTATAAATCTTATAAAGTAGACTTTCTTGGAATCAACACAATTTATACTATCGATGATAAGCTTGAAGCAGCTATCAAATTGATTGATAAGATTGACTTTACAAGACTTTTCGATAAGGAAGAGAGAGTTGATTTAGTGGAGCGTTTATCTGAACTTAAAGTTACAAATAATCCTGAGGACAGAGTGGCGTTAATTGAAAGAATCTATTTCGATATCTATACGTTTGCAGAAAAATATTATCGAGATGAGCTATTTGGTAAAGAGGATGCTGTATCGCTTATTGTTAAGACCATCATGAAAACTATCATAGCTCTTAATGATACTTTTGCAGATAATGATATGACTACAATGTATTATGAAGCCATTTCCATGTCTGATACTCTTAATAACCTTATCTCTATTAATCCTAAAGAAGGTTTAGGAATTCATGATAGAGTGTGGGTATATGAGGAAGGAATGGTAGAGGCTCTCAAGGATCCATATATGACATATGTATCTGGAGATGATATGGATAGAATCATCGTTGCCGATAAGACTGGAGATTCTGATGCATCTGTATATATTTCTAGTGTTGTATTCCCTGATAATGATGATACAAAGGTTGTTACAGAGGAAGCTGCTGCAATATATGCAAGTGGAGTATCTCTTGATAAATCTCAACTTACAGATAAAATGGACACCGAAAATGCTTCTACGGAAGAGATACTTACCGAGGAAGCACTCATCGATGCGCTCACCATTATCACATCTAAAGATTTGCCAGATTAAACATATATATAATTGAAACTGAGCGATCAAGGAGGATTACACGCTATTATGAGTAATAAACTAATGGCTTTCTATGATGGTCTCGATACTAGAGATCAGGTCGAATATACAACGTTTAAAACTTCGATCGATATTAGAAACCCCGAGACGGGTGAATATATTTTCAAAGGACTTAGAAACAAAGTCATCATTCCTGGATCTGGTCTTATTGCCAGAAAACTTTTTGATGTAACAAATCCTGAGGTTACCCCTTCCTACAACTCTGTATTTAGAACGGGTGCTGATGCTATGTATACCCCTGCTGCTGATACTGCTCCTTCAGAGTCTATTGGTACTGTAGCAACTAAAGATAATCATAAGATTCTTCTTTTCTGTGTAGGTATTGATGGATGTGGAGACCAGAACTCTCAGGTTTATCCTGTAGATTATAAGAAGTGGATTGCTCCAGAGAATCTTATTCCATTCAGATATCAGTTGACTAATACTGATCTTTCTGACGAACTGAGAGAAACTTACTTCGGACGCACCAAGGTAGGCGATCGTTATGCATACTACTTCAAGAGATTTGATTCCGAGCCTAAGTTCATTCAGCAGTATGCTGATTCTACAGCTGTTACTAGCACTATCTATACTGATAATAAAGTAGATTCCGCTGAGTCTTATGTTGAGATTAACCTTAAGATTACTAAGCAGGATATTCGTGACTACTTTATTGCAACTGTAGGTATTGATGAAGCTCGTATTAATACGATTTCTCTCTGCTCCGCATATCCTGTCGAAGAGAATGGATATGTATACTTCAAGGAAATTCGTCCGGTAACAAAGCTCAATATTCCGAACGAATCTCTTATTGATGTGAGCAAGGGTATTGATATTATCTATCACATCTACATGTAATTTGTTAATGTTCTGAATGGGCCTGTTTGGGCCCATTCAGGATTGTTTATCTTTATATAGATACATACATCTATTTAATATACTTTATTTTTAGAAAGGAGGTACTTCCTTTGGAATATTATGAAGGACTTACTCCAGAAGAATATATTAAATATCTGGAAGATGAACTAGCAAAAGAAAAACAAGCTAGAGCTGAAGATAAAAAATTTTATGATAGCCTAGAATCTGAATATGAAAATGAGATAAAATCATTGCATAAAGAATTAAATACAGTAAAAGGAAAAATGCTGTCTCAGCAAATTATTCTTGAATCATATAAAGCAAAGGTCGGAACTCCTTTGATTATAGAAGGAAAAGAACAAGATCTTTATACTGGAGAACAGAAGGATCTAATTATAGAGCTATTGACTATAGCTCTAAATAATTCTGATAAAATGTCTAGAACTCATACAATTTGCGAATCTATCCTTAAAGCAAATCAAGAGACTGGACGACGACGAAAGATAAAAGAATCAATTGCTTTATTACTTAAGAAATATGATGGAAAGGATGTTCCATGGACTATTGATAAAATTAATGAGTCCGGTCTAACTGCTGAAAGAACAAAGAGTGGACATATCTTGATTACATTAAATCATGATACTAGATATACAGTTACTCTTTCTAGTACTCCATCTGACTTTAGATGTGGTATGAATGCTCTTGCTGATGTGCATAGAGTATTCTTTTAAGAGATGCTACCAACACGTAGCATCTCTCTCCTTTTTAATACATCGAACAAATGAATAATGAATTGATTCGAAAGGAGCGATTTTCAATGGCTGTTGCAAAACGCGTTTCGAGAGAAATAAAAGATCCTAAAGATATCGAATATCTTGTTAAATTGACAGAGGATGACATTACAACAAGTCTGATTATGGAATTATTTGGAGATTTTGGCGACCATCAGTGGTTTAATCCTTATGATATCCTGACAATTCCTACTGGAGCATATGGTGGAAAGCTTCCAGATGGAAAAGAGAAGAGAAATAAAGAACCCTTTACTACCACAATCGGTAGACTTATTTTTAATAAATATTTTATAGAATGCGAGCCCGAGCTTCTTCAATTTGTGGGCTATGTAAATGATAATGTCGGTAAGAAAGCTTATGGTAAATTATTTGATTCACTTGGATATGCTGTACTTGAGGACAAGATCTCTATAGAGACTTATAAGAGATTCTGTAAGAAGAGTCAGAAATTTATGCCATATGTAAGTATTCTTGCACCTAATCATTCTATGAATATGCTTACAATTACAAAGAAGATTAATAAAAGGAAAGCAGAGTTGATTAAACAAAATCAAGAAGCTTTTGATAAGGGTGATGTTTATGTAGTAGACCAAGTTAGTAAAGAGCTTCTTGCATATGCAAAAGAACTTATGCAGGATGATCCTGCTATGGACATGTTCCTCTCTGGAGCTGGCGGCTCTTTCGAGAACAACTTCAAAAACATGTTTATCATGAGAGGTTCTGTGCAAGATCCTGATCCTAGAAAGTCTTATAATATTATTACATCAAATTACGTAGATGGAGTTACACAAGATGAGTACTCTAAGTTAGCAAATACATTGGCCGCTGGACCTTATTCAAGATCCAAGAAAACAGAGCTAGGCGGATATTGGGAAAAATTATTTCTCCAAAGTTTACAACATGTTATTCTCAAAGATCCTGGAAGTGATTGTGGAACGAAGCGTCATATTGAGATAAATGTTACAGAAAAAAATATAGGCTCAATTATGTATTGCTATGTAATTAATAATGATGGATCTCTTACAGAGATTACATCTGAAAATAAAAATAAGTTTATAGGAAAGAAGATAAAGCTCAGATTCTCATCCATGTGCGAAGCTAAAGATGGAATCTGTAACGCTTGCGCAGGAAATCTTTTCTATAGACTTGGTATTAGGAATATAGGTGCGGCTACACCACAGATTCCTTCTAAACTTAAAGTGCTATCAATGAAATTATTCCATGATGATCAGCTCAATTTTACTGAAATGGATCCAATGGCTGCATTTTGCCCAGATGATTAATATAAACTACCGGAAGAAGCTGTATACGCGGCTTCTTCCGATTATAGTTTTGTACCTGCTTAAACACTTTATTAAAGTATAAAATGCTTAAGGAGAATGAAAATGACTGTACCCTACACCTTTGATTCAACCATTGCTATTTCAAAGAAAGAATTCAAATTGATTCATAAGAATATGAAAATTCTTATGAAGAAGATCGAATCATTTATTAATGAATCTCTTAATAATACATGCTGGGATTCTAAAGCTACTAGGCCTAAGATTGCTGTAGATTTATCTACCTTCAAGCAGGCCTGGGGAACTGTAAAAATTGGCAAATGCCCTGTTTATGCTATTATTCATATTACTCCTACGGATTGGGATACATATCTTGCTCTTGAAGCCTATATTGCAACTCAGATTAAAGCTTTCAGTATCAAGTATCATTTTAATAGAATTAATGATACTATTCTTAATGGGAACAAACCTATTGGAAAGCATAAAGATAGATTTAGAGCTGTAAACTCATTAGTATATCCTTGGTTTGGGATCTTTATGCGTGGAAAAACAGATCCTACAAACAATAACTTTAGGATTATTGTAAAATCTGAAAATGTATTTTGCGACGAAAATACAATGATTTATTATTCATCAAGAAAGGAGGAGGAAGACAATAATGGTTAAATATATAAGCAGTGAAACATTGTTGTATTACAATGAGGAATTTCATAGAATTATATCTAGAGTGATCGATGGTCTTCATAATACCATTCATATACCGCATACTATAGTAGATCCAGAAAAGGATAGAGATGACGATCGTTTAATCAAAGCCTTTGATATGGGTCATGATATTGGATATGTAGCTCCTTTCAGAATTAAAATTCCATGTGCAGATGTCTGTTGCACTGTTTCGGTAGATTTATTAACTCAATTTGAAGATGCTATTACATATGTCGTCACCGATGATGACGATGCTCTTTATGTAGTATCATTTAATGATCTTTCGGCAGATTATGATTATTCTACTGGAACTTTGGATATCTCATTCAAGCTTTATTGTCCAACTAGATTTGCAAAACTAGATTTAGAGTGAAAATAAAATATAAACATATATTATTATATTAAGAGAAGCAGATTAATTTCTGCTTCTCTAATACATTTTAAAGGAGAATGAAATATGGATAAGTTTGAATCAAAAGTGCTGAATGCACTGGATAAACTTGAAGCAGAAGGAAAGATCGAGTCTGTTCCTGTTGATGAACCAAAGGGCTGCACCATGAATGAAAAAGGATGCCTAGTGTATCCAGAAACAACTATCGAAGAGTATGGTGAATTTAGGTTCGAGTATTATATTGAGCCTAAGAAAGAATATGAGAAACTGAGATTCCTCTCCAGAGATATCTTTGGTATTCTTGACGTTACCAATCCTAAAATTGATAAGATTCTTATCATTACGGATATTACTACTGATCTTACCCCCGACGAAAGATCCGATAATGCTAATTTCGCATTACGCGAGTTTGCAGAAGCGCACTCTGATATGCTTATTGCAACTCAGTTATATATCAAAGCCAGTTCTGAAAAAGAAGCCATCATCTTCCAAAATACTTCTTTTGTAGAAGAAGTTATTGACCTCGAGGAAGCTGGTTTTGTAGACATTAATAATTATTGTCAGTTCGAAAATAGCTGTGCATTTGTCTACAGAAATGAGCACTCCAGAAGCTTGCTAAGATTTATTACACGCCTCTGTTTGCGAGATAATAATATTAATGGCGTAGAACTCAAGTTCGAAGATTATGTTGAAGAGTGGTTTTTTAAACTTCCTAAGAAGTTTAACTATGAGCTTACTCCTGAAGAAAAATATGAAATTACGGGCGAGGAAAAGCCTATGGATTTGGAAGACAATAGGACTTCTAGTAAACTTTAATTAAAAATCCTTAGAGTCATATATTATATTTATGACTTGAAAGGTCGAAAGCTCTGCTGAAAATTAGTAGGCGGAGCTTTCGTTTCAAGAATTTATGAAACTAAATTTATTTTTATTAAAAGGAGAAAACAAAAATGAGCAAAAGTTATGAAGATTTGAGCAGAAGAGGCCTTATTCAGTTGAATAGGGATTTCGACCAAGAGAATGATGCAGCACTGTTGCATTATCTTACTGAAAATGATCAAAAGTATGAAAACGTGCGACCTGTGGAGAAAGTGATCGAGGGTGCAGATAGACTCAAGGGAACTTTCTCCGGTGCAGGTCAGGTTGTAAAGAATGTGCTTCTCCATCAGGCAGACAAAGTTGTAGATAAAGTTATCGGATCTTTGGCTGGAGTTCTTTCTATGGAGCAAGCTGATATTGAGATTGCTGAGAGAGCAATTGCAGAGGCTGAGGAGGCTAAGAATGAACAAAAAGAATGATTTTTATCAAAGTATTTATAGAGATCCTCGAACTAATAAAATTGTTGTAAAAACATTTTCATTTGGTGATATTGCTGGTGTTGGAAACACCAATGCTTTGTATATTGCTGCAATAACAGAAAAGATTACAAAGGAATTTAATATCACCCTTTCTTTGATGCCTATTGGTGGTCCTTATTGTAATATGGAAGTAGATAATCCAGTAGTCGCATATATCAATATTGAAGACATTATTAAGCTTACAGCAAATGGCGATAAGATTGATATGTCTTGTTTTGACGAAGTTGCTGAAGAATTTGCATTTAATGATAAATATCAAGAATTTGTTTATAATCGTCTTATCAATATGGATTATGGAGATAAGGATATGATTATAAAAGTCTATAATTATATTGCTGATAAAGCAGTTGGGTTAATTAACTATCATCTTGAGATGGTCAATGAAAACTGGAATAAGTGGAAAGCTAATGGGTTTAAACCTTCTGAAGAATAAGGAGATACTCTATGTTTCAGAATGTAGTGATAGGAAAACCAATATGCGACTTTAAAGGATTAATAGCTCTTGATGATAGAGATTGGGAGGAAAATGAAAAGGAGAAAACTCTTTTTACAGAAACACGATATCTCCCGGCTATTATGAAAGAAGCTGGCATTGTACAGTCTACTGGAGAGGTTAAAAGAAATAAGCCAGAACTTTGTATCTCTTTACACAAACTAGATTGCATCAATATTAAATGGGGAAAGAAATTTCTCTATATAGTAGTAGGAGAGTAGTCATACAAGGTACACTTTTATGCTCTCGAAAACTATTTATTAATAAGGAGGTGCCAATAATATGCCACAAATGAAAGTAAATACAAGATTTGATCCTTCAGATGAATTTGAATATCAAACCAGACTCGAACGAGTAAATCTTGATACTGAAAGAAGGCACGATGTGCTTTCTGGTAATGGATTTATCATCGATTCGCCTAAAGCATTGAAGGATGATATCAAGAATCCGAATGGAATCTTTTCTACAAAGTATGGCCCTGGCCTTCAAGATGCCAATGCTTTTGGAAACAGATATCGTTGCAAATGCGGACACAAAACACAGCGTTTCTATCATGGACTTGTTTGCGAAGTCTGTGGTGAAAAAGTACAATTCAGAGATGACAATTTTAGCATGTTTGGCTATATTTGTCTCAAAGATCCTTACTATATCATTCACCCTAATCTCTTTATGTCTCTTGCCTTCTTTATTGGCGAGAAAGACTTTATGGCTATCATCACGCCAGATGATAGAAAAGATGAAGATGGACATGATATAGAAATCAAAAGACCCAAAGATGAACCATTCCGTGGAATCGGAATGATCGATTTCCATGACAGATTTGATGAAGTCATGGAATTTTATAGAGTAAAGAAGCCTGGAAAGAAAGACTATTATGATAGTATCATGGCCGACAAGGACAAGGTATTCATTCAGTCTATTCCTGTTTTTACAATTCATTTGAGACCTTCTCGTCTTGATGGCGGTGTATTCCATTTCGAAGGCACAAATGCAATCTATAATATGATTGCAAATCTTGCTTCTAAAATCAATGATGATAAAACTCAGATGAATAGAGCTAGAAAGCCAAAGAATCAGTTGCTCTTTAATCTTCAAATGAAGTATAAAGAGCTTTATGGAGAAATCACTAAGATTATCTCAGGAAAGAAGGGGTCGATTAGACAGCTCTTTGGCGGTAGATATAACTTCACTGCTAGATCGGTTATAGCTCCTGGGCCTGATCTTAGAATTGATGAGGTCTGGTTGAGTTATCCCTGTCTCTGCGGTCTTTTGCAACAGAGAATTATTAATATACTTCATAAGTCATATTTTATGAAGTATAATGATGCATATAAGCTTCTTATGGAGTCTATGCATCATGAAAATAAAATGATTAGACAGATTATCGAGGGAATTATCAGCTCTTATCCTAGAGGGATTCCTCTGTTAATCAACCGTAATCCAACAATCTCATATGGCGGTATACTTCAAGTATATTGCAGTGGCATATCTGAGGGATATACGATGTTGCTTAACTTACAGATCCTTGAAGGATTAGCAGCAGATTTTGATAGAATTAACTGTCCGTATATAGAGCGATCTATATATGCCAAATGTAGTTAATTGCTGGGAGCCTGTAAAATGGTAATCAGCAGCCAAGAAAATAAAAAAATAAAGGAGTGATGAAATGGATACTACTTTTCATCCAATGATATTTTATACTAATGCTTTGAAACCAGATTTTTCATATGTACCTCTGGTATATGAAGATATATTACCCGGAAGATACTTAATAAATCCTTATGGCGACATATATAGCATTGAGAAACAACGTGTTATGAAACAGGACACAAACTGGGCTGGCTATAAAAGAATTTGCTTAGTCACACCTAGAGGACCGAGAAACTTTTCAGTGCATCGATTGGTTGCCTATACGTTTATTGTAAATCTAAATCCAGATGAATATAATGATGTAAATCATCTTGATGGCAATAAAGCAAAGAATTGGTATAATAATCTTGAATGGTGTAATAATAATCAGAATAAACACCATGCTTCGGAAACAGGATTATATGAGCACGGAGAAGATAGATATAATGCCGTCTATACAGATAATTTTGCAAGAGAAATTTGTCAAAAATTTGCAGATGGCGTGCCATATCTAGAAGTATATAAAGAATATCAAATTAAGTTCCCTGATAGTGGAAACACAATTGGTAGTTTTATATATAAACTTTATCATAGAAAAACTCGGTCTCATATAACGAGAGAATATAATTATTAAAATTCTTGGTTCAACGACTAGTCCGTAAGGACGTAGAGCCCAAGCCAATGGGGTTAGGCAGTGATGGAAAACACATTAAGACCTATTAAATCGAAATGCTACGCTCTGAGAAATCAGAGAATGATATAGTCTCATCTGTATGGAAACATGCAGCAGTTTGTAAGAGAACGGCATTGATGCTGCGAGTCAATGTGAAGGTAATGGGTGACACTCTCAATATCCTTTTAATCATTAATAAAGATTTTCAAGAAGCAGCCGAATACGTATTCAATCCTAGAAATTCTATGTATATTTCTAAGAATGATGGAATGTTTAATAACTCTTACAATCATAAGAGGGATAGTATTATCAATATGAATACTCTTGTGCAATTAAGTAGAGCTCATTATACACCAGATCAGATTGAGCGTATTAGAACACTTCAAGCTTAACTATTATCCCTTTAGGCATTATGCCTAAAGGGAATTTTATTTAGTAAAAAGGAGAAAAGATATGAACACTAAAGAAAAAACAAATCCTGTAACCATTAGTGTATTTGAAACTGTAAAAAGACATGTATTAGAGGACAAAATCATAGACTCCCATATTTGGGTTTATGGGCCTACTAAAACAGGCGAATACTTTATTGATTCATCTACAGCATTAGAAGGTCCTTCGGATATTAATCTATATGATCAAGATGAATATAAAAATTATGAAAAGAAAACTATAGGTGGATTAAAACAGGATATTTTAAATGCTATTTCCGGAAGTCGATGCATTGGCGGAAAAATCCGATATCGTGTTTCTGGAAAAAATTATAATCTTGGCCATATTTCTGTAGTTTTAGTTTTTGAAGATGAAAATGGTAATATCGATAAGAATTCTAAAGAAACTAAACATACTACTTTTAGACTTAAATAATCTAATAATAAAGACAGCTGAAACCCAGCTGTCTTTATTTTTTATAATTTTTATTTTAGTGATATATTATAATCATAGAAGTAGGCTTATACAGAAGCTTTTACTTAATATTAATAATCATAATAAAAGGAGAATGAAATTATGAACAGCTATGCACTTGATATTGGTTATAAGACCGATTTGAAACTTCCTAATGGGAAACGTATTATTTTGAACGAAGGCGATAAGCTTGAATTCACCATGATCGATGATAGAGACGAAAAGGAAACTGTTGTCGAAGAAAGATTCTATATCAATAAACTTGATTGGAGAGATGATCTTATGCATGGTGTCAAATATACTATTGCAGAATCGAGATATCTTGACAGGATAGATAAAGCTCATATTAGTCCTGATATGTTGATAAATAAACATGGATCTAGAGAACTTGGTTATCTTAGTATGGGTATTCTTAAAGGTACTAATAAGATCAAGATCTCTATTCCGAGTGGTAAATTCTACAGTATTCCTGAAGCAGTTGATATTATACTTATAAGAGATAATTGCAAGGAGAAAAATGAGTCTACTTCCTCTAAAGAAGATAAAGCGCATGCTGATATTGAGCTTGCGTTTAACGAAATTAAAGATATTATAAGAAAATACAAGCTGGATAATATCTCATTTAAGATTCAAGAAGATAATGTCGAGAAAGCCACGGTAAGTATCGGTACATCGTATATTACAGACGAAGGGCATAGACGATATGTGTGTAGAACCGATATAGCGATGATCAAAGAATTATACGAGGAGAATTAAAATGAAAACAGATTTATGCAAACTTTTATTCAGATTAAGAAATACTAAAGGAATAGTTAAACCTGGATACAGATCTTCTGTTAAACTATGGGATGATGGATGCTATTCCGTTAATTGCAAGAAACTCATTACTCTCCCTCATCTTCAGTGGAAGAAAATCAGTATTGCAATTGCTGATATAAAAACTAGTAAAACTATCAGAGATAATGGTGTTGTTTATGAAGCATCATATGAAGTACATACTCCATATGGTGATATAATTAGTTTACTTCATGATACATACAAAGATCCTGATGATTATAATAAAGATATTATTATAAGCATTATTAAAAATGAACCAATTGATTGTGATAATCATGATAGGAGAATGGTTACTATACATCTTCAGTTAAGAGATTATACTGAGATTGAACGCTTAGAGACTATTCCTCAGATACAATTAGAATTGAATTGTTATACTAATTTAGTTATTTCTGATTGGGAATATGAAGAATTCGTATCAAATATGAAGAAAACAGAATCGCCTTTGCAGATTAACACTTTTACTGTTCATAGGAAAGACTGGAATAAATTTGTTGAGACAGATGCTGCGTCTAAAGAGTCTTATATGGTTTATGAGTATATACATAGCATTCTATCAAATGAACCTATAATAATTGAGGATGCTTATTTTACTAGAGATGGTGTAAAGATAAGCAAGGCCAATATAAAAGGCAATATATGTCGTATTCGCTTTAAAGAAATGAAGCCGCCAAGAGCCGGAACTTTTACGATTTGCTATAGAAAGGAGCAACAATGAAAATACCAAGTTGTATATTAGACGCCATTGCAGCTATGAATAGTGAAGAATGCGATTTTTTCAATATTGAATTTCATAGTGATAATTTAATTCTTATTAATATTAAACGTATGGGTGAAATATTTCCTCGCCATTATACTTTTACGTTTAATGATAGCTTTAGAATTGACAATGTTACACTAGAAGTAATGCTTCCAGAGCGTAATAACAAAGCTTGGAATGACAATGGCTATCCTGAGCAGGGCAGCACTATCTATTACAAGCTTGATCCAATTATGTCTATTCTAGATTTAAATGATTTACATATCACTTACACAGAAGCTGATATAAGACGATTTAATAGAATGCACTGCAATTATAGTCATAATATGCTAAGTATTGAAGTTGCAACCAAACCTTCTGTAAATACTTTAGCACGTATCACATTCGAAGGAAGGATGAAATATGATGAACAATATAAAACCAGAATTTGAAGAAAAGGTACTTTATACACTTAGCGGAAGTGTATTAGAATTGAAGAAGGTTATGATTAGGCCTTATGATAAGTATATTGGTAAAACCATTTTATTTGGTGAATATAACGAGGCTGTCAAAGCATGGTATACTGATGTTCCAGTAGAAGAGTCAACTGAAAGTTCATGCATCATTAGAACTTCATATGGAAATAACATAGAGTTCAATGAACCCATTTCTTCTGGATTTGGCAATGATGATGTATTCTTTGCTATGCATTGCCATGATAAGTATGTAAGACTTTGGTTTGCATGTGATCCTAGAAATATAATCAATGATTATATAAAGCTTGGATTTGAACTAGCATCTCCATATGTAAAGGCTGATGAGAATCAAGAAGCTGATAAAACATTTTATGGACCTTGTCGTAATATTGATGATTGCGATGTAGAAACTTTTGATATCATCCTCCCTACTCATCCAAATTGTTGGGAAAAGGAATATGATAATAAACTAGAGAAGTGTAAATGCAAATTCACGATTGCTCATTCTCGAGTAGATATCAATACAGAGATATCTTATAGATATACTTCTAAGGTTGAAGACTTTATTCACTGCATAGTGCCTATGGACGAATATATTCTTATTGAAGCTTATGATCTTCCTAAAGATCGCGAGTATGTGAGGATATCATTAACAATTGCTAATGATTTTTGAACTTTGTAAATCTATTAATATTTGGGCATATATTATAATCATGAGCATCAGCTAATATATGCTCAAATATTTAACAAAAAAGATAGGAGATCAAAATCATGTTAGCAACAAAAGAAAACAAGGTATCCGTAAACATCCCATCCGCTGAAAAGTGGACCCTTAATGACGATGGAACTTACACCGTCAAGTTGGCATTTGCAGAAGATGTATATAACGATCTTCGAATAGAACTCGATTCTATTCCCGATTACATTACATGTATTAAAACAGGGGTAAATAGTATCGAGCTTGTAGCTCACAATATCGGTAATATTGTGGGATCTTTTCTCACCTTTATCATGGCGCCTACCGTGAAGAAAGCGAGAAGCCATACATAATAAATCAAGGAGGTTTATATGTATAATCCATATAAAAAATTTTTAGGCAAGACAGTAAAGTATTATGATTATTTGGATGCAGAACGATATGGAAGAATCGTTGCTATTGAGCCAAATCCAAATAGTCCTGATACACCATTTATCTATATAGAGGATGAAGAACAAGAATTCAATGAGCATCAAGATATAGTAAATGGAAAAGAAGTTCGTTATGCTGAGATTCGCCTCAGCTCAGAAATCTACCAAGTCGAATAATTTAAGGAGAACAAAATGAGTACACAACGAAAGGTTCATATCATTTCCGGATTTCCTGGAACCGGAAAGTCAACAGCTGCAAAGCTACTTCCAGGAATTGTAATCGACTTAGAATCATCTGATTTTCATTGGATTGATCCTAAGGCTGAAGTAAAGGAGCTTCATCCTGCATGGCCTGCCAATTATATTTCAGCCATCAGAGCTCTTGCATTTGAGACCGATGGTCTCAAGAATTATAAGGATCTTCTTTATGTCCTCATTAGTGGCCATAGAGAAGTTCTTAACCAACTCGATGAACTTGGCATTAACTATGCCGTTTCGTATCCTGCTCTTGACGCCAAGGAAGAGTATATCTCTCGATATGTGGGTCGAGGAAATACTCCGGACTTCATTAAGAAACTTGATGCAAACTTTGAAAAGTTTATCGCCGATCTCCAGTCTCATAAGAAATTTGAGATTCCTCTTGGAGAAGGCGAATATCTTTTCGACAAACTCAATGACCACACTTTCGAAATTCCGGAGGATTAAATAATGGAAAAGAAAAAAGACTTAAGAGATATGACTCTCAATGAGTTGGATAGTCATTTGAGAGAAAATGGTGTTGATGATATGAGTACTATTATCATTAACCTTGATTCTGGGGCTAGGGTATCAATCTGCCTGAAACCACAATCTAGTATACCATATATACCTTATACGCCTTATCCGCCAAGCAATAATCCCTATCACACTATGCCTATTCCTTTAGCAGTTCCTAGTCAGGGTATTGAAAAGAATGCTGCTATTGGCGTCGATAAAAATAAAGTGTAGGTGATATAGATGCCTTATAGAAGTTTGGATGAAGATTTCCAGATATATAATATTTATTATGATTTGGAAGGTCATCCTGTAAAACGAACTCCCATAGATCATCCATATTGCTATGACGAATTTGTTATTTATAAGTCTAAAGATTTCGATTATCACGATAATATGGATTATAGCGATCGTTTATTGCAATGGAATAGAGATGCATTTGGTAAAGCTGCAACGACGGTTTGGCCAGATAAATTCGAAAGCCAATCATTCTCTAATAGATCTCCCGAAGATATTAATAGATTTTTAAATCTATATTTCGGCAAGGAGGTCAAACTTACTGCAATTCTACAAGGTTGCAATTGTAGTTCAGGATATCCTTATTGGATATTTGCTTATAAAGAGTAAATTATATATAAATAAAGAGAAGAACTTTTGGGCTCTTCTCTTTATTTTTTGTCATTTATATGCCTTGAACATAAAGATAATTTAAAAGGGAGGTATAGATCTATGGACTTTAATAGCCTTACTCCAATTTCTATTGAAGAACTCCAAGAGAAACATTCTAAAGTCTTGTATAGAAGTATTTGTGTGCCAAGTACAGTACAAGCTTATTCTCTTTGTATTGAATATATGAAACGTTGGTTTCTATCTAAATTTCCTAAAGATACTTTTAAGAGTATTTACGTGGAAGGAAAGAATATATATGATGATTTTAGATCACTTGACAAGCTTCAGCTTATTAAGCGTGATAAACCATCTTTGGCTATTGTGCCTACCATTAATTGGGATTTCAATAATGAGCATATAGATACCTATCCATATGGAATGGATCTATATACACAGACTGGACGATTCAAAGAATCCTTCTTCTCTTGTCATGATACCAATTCTCATCTTGGAATTGGTATGGAAACTTTAATGATGGGATTTAATTTTAGAATCAGACTTGAAACTAGAGCTCAACAGCTTGACATGTATAAGCTAATTAAATTAGCGTGTAGGGTTGGCTTTACTTGTGGTGAAGACGTAGATTTGGATTTTCACATTCCTTATTTGCTCATGATTCAATTGGCTAAAGATAATGGTTTTAAAACATTTGTAAAAGATACAGCAGACGGGCCCGAGGAGACTATCGAAAATATCCCTGCATTTATCAAGTGGCTAAACATGCATAGTAGCTTGCCTTTCTTATATAAATATAGAGCGCTTAATGGAAAGAATGAATTCTTCCTCAGACTTAGAAATATGTATGTGCATGTTAGACCAACCGATTTATCTGCAGACGATGGTGAAAGAGAAGGACAGATGTCTAATAACTTTATCATTGATCTTTCAACAGAAGTAAGATTCCCAGCTCCAAAGATGTATGCTTATTATTCTGAAAGTAAGCATGAATTACAAACTGTCTATGGAGCTTGGTTCCAACCGAATGGTCCTGTTTCTACCTGCTATGCGTTTAAGAATACAACCATTCCTGATGAGAATAGATACGGTTGGCCCTTATTGCTTAGTACAACTTATGAAGAAGATGTAGATCCAGATAGTATTATGCATAAACTTGAAATCGATCTATCTGAATTACTCGAAGGTGATATTGGAACTTGCATTAAAGAAACACTTAATAAGGGACTATCACCATCTATATTCTGCGAATTCGTTTTTTATAATGATGCAGATTACATTCGTGGTAAAATGGATTGGGAAGCCCTGACATTTACCAGCAATGATCTTGTCAGAGGAAATGGAACCTATATCGGAATTTATGTAGATAATGCATATATTTCCGATTGTATTACATCTGTTTCTGGTAAAGAAAATAGATTGCAAAAGTCATAAAAAGAATCACGAACAGGGATTAACCCTGTTCGTGTTCTCTATGGTTAGGATGGTAGACGTAAGGAGATCCAATAATAGGTTGGACCTGGATAGCCATACGATCCAGTGCACCTTTAACAAAATTATCACGATTTTCATCAGATTCGAAAGTATCAAATTCATCAAACTCTGCTACAACAAAACCGGAGATGATTCCATCTTTATCTTTAATAGCAGCAAAGTATAATGCCTTTGTATCAGAGTATGCGACAAACTCTCTGATAGAATTATCTTTCTGAATTGCAATGTCAACATTTTGCGCCTTATAATAACCATATCTCCAAAGATCTTCGATAAAGTCATTAAATAAATGTAGAGGAAGATCTGTGTGTGCTCTACTACGAGGAGTATTAGCACCAGTCAATCCCCATTCATGGACACAAGACATTTTAAAAAAGGGCAAGCCAAACATTGACTTGTTTCCATTATGGAATACATAGATAGCTACTCTAGAACATCTGAGCTCGCGAAGTGTTTCACGAGATGCATCTTTGAGTACAGCATGTACATCTATGAACGCCCCCAAAAGGTCATGATGGTAACTCTCATCATTAATCTGCATTTCCTCTCTCTTTCTAGAATGTTCTGCAGGTTTCGCTGATGCGTTACTAAGCATTTCCTTTACACTCTCAAGAAGTTCTTCATCCGTCATCTCATTTACGTCTTTAGGCTTATCTAATGTAGCTGTCTCAGATTTCGTAGTTTTCTGATGATTGATTAGAGCATCTGCGAGCTTAAGTAAAATATTCTCTTCAAGACTGTGTTCTTTTCCGCCATGATCCTTAATTACTTGATTCATAAGCTTAGAATGACTTCTGAGCATAGCAATAATCACAATTACGAAGATAAACAAAATAACGGCAAGCATTACAATTAATGCTCCATAGTGTTCAATCATGTATGCGAATTTATTAACAGGCTCTGTCACATCGACTGAATCCATTGATGTATTCTGGACACTTAAAGCGGAGAAGTTGGCTTTGGAAGCCATCGATAAGAACTGAACAAAAAAGTTCATATGATATCAATCCTCCCTCGAATTTTTAATTATATGTTTGAAGACCTTAAGCTTCTGGAGTCGGTAAATACCCCTGCTTTCATCGAAGACTCAAAACATATAATTAAAAACTTTCTATAAGGAGGTCAAATGATATATGTCTAGCAGACATCCTGCAAGACTTGCCGTCTATGTCGCTGGTGAAGTTTTCTATCCCAGAGAGCTTACGGAAGTCGATGGAAAATTGTATATAATTGATGAAGACGGAACATCTAGAATTCTGAACGATTATAAGATTACTACTCTTCAGGATGGGGACGGTGTCAATATTGATACTATTCACCCAACGACTCAAAAGACAATCAAGATGCCTAATGCATCGGAGTCTGTAAGAGGTATGGTAAAGCTTGGAAGTACCGCTCCTAAGGCCGCCACCGATACGGCTTCCAAGGGTTCTTCTACTGCTGTATCTCGTGAAGACCATACTCACCCTGCGCAAGTAAATATCTCTGGTAACTCTGAGACTACTACTGCTTTTAAAGATATGCAGGAAATTAAACTTGAGGGAGATGTTACAGGTAGCGATTCTTCTACAGGAGGTTGGTCTATTACGGCCACCCTTAAGCCTTCTGGTGTAACAGCTGGAAGTTATGGTCCTTCTGCAAATGCCAGCCCTGATCATGAGGAGGGATTTGTTGTTCCTCAGATCACTGTCGATGCAAAGGGTCGTGTTACTAGCGTTGTAAATAGAACTATTACCCTTCCTAGTGATGCTGATACGAAGTATACGCATCCATCTAGCCCTGCAAGTGGCAACTACGGTCCTGCTGATAATGCCACCCCTGATCATGGCGAAACGTTTAGTGTGCCCTTTATTACTGTAAATGCTCTTGGCCATGTTACGGCTGCAAGTACAAAAACGGTTAAGCTGCCAGCACAGTATGAGCATCCGACTAATGGAGCAAATAAGTCTGTAGGTCCTGCTTCTAATGCTACTCCTGATCATGGAGAAGAGTTTGTAGTACCTCAGGTTACTATAGACTCTATGGGTCATGTAACTTCTGCAAATGCAAGAACTATTAAACTTCCTGCACAGTACGAGCATCCTACCGATGGCGCTAATGGTACATTCGGTCCTGCTGCAGATGCTACACCTGGATTTGGTGGAAACTTTACCATTCCTCAGGTTGTAGTAGATGAAAAGGGTCATGTAACTGGAGTTACTAATAGAACGATTACACTTCCGCCTAAACCTAATACCGATCTTGAGGACATTGGAGCTGAAGGCTCTTATGGTCCTGCTACAAATGTAGAGGACTACACGTTTACTGTTCCTAGTTTTGAAGTAGATTCTAAGGGACGTGTTATTGAGGCATCTGACAAAACTATTGTTATTCCTTCGAAGTCGAAGGAAGTTTTCGAAGCTACGCTTAATCCTGCAAGTGCATATCAGGCTGGCACAGATAGTCCTTGTATTTATACTCTTGCTATTAGTGGAATGCTTTCGAAATATAATCCGATGGTAGACCTTGTTCTTTCTGACGACTATAGTACTGCTCAGGAAGAGCTTAGCGAATTTGGAAAGATTTATAGTATTGAGACACATGATGGATCTGTTACTATTAGTACAACTGATGTGCTCAATACTTCTATTCCTCTGAAGCTTAAGTTTGTCTGCATTATTTCTCCCAAGTCTATTGAGAATTTCACGGTTGCTATGCCTATTTCCGATTGGGCTGGCTCCGAGGCTCCTTACAGCAAGACTATTGCTGTATCTGGAATCTTTGAATCCGATACTCCTATCGTTGATTTGATTCTTCCTGATGACTACAGCTCCGCACAGGATCAACTTATTGAATTTAATAAGGTATACAAGATCGATGTAGTAGATAATAGCATTACGCTTTATGCTACAGAAGTTCCTACTGCTGAAGTAACTATGAAGTTGATGTGCATCAGATAATGATAAAAGGAGAGTCAGTTCCTAGCTCTCCTTTTAAATCTTGTGCCAATAATAGGACAAAAATAACTTCATAACATTTAATTAAAATTATTCTCGATATTCTCGCAAAGGAGGATAGGTTATGGCTGATTCTAATAAGCAGTTTACAGCTGAAAATCGAATCCCTTCGAGACCTCTATCTTATGAGTTTAGGGATTTGGCACAGCCCAAAGAATTGCTTGTCGATTATGATAAGGGTTTAATCTATGTAGTAACCGCACAAAAGACATTTATAAATATTACAGATGCTATCAAAGAGCAAATTTCTATGGATGCAGACTCAGTCAGAGCTGTAGAAATCGAACTCGATGATGGTACAACTGTTACACTTGAGTCTGGAATAATCCAGGCTTTATCTGAAATTGATAGTCTTAAGACTACGACTTCTGAGCTCTCTACGGCAAAAGATGATCATGAGAAAAGAATTAAATCTCTTGAATCTGGATCTGCTAGCGACGAGAGAGTAGAAGCAATTAATCAGCAGTTGGAGGCAATGTCTACAGCTGTTAATGAGCATACTACTAAAATTGGTGCTCTTGAAACTGAAGTCGATGAAGCTGCCAGTGCTGCATCTACTGCGAAGAACACTGCGAATGCTGCTAAATCTACGGCAGATGCTAATAAGACTTCTATTACCAGCGAAATTACACAACGCAAAAATGCAGATACTGCTCTTCAGGAAAGTATTGATGCCGTTAGTGATGAAGTTTCTACTCTTGCTGGTACAGTTGATACAAATAAAACTGAATTGGAAAATAAGAATACAGAATTAGCTAATTCTATTTCTTCCCTCTCCGATACAGTAACTGCTAATAAGAATTCGCTTGATAATAAGAATACGTCTCAGGATCAAGCGATTCAGGCACTTCAATCATACAATGAAAAAGGCATTCTTATTTTAAATGCTACAATTTCTGCCGATACAAATGATTGGTCTGATACAGATGGGGATGCTCCATATAAGCAGACTATTACTCTTGAAGGCATTCTTGAGACTGATTATCCGATTGTGGATATCGATCTCTCTGATGAGTATGGCACAGCTGTCGATGAGCTTGAGAGCTATGGTCGTATTATGAAAATTCTTACTTTCGATGGATATATCGAAGTCTATGCGACAGAACCTACTTCTGTTGCCTTAAATATCTTTATGAAAACAGATAGAAAGTCGACGAATTAAGGAGGATAACTTAGCATGAAAGTCGTACAAATTGTTAATGGAGTTGTCGCATGGGTGACCAACTTCAAGACAGTCGCAGAGACTGTTGGTAAATATCCTAGAACATGTTTGTTTGTTCCCGCTCCCGATTACGTATTCGAGAAGTGGACCTACGTAACTAAGGATGAGGAAGGAAAGCCGATTACAGGCGATGCTCGCTTTGTAAAGCCTATTCCGCCCGAAGGATATATTTATAATGATTACAGCGGTGAGTTCCTTAAAGAGGAAGACCTCCCTGTAATCCTTGCCAAGGCCCATTCTGAGAAGCAGGATGAGAACAAGGCCGCATTTGCAAAGTTCCTTTCAGAGCATCCTCTTACCTGGACAGATGGTAAGGTTTACGGAGTTACTCTTGAGGACCAGTCCGAGATTTCTCTTAACCTCACTCAGTATCAGATGCAGGTTTCTGCTGGTGTAGAAAATCCTGTTCTTGAGTGGCATGCTTCTAAGGAAGCTTGCACTCCTTGGAGCTTTGAGAATCTGACTGCTCTTGCACTTGCTATTAGTGCATACATTTATCCCTGGTTCCAGAAGATGAATGAGTATAAGGCTCAGATCTATGCTTGCCAGTCCAAGGCCGAAGTAGATGCTATCGAGATTGTCTATAAGACCGAGGAAGAGATTGCTGCTGAGGTTGCAGCTGCAGAAGCTGCTAATGCAGAGGCTTAAAAAATAAGATCAGAGATGGAGAAATCCATCTCTGATATATTTTTTTTTAGAATATAGTTTTTAATATCATAAAAATCCAATATAGCATAAGTTCTTCAAACATCTTAGTAATCACACACTAAGAGGAGAATTCTATAATGAACTTTGATATTAGATATCATATCTGGAATGTATTCGAAATATCAAGAGCTCAGGGAGTTGGAAACTTACAAGAAGCGCTGGAAATGTTTCTGACAAATGTTGACCTTGGGCGTCCTAGATATAAGGGTGCAACTCAGATTGATTATTTTGATTGCATGAGAAAAGTAAGCAAAACACCAAAAGAAAAGCGTCCAGATCAACGGCTATTATTTAGTAAATGCATGGAAAGGTGTAGTACTAGATTATTTAAAGCTTGGAAGGATCAAGATCGTGAAGAATTTAATCATGTCTGCGTAGAAGATATTATCAATTTTAAAACAGCAACAAAAAGAAGATGAGAGTAGGAGACGATCTCCTACTCTCTTCAACATTTAAGTAAATATTATTTCTTAAGGAGGAATATCTTATGTCACTTATTGATTTTGTAGCAAGATATAGTCCGATTGCGGTTATGATTTTAATTGCTGCTGTATCGTACTACTTGCTTCTTGGTATCTATGCTAAACATTGCAAACCTGGTAGTGTATTAGCAAAAGTATTGAAGCATTTATTCTTATTCATCCTAGGAGGCTCTATTTACTATAGTATAGAAATCCTATGGCGTGGACATTCGCATTTTAGCATGTTTATAGTGGGAGGCCTTTGCTTTGTCATTATGGGGCTTGCTAATGAAATTTTTAGTTGGGATTTGTATTTTGAGTATCAACTGCTTATCGGATGGTGTGCTGTATTAATCCTGGAATTCGTCTCTGGTTGTATTGTTAATTTGTGGCTTGGATGGGGAGTATGGGATTATAGTGGAATGCCATTCAATCTTCTTGGTCAGATTTGTCTTACTTATGCCTTCCTATGGATTCCTATAGTTATCCTTGGAATCTTAATTGATGACTGGGTTAGATATAAATTGCTTAATGAAGAAAAACCAAGATATAGATCTCTTATTGTAGATTCTATTAAATATCTTATCAATAGGATAAAAAATAAATAATCTTTATACAGAAGAAGCCAGGGTAGAGTGAGTACACGAGCTCTACCCTGGCTATTGAAAAGCAATCATTATCCTCATCTAAATATTATTTGAGCTACCATTCCCAAATAATACTAGACAACTTGTCGTAAAACTGCCAAGACATGAGTACATATTATATCTTTGAGACCTATAAACTTATCCATTACTCGATTGAACTATATTTCTAATCAACAGTTGTGGGCTGTTGATTATACTTTTATTCATGATCAGTAATATGTAGAAGTTTTAGAAGAGGTAGGTCAGAAAGGAGGCAGAATTGTGGATAACCAGGTTGTAGGTGTGTGATTTCCACAATATGGAGGTATAAGATGCTTCCCAACCAAAATTAAGAAAGGAGACATGTGCGTATGTTTATATACAGTAAACGACGATGATGAATACACGCCTCAAAATTCATCATGACGCAGGAATATGTAATAGGAAAATATTTTGTGTCGATTATTAAAACATTCTCTTTTATCACGCCAATGATATATAAGAGAAAGAAAGGACTTTTACAGTCTAATTGAGTTATATTGAAGAGAGAAGTCTGGAGAACTTCTCTCTTCAATATATTTACAACCCTGAATTAGATATGTATATCGATATTACATGATGTGCATTTTCTGTTCGAGAGGACTGCTTCTCTAACTTGCCATAGCAGTCCTCCAACGGAGGCAAAAGAATCATCTGCAAATATCAGATAATCTACTGGCATAGCAATTTCTTTTAACTCTATATCATCCATCTCATGTGTGAGATTAAGATAGAGGAGAGTCGCAAGATTATCATTAATAGATTTTACTACATAGAGCTTAACGATATCGCTATCATCTCTAGGTGTAACGAAGTCTCCTTTGGAGATAGGTTTTCTTTCAAGCAAATCCTTTGGATTAGTAATAGTTTCGACTGCAGTATTCATAGTTTTAACTCCTTTTATTTTTTTTTGAATTGTAGAATAATTTGTGTCGAAAATTAAATTATTCTTTTTCTTCACGCGAATGATATATAAGAGAAAAATAAGAGTTTTACGAAAAGAAAATGACAAGAGGCGTGACCCTCTTGTCATAGTTTATTTATTTGGCTTTATACCAATCGTCCTTTGTGTTTTGTCGGTCTCTATAGATATCATAATCTTTTATATTTTGATTATAATCTCGAGCATAAATTTCTTCCATGCCTTCTTCTGCAAAATATCTCTCTGCTGGAGCTCTATAAGCTTCTCCAGGTTTATGCTTTTTCTTTTTATGTTTCTTTTTCTTCTTATTAGCCTTTTCTTCAGCAGCTTTTCTAAGTTCTTCCTCATATTCGTTTTGATCTGGAAACCTATATCGGCTTCGAGCTACTACTCGGACTTGATCGTGCCTATCTGGATAATGGCGTATAAGTACAACTCCATCACCAAGCTCTGTTTCTTGACGAAGATTTATTATATCTTCTTCAATTCTTATAGTCCGCTTATACCTTTCGGAAGCTAAGGTTTCTAATCGCTCAATCTTAGAGAATTCACTAATTTTCTTTCGTTCTAGATATACAGATCCTTGCATATGCTGAGCTCTATATTGTTTGGTGTCTGTATTCTGAATCCATCCATTATATGCCATAGAGCTTCTTAATTCTTTAATATGGAATTTACCATTATAAAGTCTTTCATTTGCGCCTCTAGCTCTATGCAATATATTCTTTCTTAATACTGTTTTACCATAAGAAAATCTAAATCCAATATAATCTATCGGACATTCTGCAATAGAGAATATTCTTGTAGTATTCTTTAATTCTAGCTTAAGATTATCATGAAGATATTGAGATATCTCTCCTTTAAGTTGGGCTAATTTCCTTTTATTACTTCCCATAATAAGCATATCATCCATATATCTAATATAGAAGTCCACACCATACTTAGGCATAAGAACTTCTCTTAAATAATGATCGAATGATTGCAAATAAAAATTAGCAAACCATTGAGATGTATAGTATCCTAATGGAAGACCCTGTCCTGGAACAGAATAAATTATATCTGAGCAGATCTTAATCATTTTAGGATCTTTGATTTTAGATTCTAGTTTATCTATTAGAATCCCTCTATCAATATTCTCAAAGAATTTTCTAATATCCATTTTTAGACAGTATTTGTATTTCCGCTCAGGAGCATCTCGCCCTGTTATACCTTGAGAATTATCAAGAGTTCGTTCAATAAAATTTTTAGCGTAAAGGGTACCTCGTCCCTTTACACTCGCACAACACCATGTATCCATTCCTTTCAAAAATATGTCTTGAAGAACAAGCATTACACACCAATGAACTATCTGATCTGGGAATAAAGCAGGGGCTTGGATATGGCGTTCTTTTCCACTACCAGCATCCAATCTAATACTCTCTCTTGGCTTCTTTGGTTTGAATGATTCTGTCTCTAATATACGACCTACCTCAGCAATATAATAGTCTCGGTTATGGTAAAGCATAAAAGCTATGCTACCAGGTCGGTGCTTGAATTTCTTATCTCTCATAGCACCATCAAAGGCTTCACTCGCTACTCTAATTGAAAGCATCTTCTCATATAGATGTCCAGTTCGTTTAGGCATAAAATATTTTCCTCCTTAAGATGATTTATTTTGCTAAGACTTAAAGTCTTTCGTCTATTAAGCTTTTAGAATAAGGTTTAAACCCTATTCAAGCCCTAGCGGATCTTCGACATTTAAGCTACTAGTCCACCTCGAGACGGGCAATATTTTACCGTTTCCGGTAAGGTTCAACGGAGTTGAATTCACCTATGTTGTACAATGCTTCTTAGTCATCCTGTAATTCGAAGTCAAGAAAGAGTTCAGATATACACTGGTAACACTCGATGAATCGGAGTTATCCGCAATAGAAAACACTCTCGAGAATGCTTGATCTATAGACAAGATCGATCTATTGTCCAGAATAGGTTTAGGCGGAAACGAGCCGCCCCACATAATTGTTGTTGTTGTTGTTGGGGTTGTTGTTGATATTGACGTAGAAGGGGCCACCATTCTCAATACCATTGTTGTAGTTGCCGCCAACCTGTGCAACATAGCCAGAGTTGTCATTGACATACACGCCATACCCCGCAGAACGAGATTCTCCGTTATCCCTAGAAGATGCCATCGTCCAGCACTCTTATGAATAAATTTACTAGTTCTATTCAAATACGAAACGATGTGTTTGCATGATCTATTTAAATAGTTAGTAAGTTTACAAACAACAATTTTATTCTGTATACATTTATTCATCTTATGAAAAATACAAGTGTTATTAATAAATTTAATCATATTTACCATCCTCCTTTCTATGAAAGTTTTAAAAGTAAGATCGTAAGATTTTATGTAAAAAGGCGACAATATGGCACGCTACGCTGCCGCTTCGCTATGCCATATTGTCGAGTAGTGGAGGGGACTGTGGTCCCCTCCACACCACCCCTGACTCGGCGAGGGATTAGGCGGAAACGAGCCGCCCCACACAATAGCCGTTGCCGTCGCTGGGGCTGTAGTCGATAACGACGCAGAAGGGGCCACCACCCCCAATACCAGCGCTGCAGTGGCCGCCAACCTGTGCAACATAGCCAGAGCAGTCATCGACACACACGCCATCGCACCAGCCAATGTTAGAATCTGACTGAGTTGTAGATGCTACAACTGCTGCTCCTCCAAGAACAGGAGTCATCTTTGTAGGATATTGCCATGAACCTCTAGTAGCTCCATCAGCAACAGAAGTATATCCTTCTCCACTATCATTATAAGGAGCACACTCCTTAAGACCAATAGTCGATTCAGATAGAGTAATGATACCATCACACCAACTATAAGTATTACCCCAGAGATGCTCAATTCCGAATGCTTTAACGCCAGTGTTTCCATCATCGTTAATACCATAGAACAAGCCTCTAGTATCCATAGATCCGGAACTAATTAAATCTCCAGAATTGACATTTCCATCTCCAATTGCGGCCTGAATACCTCTAGTCTTGGTAACAAGCATGAGCAAACCGAGAATATAATATCTCTTAACCCAGTCTTCCATACCATAACTAGCGCCAAATGCCTTACAGATATCTCTGAAAGTAGAATAAGACCAGTAGTTATTGTTCCAAACGGATTTACCGCTCAAACTATGACACTTATCATCTCCACCTTCAGAATAGCCCTCATAAGCACCGAAATACATAAAATCTTTTACAGTAGCAGTGCCATCATTCGACTTAAATGCAGAACAGACAAATCCATCTGCAGTTCTATCGTAGTTGGCAACCTGGAAAGTCAAAGTATCTCCAGAAACTGCATACTTATACCAAGTCTTCTTAAATTCAACCATTACTTCACCAGCATTGCCGGAAGTAATATCTGCGGCACCGCCATTCTCAAGCTGAGCATAATTGTTCGGATTGAGATATGCAACACGAGCACCGTCTTTATAAAGACAAGGCTTACATCCAATTATCCCTGTAATTGCACCTTCCCAGCTGCCGTAATCACAAGCACCTGTGGAATCGTTACAACTCAGGGCGGAGTAACCCACTGCATCATCAGTATATGTAACAGCATCGGCAGGAGCGCCGTTGCTCATATCAATACTGATACCATAAGTTACATCTCTTACATTCACTTCATACACCTTCAATACATCAATATCGATGGTTTTAGTTGCAGCGCCGGACGCAGAAATTGTCCAAACGCCATACCCAAGGCTCATCTCCACAGGAGAAGATTCTACTTCTCTAGTAAAGACAACATCGCCTTGGGATATCGTAAGTGTTGCGCCAAGAGGAGCAATAATCTCCACCTTAGCTTTTGCTGCACCACCAACTCCACCACCACGCGAAATTAAAGCCTGACCCATTACAGGACACCTCCCCTCTTTGAAATGTGGTTAACATCATTTGATTTGTGTTCCCCAACTACCTCTCGGGAAGAGAGCCCCGTGAAAGATTTTACGCTAATCTGACATGGGGGGGGGGTGTTACGAATTTTAATCATATTAAATTCCTCCTTTTAATTGGAATTATTTAGTAGTTGACTCCTTTTTAAATTATAATATCGCTTGAAGCACGTGCATTTAGGACTTTTGGAAAATCTTGGAGAGCTTAAAACATTCTATAGTTCTTAATTGCCAAAAATATATGCGGCGGTAAAATATTTTGATATTCCTCCGTCATGGATCTTATACGGGCTTCTTTCTCTTCTTTATATTTAAAAAGCTTTAATATCTCAAACTGTGTCATGGTACCGCTCTGAAGGCGTTCAATTCTGTCGATTTCGAAGTCTTTTAGCTGAACTTTTGCATTTATAAAGTTAGGGAGTATCAGGCATCTATAAGGACCATATTCTTCGTTTCCTGGAACTAGAACATCCTTATCGACTACCATGTCATACATTGTGTTGTATGGGACCAAATAGAATTCTGCTGTGAACCAAGCAGCAAAGTATTGGAAATTGTGCCATTCAAAATGAACTGTTTTTCGTCGTTCTTTCTTTACATAGCATCTGTCTAATATTCCTCTCCATCTAGAATAGATCATTCGTTCAAATGGAGAACCATCAACTTTATAAGGGCCAACTCCAATACTTCCAACTCCCATAATAGATTTTGCATAAGGGTCTTTGACTTCACCTTTATTGATATTATTAGCTCTAGCAAGCATTCTATATCCGCTATTCATAAATACTATGGCTATTTTATCATAATTGAAATATTCTGTAACCATAAAATCTCCACAGTTATTAGATCTAAATACAGATCCAGTATATTTATCTGGACCAGAAATAGAATAAATATTATCTTCTTTGTCCTTTCTTAATTCTTGGAGCGTTTCATCAAATGATAATTGCTCATTTATCTCATATTGCTTTATCTCTTTCTTTAAATTCTCATATAAAGGATTTAAAACTGGTGTAAGCATATAAATTCTCCTTTCAAACAAAAGAGCGTCTACATACTCAGCTAAGAGTATGTAGACAAAAATGGAGCAACTGATATGAATGAAATTCCTTTATCATCCAATGGCATTTGAATGAATTATAAAATAGTTATAGCTGTATTAATTTTTAACAAATCCATGTACGAGCTGCAACGCACGCAGCTCGTACACAGCACGAAAGGACTTTGAAACTATGACTTTACGAACGAAAAGCAAGGAATTGTGGCAAGAATCCCTATTATATAGTTCAGACTTTTCTCTATGATCCTATAAAAATGATGTAAATATAGCAATTTTTGGCTATATATTATATCTATGAAGATTATCAATAAAAGATAATCACATATCTCCATTGAAAGGAGGTAAATTGCTGTATTAAATGATAAATATAAAGATCTAGACAGAATGCTCACAACATTCTGTCTAGCTTTAAGTGTTTTCGCTGCCGAATACAAGTTTCATGAAACTAGCAGCTTTGCGTATCTACGCATACCAAAAAGTATGATAGATAATGATCAAAACATGTGAACTCATGCCTTTATCGCAAAAGCAAACATGCTTCGAAAAATCTTTACCGAAACGAGGTAAAAGATATGAATATGTTTATCTTCGTATCCCTAAAGATATAGCAGATAAATTCTAGCAAGGAGTTTATCTTATTATAATGTTATAGAAAGGAGAGGTTTAAACAAAATCAAATTTTCTATTGTTGATATTTATTATGGTTTCAAACCAAATTTTAGAAAGGAGGATATATCATGATATATTCTGTAATAAGAGAAAACCATAATGAACAAATTTTAAATGAGTATGCCATTCACATACCAAAAGCCTGGGCTCGTGGAGAGGCTGATAGTCGTCCAACTAATCCAGATGATGTTGTAAACATTCCTCACTATGAACTCAGAATCGAAAAACAAATTGGCACAAGCCGTAATAGACGTGATACATACGTTTATTATAAACTTCCTAAATCAGGGAAGTATATAGCTATAGTCCTTCATATGAATGGGGGCGTGAGCTTTAAACCAGATGAGCACAAACTATTAATCCGTGAAACCGATGAACTCGATAGAAGGATCATTTTAGGTTTCTGCAAAAAGCATCAATGGACACTTAAAGATGCTTGCTATGAAGATAAAGAAAATTTCAATGTAAAATCAGATGCGCTTTGCTATAAAGCATCTGATATGCCTAAGCGTATAAAGCAAGGTTCAGAAAATATTAAAGTATATTCTTGGGGACAGCCCTTAGAACCATATGAAGAAGAATACTATATTAACTCCAGAGAACTTGGTATGTTCTCTGGAGTCCAATTTTTAAATACATAACAAATCCTATTGGGAGGAGCTTTATGCTCCTCCCTCATTATTTTTTGCACTCTGAACTTATTATTAAATATTTTAGGGAGGTGCCCAAATGAGTGAAATCAATATTAATGAAGCTGCTCTTAGTGATGAGCAAGCAGCGCGTTTAAAGAAAAAGGGTATCAAACGTACAACAGATTCTGTTAAGGAACTTAATGGAAGAAGTGCAATTATTAATCTATCTAATATTACTTATAAGAATGATAATTCTTATATTGAAACCCTATCGAAATACTGTGATGCTATTAGAGCATATCATCAGAGAATTATCTCTGTTCCTGTAAGTGCATGGTTTAGAATCAATAGAGAAAGAGCGGAAGAAGCTCATAATCCTATTGGGACTATTTGTAGATATATGAAGCAATCTCCTTCTGACTTCAGATTGAAGTTTAATGGCATTACTTTTATTTTTTATAATGCGGATAAAAAGAACTTTGCTCTTATCGCTGATGAATATAAAGCTACAGAATATAGGATTGTAATTCAGCTTCTCGAAGAGCTTATTGATAAAGAGGAAGCTGCTCCTCTTGTAATGACCAAGACTTTTGTAGCTCCTACAAAATCACCTGTTAAAGATGTAGAAAAACCTGCTATTAAAGAGAAAGAAATTGAAGACAAGAAAGCTGAACTTGTGGATGCTATTACAACAGCTGCCGAGAACTCTGAAGATGAGGAAGAGGCCTGGAATCAGCTTGAAGACGATGAGAATATCGCAAGACTTCTTGCTGAACTTGAGGAAGAAGACTCCAATACTCCTACTTTTAATGCAGCCAGAACTTCAAGAATGACAAAACTCAATGACGAGTTTCTTGAAAAGACTATGAGAGGAAAAAAGATTAGAGATATTCTAACTGTAACCCCTTCGTCGATTGAACTTCCTTCGAAGCATCTTAAAGTAGATTCTATTAATGAGGAATGGAGTGATATGAAATTCCTCAACTTCCAAGATAATTATGATATCAATAGCGATATCATGAGAATGCTCGCAGATCTTTCTAAGAAGACTTATCCTATTTCTATTATCGATATTAAGGTTGAAGATACATCCACGAATATGGATTATATTGATACTTATACGGTTCAGACTGAGGATGGATTTGGAAAGAGAGCAAGTCTTGTATTCGATATTCCTAAATTTAAGAGTAATAGATTTATGAGACTTCGTGGAAATGAAAAAGTCATGTCTGGTCAGCTTATGCTTCTGCCTTGTCTTAAGACCGATGAAGATACTGTACAGTGCGTAAGCAACTATAACAAGATTTTCATTCGTCGTCATGGCCTTAAAGGAAGATCTTATCCATCTTCTGATGTTCTTAATAAAGCTCTGCATAAATTTACAACCCTTTATAAAGGCAATAAAGACATTAAAGTCTGGTTTGGAGATAATACCGCAATCTGTTCTAAATATGAACTTCCTGCAGACTATATTGATATTGCATCTGAAGTAAATAGAATCGAAACTGCTACCTCGATTTATTATTTTAATCAAGATGAATACTATACAACGTATAAAGCAGATCCTAAACAGGGTCTTCCTTATGCGGTCAACAAGTATGATAATTCTATTAGATACTTCGATGGTGAAGGAGACACTAATCTTGTTTCTCTTCAAATTATGAAGGAGCTTGGTTCTATTTCTGCAGATTTTAGAGAGCTATATACAGCTATTAAGCCGGCATCTAGGCTTAATTATTCTGAAGCAAGCCTTATGGCTAATAAGATTCCGCTAGTTGTAGTAATGGGCTATACACTTGGCCTTAATGGAGTTATGAAGTATTGCAAAGGAGCAAAACTTCTTGGAGAAAAGACTGGAAAAGATCCTAATGAATTCGGATGGATCAAATTCTCTGATGGATATCTCATTTATCCTATTACTTATTCTAATTCAATGCTTCTCAATGGTTTGGCTACTTGCCCCACTGAGATGTATTCTATCATGGATGTAGATAAGAGGTCCATGTGGTTAGACTTCCTTGATGAGTTTGGCGGAAGAATCCTCTCGGATGGTCTTGATAACTTCGTAGATTGCTTTATTGATCCTATCACAGAAGAAGTTTGTAACGATTGCAGTATTCCTTCTGATTATTTTGGAATGCTTATGTATGCAAATAATCTTCTTGCTGATAATAAATATAATCGCCATACCGATATCTCTGGTAATCGCTATAGAACAATTGAGATCGTAGCTGGCTACTTCTATAAAGCTCTTTCCAAAGCTTATACTGATTATAAAACTCAGGTTAAGCGTGGAAGAAAAGTCGGTATCTCTATGAAGCGTAGCGCTGTAATTGATTTGGTTATGGAGGATCCTATGTCTTCTGATTTGTCTATCCTTAATCCTCTTCTTGAGCGCGAAGCTGCAAACTCTGTATCTTTCAAAGGATTATCTGGTATGAACTCTGATAGATCTTATGGTCTTGATAAGCGTACTTATGATGATTCTATGATTAATAAACTTGCTCTTTCTACAGGTTTCTCTGCAAATGTCGGTATCAACCGTCAGACAACGATTGATATGGATATTGTAGGAATCCGTGGTTATATTAAGCCTACAAAGAAGGAAGAAATGTCTGTAACTAAGTCATTTGGTATGACAGAGGCTGTAACTCCCTTTGGTACAACCAGAGATGACCCCTTCCGTTCTGCTATGACATTTATTCAGACATCGAAACACTCCATGCGTACGGCTAAGTCAGCTCCTCTTCTTATTACTAATGGTGCCGATGAAGCAATGGCTCATATGGCTTCTGAAACCTTTGTTGTTAAAGCAAAAGAAACAGGAAGAGTTGTTGAAGTTGTTCCTGATCAGTATATGGTAGTCGAATATAGAAAACCCGTTATGACTCAGGAAGGCGAAACTTACACTAATGAATATATCGATCTTAGAGAAAATGTAAAGAAGAACTCCGATGGTGGTTTTTACATTACTCTTAAGCTTGATACAGATCTTAAGGAGAATTCTATCTTTAAGAAAGATGAGATTCTTGCTTATGATAAATCATCCTTCTCTAATAAAGTTGGAGAAAGCGATAATCCTGCATATAATATTGGTGTACTTGCTAAGGTTGCTATTATGAATACCGATGAAGGCTTCGAGGACTCTACTTCGATCTCTTCTTGGTTGTCTGAAGCAATGGCTACCAATGTTGTTGTAGAGAAAGATATTGATCTTTCTAAGAATACCAACCTTTATAGCATCGTAAAAGTTGGTCAAGAAGTTCAAGAAGGCGATCCTTTGATTATATTTCAGAACTCTTTTGATGAAGAAGATGCTAATGCGCTTCTGAAGAATATTACAGATCCTGAATATGTATCTGATCTTGGTCGTATTAGACTGAAATCTAAATATACTGGAGTAATTCAGGATATTAAAATCTATAGAACTTGTGAACTCGAGGAAATGTCTGATAGCTTGAAGAAGCTCGTAATTCCTTATGAGAAAGAAATTAAAGCTAGAAAGAAAAAATTCCAAGAGTACCATGCTCCCGGAGAGAATATGCTTGAACCTGATTATAAGATGCAGCCTACTGGGCCCATGAAGAATAATCAGGATGGTGTAAAGATTGTATTCTATATTAAGTATAATGACAAGCTCTCTGTAGGAGATAAGGTTGTTGCTCAGTCTGCTAATAAAGGTGTAGTTAAGAATATCTTCCCTGAGGGAGAGGCTCCATTCTCTGAATTCAGACCAGAAGAGGATATTCATGCACTCTTTGCAGCAAGATCATTTAATGCTCGTATGGTTACTTCTGTTTGGACATCTGGTGCAATTAATAAAGTAATGGTTGAATTAGATAGACAAGTAAAGGATATTATGGGCATTAAACCGAAATCTATTGAAGAAATTCAATAATCTTTTTGTATCAGTCTAGAGGCTATTTTAGGCCTCTAGACTACTTTATTTTTTTATCTAATTTGCCCAAATTTAAGGCAATTAGGTTTATCTACTCCTATTTTAACTAGCTGAACATAGAAGTAAAATTAACCCCAGAAAGGAGGTTCGATTTTATATGGCCAAGGGATTACCCAAAGTCGCAAACTATGTCAAAAATGCTGGTAAATCTTTAGCATTTGCCGCTATTGACAGCATTTCTGAAAATATTGAAGGCATCAAAGATTTTGCCGATGCCAATAATGATGTATTTAAAGAAGTATATGCTGGCGCTAGAAACTATCGCCAGACGATGAAAAAAGCTCACAAGGCCATTACAGAAAATAAGACCTTTGTGGCTGTTAGAACAGGTCTGAAGAATATGAAGGATGACTTGAAGTCGGGTCAGCTCTATCACAATCGTGATTACTCTGATGAGATCATGGGAATGGACGACATGGAATCTGATTTCGGTTTTACTATCTCTTCTGATGACGGAGAAGGCTCCTCTTCCGGTCCTAGTGAAATTGTTGCATCTGCTAAGACGCTTTCCAATAGCTTTGATCAAGCTATTGGGGCTGCTGCCGATGCTCAGTGCAAAACGATCGTAAGCGGAGTTGAAGTTGTAACTAGATCTCATGAAGCGTCTACAAAGGCTCTGATTGCAACTCAAGAACGTTCCACTGCTATGATTTCTTCTAGTATTGGAGCTGTTTATGGAGAAGTTAGTAATATTACCAAGTTCTTGAATACGGCTATGGTTACTCACATGAATAACTCTAGTAGATTCTACGAGGAGCAGATTAAAGCTTCTCAAGAGCTTGTTGCTATGCAGAAAGAACTTCTCGAGATGCAGAGAAATCTGTATGCTCAGAAGCAGCAGAGCAAAGACACAACTTTCGAGGATGCATTTACGGCTACTGGTGGCATGAACATTAAGGGGTATGCAAAGGCTATCAAGAAGAACGTACAAACCCACGTATTCGATGCTCTTGGATTGAGTATGTTGGGTGGAGGAATGAATCCTCTTATGATGTGGGCTCAGAATCCGTGGCAGCCTATCCTTTCAGGTATGATGGGAATGCTTCTTCCTAAGAACTTTAAAGGAGCTCTCAAGGGATTCGATAAATCTTTGTCTTCAGCTTTCAGCACATTTATTGCTCAAGCAAATGCTGCTGGTAAGAATGATGATGGATCTATTCTTTCTTTCCTTGGAAAGATCTTTGGAATCGACCTGAAGGAAAAGAAGAAGATTGATACTGCAAATTATAAGAAAGACGCTGTATCCTTTGATGGAATTACTCGTCAATCTATTATTGAAACTATCCCTGGTTATCTGGCTCGTATTGAGGCAGCTCTGACTGGTAGTGGAGAGAGATACTACGATTTCCAAACCGGTAGCTGGAAGTCTGCTAAGCAGGTTAAGGCTGAGCATGAAAATCGTAGAAATATGAATGCCACTAGTGCAGGTCTAGACCTACAGTATGCTCTTCAGCCTTATATTGAAGAGATGGCTAAGCTTAATAAGCAAAGCGCTGATGACTTTAGACAGCAAATATCTGCTATGAATAGGCAGGTATTTGAAGATGGCGGAGCATTTTCTCCTAAGAAAAATGATTCGTACTACTATGGCATGAGCAAATCTAACATGGATTATCTTCTTAAATTGGGAAGAAACGATCCTAAGGTAAGAGCTGCTATTCAAGGTCTTGCAGGCAATCATATGAGAGCTCGTCAGAATCAGAATCGCTATATGGAAGATGAAGAGAGAAATGGAGGTATCTCTAGAATTCTCTATAATCATACATATGAAGGTAATGCTGGTCCTGGAACTCATGGTGGCAATAGAGCGGCTGGATATGGACTACTAAGCCTCAGCAAAGATGCTGATGGTCATAATGTCTTCTGGTATCTTAAGGAAATCCTTAAAACTCTAGGTAATAAGATTCATGCTGGTTCTGGCAGAAGAACTAAGGCCCAGAGAAGGAAAGAAAGAAGATCTAGAGGAAGTAGTAGTTCGTCTAGCTCGAGTGGATCATCGTCCGATGATGGCGGTGACGGGGAATCAGACGCAGAAGAAATATTCGGAGATGCCGATGCATCGCTCTGGACAGAAGAAGAGCTTCTTGAAAGAGCTACAAAGGCAAGGGAAGAAGAAGAGGCTAAGAAGAACCCCACTAAGAAATTTGGTGATAAGGTTCGTGAAAAATTCGGCAATACTAAAGCAGGTCAATTCCTCGGTGCAATGGCCGATAAGTTCGGTACAGTCATAAGTGCTCCTATGGAGTATATGACTAAACTGCTTAACAAGGCAGACCAAAATCTTTTCAAAGTCTTCTTTGGAAATGAGAAGATGGTCGATAAGGATGGTAATGAAATCGATAGCATATTTAATTATATGATTTCTAGAGTTAAAGATGCTTTCGAAGGTCTGTCTAAGTGGTTTAAAGATAAATTTGATCCATTCAAAGATAAAGTCAAAGAAAAATTAAAACCTTTATGGGATAAGTATGGCGCTCCTGTCAAGAATGCTATGGGAGACATGTTTAGATCTGGTAAGAACAGAGTTAAACTTGGCTTCAATAGAACTATTGGACGCGGAATGGATGCTGTTGGTACTGCTTTTAATGAACGTACTATAAGCGTTAAAGAACATGAATTTGCTAAGAAAGCTGCAGAAATTGGTTTCGATGAAGCACAGGTATACGAAATGGCAAAGGAGCAGGGCATTACTGCTACCACCAAATTCTTATATCAGCAAGCTGAAGGAAGCCCTGAGGCTAGAAAAGCTATCGTTGCTCTTGGAAAGCAATATCGCACAGATATCAGTAGAGTAAATACTAAGATCAAGGCTAGAAAAGCTAGACGTGATCAGATCATTTCTGAACTTGAAAAAGGTGGAGTAAAGTCTGCCGAAGAAATCAAGAATGAAACAGAAGGTACTCCTGCTGGTGAGCAGCCTGCAACTAGCGCACGTGGTAGAATCGTTACCAAACGCGGTCTTACTATGATCTCTCCTGGAGAGATTATTATCCCTGCCTCTACAGATCCTAAAGAACTCTCCAGAATGGAGAGCCTTGAAAGAGCTGATAGAGCAAAAATCATGAATTATATAGGTCTTAATGCAAAGGGAACCTTCAATACTGAAGAAATGAAGAGTAACCTTTATAAGATCTGGGAAGAGAATAAAGATCCTTCTAAGGCATCTAGAGTTGGAGCTGGTGGTATCCTTGGTGCAGGTGCAGGTCTGCTTATGGGTAATCCGCTGCTTGGTGCTCTTGCAGGTGCTGGTATATCTGTTCTTCAGAATAGCGAAACTCTTAAGACCATGCTATTCGGTGAGAAGGATGATGAAGGAAATCGTAAGGGCGGTGTCATTCCCAAGTCTGTTGTCGATATCTTCAAGAAGCATGGTAAAGACATGGGCGACTTTGGTATCGCAGGCGGTCTTCTTGGATTGCTTACTCCTTTTGGTGTTCTTGGTGGTGCTGCGATTGGCGCTGGTATTGGATACCTGAAGAATAATGATAACTTCAAGAAGTTCGTATTTGGTGATGCTGAAACCGGTAAAGATGGTCTTATTTCTAAGGAAACTGCTGAGAAGGCTAAGAAATTCTTCAAGAAGTCTGTTCCTGCTATGGGAATCGGTGCTGTTGCTGGAATGCTTATGGGTCCATTCGGTTTACTTGGAAATGCTGTTCTTGGTGCTGGTGCTGGATTACTTACTTCTACTTCCGCATTCCATAAATTCGTATTTGGTGATCCTGATAATCCTAAGAAGGGCAGCCTTGTTGGTGCTATCAAGAATGGTATCCTCAATCCTGCTAAAGAGAGAATTAAGAAGATCTTTGATGACCTCACCGAATGGGGTAAAAAGAAGATCCTCGATCCCCTTAAGAACTTCGGTAAGGAATTAGGTATCGCTATTAAGAATGCCGTAACTAATACCTTTGATAAAGTTAAGGACTTCTTAAACAACATGTTTGAGAAGACTATTGGTATTCCGATTCATGACTTCTTGCAAGAGAAGATCTTCAAGCCCATTACTAAAACATTCTTTAACATTCTGAAAGCTCCTCTTGCCATTGGTAAGGCTATTATCGGAGCGCCTTTTAAAGCTATGGGAGCGGCTGCTGACCATATGCAAAAGAAGCGTGTAAGAACTGGTAGAGCTGGAGAAATGACAGCTGCAGAGAGACTTCAGTTTAGAAAAGACAAGAAGATGGGCAAGGACAAGTTTACTGAGCAGGATGAAGCCATTAGCCAAATGGATGAATCCCAGCTTAAGGGTATCGAAGAACTTGTCAAGGGACGTCTTAAGGCTCGTGAAGCTGCTGGTAAGAACCTTGGTGGTGTAAGACAGCAGATGGGTCAAGAGATTTCCTCTTTCTTTAACGAATATGATGAAGGTGGACATCAGCTCTATGATAGAGTTGGCTACAATAAGGTCAAGAAGATCGCTCAAATTGCCGCTGAAGGCGATGAAGAGGGAGCTTTTGAAGCAATTGATGATCTTAAAAATCTTACTCCTGAAGAGAAGTCTAGACTTAAGAATCAAATTAAGGGATTGCTCGAGAAGACTTATAAAGAGAATGCTGACTTTAGAAAAGCTAAAGATGAACTTGCTGCTGGAGATGCGGAGCTTGAGAAGAAACTCGGCCGTCGCATTAAAGGCAATAGCGATCTTCGTCAGATTCAAAGGGCAATGGCAGATGAGCAAAAAGCTCGTCTTAAGAGAGCTAAGAAGGATGGTGAATCGGGTCATGAACCTGAACCTCCTACAGATCCTGCCGAAGCTACAAATCTTTTCAAGAATATCTACGAAGAAAGAACGAAGACTATTATTGAAAAAATTGCAGAATCCAATGAACTTCTGAAAGCTATTCTTAATCCTAAGGCTGCTGCTGAAGAGGCCAAAACTACTCCTGGCGGAAATAGTGCTGAAGAGGGCAAGAAGCCGTCAACAGACATTGTTCCTACAGAAGTTAAGAAGAAGACTGCTGATGCTGCAGAGGATAAGAAAAAGCAAGAAGATGAGGAAAAAGCAGAAGAGGCTGGAGTTGATAATGTAGATCCTGAGAAATATGCTAAGATGTCCATTAAGGACAAACTTAAGCAGAAAGCTCTGACTGCTGTTAACAAGGCAAGATCTGCTATTGGACCTGCAAAATCTAAGATTGCTGGGCTTCTCGGTGCTGGATCTCCTGAAATTGTAGAAACTACAAATAAGGAGATGATTCCTGCACTTGCAACTGGACCTGATGCTCCTCAGATTGATATTAAGGCTTTGATGAATCAGGCATCTTCCAAATTTGCCGAATCCAAGATAGGCCAGAAACTAGCCGGAGTCACATCTGGCGTTAAAGATGATATAGCTTTCCTTAAATCTGAATTCGCAGCTGGAAAGGCTAAGTCTGATGCTGCTAAAAATGCTGATCCTGAACAGTTCTATACAGAGGCTGTAATGGATAAAGCTAGAGCTTTTGGATGGAAAGCTGAGCAAGTCTCTGATCTCTCCGAAGAAAAGCGTGAACAGATTGAAGCATTCTGCCTTAATTATATGAATATGACCGAAAAGTCTGTATTCAAGAAGGGTAGAGCTATCTATCTAAAGAAACCTAATCCTCTTGATACTGTAAGAGAAAAGGTATCTAATATGCTTGGAGATGCTAAGAAGAAAGCATCCGCAAGTCTTGAGAAAGCCAAGACCGGAATGGTAGCATTTGCTGCAAAATTCAAGGATGATGGTGCAGAAGAGGATGGCATGTCTGCTGAAGAATTCTTCAAAGACAAGGTCATGACCTGTGTCAGATCCTTTGGATGGATGAGCAAGAAACCAAAGATCAAGAGCATGAACTGGTTCCAAAAGAGAGGGCCTAAAGAGAAACGTTATCTGAAAATCGAACAAGAAATCCTGAAAAATCTCAGTAAGGATGAAAAGAAGAGATTTAAGAAGGGTAAAGCTATCTTCTTCAAGACCACTCTTGCAGACCGCACTTCTAATATAACTACCTCTGTTAAGGATGCTATGTCGAAAGCAACTGCTGGTATTGCTGGATCAAAACTTGGTCAAGCTGTATCTGGAGCTGTTTCGTCCGCTTCTAATAAGGTCAAAGGAATTCTTGCAAAAGATATTCCTGGACTTACGGAAGAAGAGGTTAATAAGAGACTTGAAGTCCTTGCAAAGAAGGATGGATATACTCTCGAAGATCTTCCTGCTGATAAGAGATTTGAGTATATGATGCAAATTCAAGAGGAGCACAAGAATGAGGAAGTCTCTAAGATGTCCTTCAAGACTGCTGCTAAGAGCTCGATTGCATCTATGATTGACTCTATTAAAGAAAGCAGAGAAGATGCATTCAGCGAAAAGATTCTTAAGAACCGTCCTGAATCAATGACTGAAGAGGAATTTATAAAGAGAGTTGAAGCTCTTGCAAAGAAGGACGGATATACTCTCGAAGATGTTCCTCATAAGAAGGTCAAAGAATATGCTAAACTTATTGCAGAAGAAGCTGAAGATGGCAAGAAATCTGAAAAGACTTCAATCCTTACTGGTGCAAAGACTGCAGTTGCTGGTGTATTATCTAAAATTAAACTTCCTAGTCGGAAGAAAAAGGGCGGATCTTCTGAAAGTCCTGCTGGATTACTTCCTGCTCCTGGTTCTAATCTTCCTGTACCTGTAGATCCTGCAGTTAATGCTGTAGAAACAGTGCATGGAGAAGACTCGGTAGAAGCAGTTGAAGCTAAACAGAAGGCGGAGGAAGAAGATGCTCAAGATGATAGAGATTCTGCAAATCACGAAGAGACCAAAAATGCACTTATCAGTATTAAGGATAAGCTCTTTGGAAATCCTAAGGATAAGGGAAAGAAGAAGGGCGGCATTCTTGGCAAGATTGGTGATGCTATGGGCGGATTGTTCTCGTTCATTGGCGGCACTAAAGTTGGAAAAGCTATCGGAATTGGAGCTGGTATTCTCGGAGGTATTACCCTCTTTGGAATGTTTGGCGACGTTCTGACTGATAAGGTTATTAATCCTATCAAGAAACTTCTCTTTGGTAACGAGGGAGATTCTACTGATGGCCTTGTAGGAAAGATCTGGACTAAAGCTTCTGGCTGGTTCAAAGAAAAATTCCCCGATGGCTTTGGCGGTATTGTTCGCGATGGAGTTCAGTATATTGCAGATAACTTCCAGAAAGTCTGTGACAACGTTATTCAGCCTATTATTGAAGTTCTTCTTAATAATGCTCCCGTATTTATTGCAGGTCTTGTTAAGGCACTTGTAAGTGCTATAAAGAACATCAAATGGGGTCAGAAGAGCGTTGGTGATAGAACCGCTACGAACGAATATGATGAAGCTGCAGCTGGTATTGTTGGTGCTCTTGGTAGAAAACAGAGAACCAATACTGTTGAAATGGCTCAGGCTACTGATGAGAAGGGCAATCCTCTTTATTATACTGACGAAACCCAAACCGAAACAACTACCGATCCTACAGATTATCCTGTAATGGAAGTTGTTAGCGGTTATACTGTTATGAATACCAATGATTCTATCGGCTCTAAAATGGTATCTGCAGGTGGTAAAGCATTTGTAAGATCTGCTGTTGGAATTGGTAAGTCTGGCGTTGGTAAAGTAATGTCTAAAGTATCTACTAAGGGCGTTGGTAAAGGTGTTGTTAAAGCAGCAACTAAGGGCGTTGGCTATACAGTAAAAGGAGCTGGTGCTTCTATTAATCTCGGTCAAAAGGCTGGAGATATCGTTCATGATGTTATTGAAAGTACAGCAATTCGTCAAGATGCTGCTAAGGAGCTTGCAAAAGCTTCTGGAGGAAATGCTGATGATATTTATAAGGCTATCATGAAGAAGGGTGGAGATGCTAAGGCTATCGAAGATGTCGCTATCGAGATCGCAGAAAAGTCTGGTGGAAACCTTACTGATGATATCCTTGAAATTGGTATCAAGAATAGTGATAATCTTGCTAATTCTGCAGCATTTAAATCTATGCAGAAGACAGCTGCTGGTGCTACTAAGAATATTATGGGCAACGCGGCAGATGATATCGCTGAGGGAGGACTTAAAGGCCTTGGTAAAGCTGCTAAGAATGTAGCTAAGAATAGTGCTGACAATGTTGGTAGTAAGATAGCTGCTGGGCTTAGCAAGGCGTTTGCAAAGATCGGAGACTCCAAGATCGGTGCTAAGATTTTGTCATTCTGCGGTAAGGGCGTTTCTACAACTATGCTTAAAGAGGCTCTCGAAAAGATTGCTCAGAAGCTTAGTAAGAATATTGTTGGTAAAGTTGCTGGCAAAGCTTTAGGAAAGATTGCTAGCGGTATTGCCGGTAAGATTCCTTTTGTTGCTATTGCTATTTGGGTAAAAGATTTCTTGCATGGTTTTGATAATGCCGATACTATACTTGGCGTTGCTAAAGGCGATACTGAGTTCGAAGTTAACTTCGGACATAAAATCGTCTGCGGTTTGTTGGAACTTATTACAAATCAATTTACTTTTGGATTGCTTCCTTCTGAAATTATCGTAGATGTCTGCGTTGAGTTCTTATTCCCGCTTCTTGGACTTGATCCTAAGGGTCTTAAGGAAGCTAGAGCTAGAGCTCAAGACATCATGGATGAGTGGAACGAAGCACATCCTGAAGAGCAGTATGATAACCTTGAAGACTTTAACAATAAGGACAAACTGCATGTTCAGATTGGAAAAGCTCTCAAGAATACTCAGATTGGAGAGCAAGTCGAAAACGTCAAACAAGTAGGCGGTGGCGCTATCCAAATGTTTAAGGATGCTGGTTCTACCATTAAGAATATCTTTAGTGGTATCAAGAATGGTAACCTCGATGAGACTATGGCTCCGCTTATAGAGTCCTTTAAGGGACTTCCTAAATGGATAATTGCAGCATTTAAGAATCTTTGGACTTCTGCCGTAACTGGAGAAGATTCCGAGGAGTCCCAGATTGCTGACGATGATCCTCTGAAGGGTATCAAGAACGTAATCCATGGAGTGATGAAAGTTATAACCTGTCCGATTACAAGTATTGTAAAATTCTTCGCACATTTCAAAGAAAATATGGCTAAGATGTGGGATAGCTTGAAGAAATTCGGTAGCTTCATCTGGCAAGGTGTTAAGAACGTATTTATCAAAGCTTGGGATGGTAATATGCTTGGAGCATTCTCCGTGAAGGCCAACCAGGAAAATGAACGCGGTCTTGTAGGTAACCTTGCAAATGTCGTATTCTCTGTAATGAAAATTGCAATCTCTCCGATTATCTATATCACTTCGATGGTTGGTAAGGTCAAGAACTTTGTCATGGATGCTATTGAATGTGGTAAGGTTATCATTCCTATCCTAGGAACAATGGTTGGACAGTTGTTCAAGAAATCCTGGGAGGGAGAAGATTACGAGATCAACATTTCTACCACTGGTAATGATATGATTGATAACGTAATGAAGGGTGTATTTGGAATTGTTAAGGTAGTAACCTTTGTTCCTCGTGCAATCACTTGGGCTGTTGGTAGAATTGTCGATACTGTCAAGATCGTCATTGATGCCGGCAAGCAAATGATTCCTAAACTTGCTACTGCTGTTGGCGGACTCTTTGTCGCTGCATGGAAGGGTGAGGATGGACCCGATGCACCTGAAAGCACTGGAAATAATGTAATGGATATTATCAACAAGGCTATCTTCTTTGTTGTCAAAGTTGTTACATTCGTTCCTAGAGCATTAACTTGGGTAGTTGGCCGTGTTGTAGATACTGTTAAGGTAGTTATTAATGCTGGCAAACAGATGCTTCCTAAGCTCGGAACTGCAGTTGGAGCATTATTTACAGCTGCATGGAAGGGTGAGGAATCGCCTAAGTCTCCTGAATCTACTGGCAATAACGTAATGGATATTATCAATAACGTGATCTTCCAAGTGGTCAAAGTATTGAGTACTCCTCTTCGTATTATTGTCGGTGCAATTGGTACAGTTGTAAGCTTTATTACTGGTGGTATCGATGGATTAAAACAGAGATTGAAACCTGTAACAGATGCATTTGACTGGATCAAAGAAAAGATTATGGGCATTTGGGATGGTATCACTGGCTTCTTTGAAAATACTTTTGGTAAAATCAAGAGCTTCTTCGGAGGAGGTAACTGGGGATTCCCAGATGTCGGTGGATGGATTAGCGATAAATTTGGTGCTGTCGTAGATGGTATCAAGAATGTTGCTAGTAGTATTGGAGAAGGAATCTCCAATGCTTGGAGTACCGTAAAGGGTTGGTTTGGTGGTGCTGGAAAACATATCTATCAATCTGATCCTACTGTAGCAAATAGAACGTATGGTCCTACGACAATTGGTGAAAATGGTTGTGCTCCTGTAGCAGCAACTAATGCTATCAACAATGTACGTGGAAAGACTATAACTCTTAATGAAGCTGCAAGACATGCTGAAAATAATGGTTTCTTGAATAAAGAAGGCATGACAGACATGAAGTATTTCGAGTCCATCTTTAATAAATATGGCATTAAGACCCAGGCTACGAATGATAGTAACCTTATTATGGAAGCTCTCAAACATGGTCATCAGGTAGTAATGCTTGGAATGGATCCTCAAGGCAATAGCAATTCTCCTTATGGTTCTAGACCTCACTTCATTACTGGAGTTGGCTTAGATAATAAGAATAATATTGTTGTTGAAGATCCTGATATGCCTCAGTCTCGTGTATCTTATGATCCTAGAAGGGTATTGGGTACTACGCTGAGTGCTATGGTAACTAGTGAGAAGATTGATGGTCAAGTTGGATCTGGACGTGGTGCTAATGCTCTTACTGAAAGCAGAAGAGCAGCTGCTGCGCACTATGGATCTGCTAGAGCTCTTGATTCTTATGAACCTGCCGAGACTCCTGTTGTTGTACATGCTAAGGATGATAAATCTGGAGGAGCTGGTGGCGTAAGCTATGAAGTATTCCTCGAGACCATCGTTAATGTCCTGATGCAGATTGCGGCTAATACAGGATTGCTTGCAAAGATTCTTGAACTCCTGTCTGAGAAACTCGATATTAACCTTAATAAGGAAGAGGTTCAAAAGGTAGTAGAACAGAATACTGCTGGCACTAAGGCTGCTTTAGCTAGAATTATTCAAAGAAGTGGTGATGCCAATGCTGCCAAACTTATTGGCGACAAAGACACCGATTATCTTCTGAAAGTAATGTCTGGTTTGGCATCTGAATAATTTCAAATCAAAGGTTGGAAGGGTCTGAATTGACCCTTCCAACTATATATTAAATTAAACCCAATACCTTTTAGGAGGTGTTTATATGGCTTCAGGTGATGTATGGATTATATCCGTCAATACAAAAATGATGGATATTCCTAATGGACAAACAGTAGTGCAAAATGTAAAAAGTGGTACTGTTGTTAAAGAATCTTCTAGACAAGATGACCCTATGACTGGCTGGTGGATCCAGCCTCAGTCCCCATATTCCGGATGGTTTTTAGGCATAAGACATACGGAAGAAGAAATTGAAAAATACTTGGAATCTCAAGCTGCTGCTGGTAATGCAACAGTTGACTCTTCTACAGCGGTTGAATCAAAGCCAGACCCAGACACTGTAATAGATACAGATAAAATGAACAATGCTCAAACAGCTGGATTGCTTGATACAACTACAATCACATATAATCTTGCAGATAGCGATTTTATTGATATTAAACACGTAGCAGGTGTATTTGGATTACCTTATCAGTTCCTACCTACAGCTGATCCTAGAATTGTTACTACAAATAAGAATAATGAGGCAGTTAAATCTAGCCATTTGCTTGGGTATGAATATAGTAATAAGATCGTAGAAAGAATGCCGCTACTATTTTTGGCACCAGGCAGGCCCGCATTTTTGACAAAATATAGTAAAGCTGAACGCCAGAGTCTTATTGGTTCACTTATCGAGCAGGGAACTTTAGGAGGAATTAGTAGCTATCGAACTCAACTTGATAAACTATTAGAGCAAGGTGGCCGATACTATACATTTGAATATAAGGCAAATGAATACTATACTTTTGTAAACCCGCTTTGTAGAGCTACAGCTGTGTATCTTGGAATTCAGAATATGAAACTTCCAGGCGCTGGAAATGTTCCTCTCAGTAAGCTTAACTGGGAAGATTTTACTGGAACTGGTATTAGATCCATTGGCGATTTTGGTACCTTCCGATCTGTACCATTTTATGTAGATGCAGAGACTAATATAAGCGAGAGCTGGTCTAATAGCACTCAGCAATCTCAGCTCGCTTCTACTATTAATGGTATTTCAGATATGGCTAAAGAAATTAACTTTATGATTGGTATGGGAAGCACGGCATTAAATATAGATTCTGTAGTAGATGCCGATATGGTATCTAACCAGGAGTCTCTTGATGCTCTTACAAAGAAACTTGCCGGTTCTAGTGCTGGCAACTTCTTATCTAATCTTACCGGTCATTTGACGACTATTGCAACTGGTGGTAAGATGCATTTCCCAGAGATCTGGGCTGATTCGCAGTTTACGAGAAGTTACAACTGTCATTTCAAGTTTATATCTCCAGATCCTTCTCCACTTAGTATTTATCTCAATGTACTTGTTCCTCTTATTCATTTAATGTGCCTTGTTGCCCCTCAGACAATCAATGGAAATGTAAACTCTTATAGTACGCCATTCCTCGTTAGAGCAATTTATAAGGGCATGTTTAATGTAGATACAGGTATTATTACAAGTATGAGCGTTAACAAGGGCGGAGATTGTCAGTGGACAAAGAATGGAGTTCCTACTTCTATTGAGGTTGATGTAGAAATCAAGGATCTCTATAATGTCATGGCTATTACTCCTACTAAGGGTGGCTTTGACTTTGGATTGAGTTATGATACTCTTAATAATACAGCATTGATGGACTATGTGGCTAATATGTGCGGTATTAATATTTTCAAACCTGAGATTAGGCGTACCATTGAAATGTGGTATACTATTAATCTAAAGAATAAATTAGGCGATTTTATACAGAATAATATCTGGGGCAATATTCAAGATAAGGTTCAAAATCTAATTATGGGTATTTATCGCTAACGTCGCCTACGTAAAATTACTTTTTACCATAGGTTCAACACGATAGTAAGGATGTAGGAGCTTCCTACATCCTTATTCATTTACAAAGTTGGTGTTAATATGAAGAGAAAAACTAGAAATCAAAAGCATGCTGACTACGTAAATAAATTCGGGGAAATCCCTATAGATTATAAGGAGCGTCTCGAATGGATTTATGACAAGTACCATATAACGGATAAGCAAGCTTTTGATATTTTGCATAAACGAGACATGATGATTAATAGCTTAGAATATATTGACACACAAATTGTATTATTTGAAGTCCCAGAGGGATCCCCTCGCCCTAGATTCAGATTAGTCAATAGACAAAATTTATCTAATATGGCGATGTCTAATCCTAATTTTGTTCATGTATACTCATTGACAGGTAAAGAGGATAATCTGTTTATGCGTAGACTGATGAGCCAAGAAGATTTTAATGCGTTAGATACTATGATATGCACTCCATGCATCATAGACATTTATATGTTTTTTAAGACTCCTTCGTGCTACAATAAAGAAGATACAATCTTAGCGGAAATTGGATTACATAGACCTCTCACTAAACCAGATTGGGACAATGGTGGCAAGAAATATTCCGATATGTTTAATGCTAATGTATGGCTGGATGACACTCTTGTAGTCGATGGTTCTGTCCATAAGTACTACTCAGTGCTTCCACGGGTAGAGATTCGACTTAGATATTTAAATATGGTACAAAACAAGCATCAGTATACTAGTATTATCAATCGCACAGATTATGATGAAAAATATAACTTGCAATATTTTCATTAAGAGTGGAGGAATATAAAAGATGAATGTCAATAACAAGCAGTATGATATTAATCTTACCAGTATTAATACACTGCGTTATCTATTGTTTACCAATTTTTATAGTGATAGAAATTATATTGACCAAATGCTAAATATCATTCAGGCAAATATTGAGTGTCTTGATATTAATTTTGATCCGCAGTTTTTTACTGTCACTGTAAAGATCAAGAAAACGGCAATGAGAAAAATGCCGAAATTTAAGCATGAACCTAATTATTATTACATACCTATTCAGAATATCTTTAAACAGTTTATTCAGGCGAATGAGGTATTGGTACGCGCATATCTTTCGCGTACACTTGGTAATGATATGACTGCAGCTCAGTCTTATCTAAATTACTTATATGCAACTCCGTCAATTTTGGCGAATTTGTGTCATGTCTCTTGTATGGCCGATAATATTTTGGTCATTAAACTTTGAATAAGAAATAGCTCTGTAGCATTCTAGCTACAGAGCTATTCTTTTTATATATAAATTACTGTCTAAGATTCTCGAGCATGCTTTCAATATAAGCCTCATCAATCTTTTCCATACGAGCAGTATTGAGAGTCTCCATGAAAGTATACATGAGAGCAACACGATCAACAACCTTATCTACATTGAGATGGCCTTCATGCATAAACTCTGCATACTCAGCCTGGTTCTTAAGCGTGCTTTCGCAAACAGCAGAAACCATTGCATGAAATACATTCTTAGGAGCAGTTCTGATAGCAAGAACCTGGCGTCTAGCTTTCTGCTCATAAGCCTCGCGAAGATCCTGTTCAGTCTCAGGAACATTCTCGATCTTATCCTGAGCATCCTTGAGAGCAGCATTAATGTCTTCATGATCCTTTGCATTAGCAGTTACAAAGTCGTTAACCTCATCAGATACACGAGCTTTGATAGCATCAGAAACAGCCTCAGAATCACTATAATCAAGCTGCTTAAAGAACTCATCCTTCATATCAGGAGTGATAGTAAAGGTATTAGGATCGTCCTTATCTACAGACTCAAGAATCTTCTGAGCTGTCTCGGTAATTGTGTTATACATCTGAGAAGTCATAACAGATGCCTTCTTCATTCTATTAAGAATTTCATAACATCCATTCTCTGCTACATACTCGCTAACGATACTTCTCATGATAGCACGATTCATAGTATCCTCAACAAGATTATCAGCAGTAGCTTCTTTATAAATCTTATAGATAGCCTCAGTTACAAGAGCAGATCTAACAGTTTCACCAAATGAAACATATCTGTCTTGGAGAACCTTCTTTCTATGAGTATTTTCAACAAGTGCAAGTCTTTCTTCATTGAAAGGCTGCGTATATGATTCTCTCACCGGCTGATGAGCTGCTTCATAGTTAGCAATTGCGGCTCTAATGATTGTTCTATTTCTTTCAGCAGCTTTAGGAGAGAGTTTATATTCCTCATTAAGCATATTTATTTTGCCTCCTTTAGTATTTTACTTTTATGTTCTTAAACCAAAGTTATCGTGATATCCGGCTTACCATCCTTCAGTGTATGGATATTTACAAATTCAGGCACTTCAAGTTCTGCCGGCATATCCTGAGAGAGAAGATGTTGTGTACCGGGCCCATAATCATTAATTCCAATAAACTCGAAATAGATAATAGAAGCCGCATACTTTCTATTTATCTCAGAAACAAGATTAGGAATATGGAGGGATGCGATGGACTCAAGATCTTCAATATATGCTTTAATATCTTCAGTGATATTATTGGTAATATTTGTATCGTAGTTAGATGTGAGTCTAAGTCTAAACTTAAGACTTACATTAATTCTATCTACAGTTTCTTCAGAGGTCTCAGAGATGGTAAACATCTTAGAAGGACCATACGTGTTAAAGAATTTAAAATTAACACCAAAAGCATCTTCAAGAATATCAATTGTATTGTCAATATAAACTTTACGTCTGATAAGTTCATTAGAGAATGTAATTGCTTTATCATCATCTGCTTTATCAAAGTAATCGTATTTGACTACAGGAACTCCTTGTACATAGAAATATTCATTATCCTCCTCTTTGCTAACAGTAACAACAGAGTTGGTGATTTCAGAATAATCATAGAAGAAGTCGATACCAGATTTGACTGTATAGCTGTTGGTAAGAATATATCCATCGAGATTCGGAATAAGCTTATCAAGATTATTATACTTATTTACAATCGTATTTGAAGTATCTTCAGAGTCTACTTCTACATTTGCACCTTGAGAAGTAAGAATATGAATTACACACTTCGTATTAGGAGTAAAGTAAGCAAGTTGAGATTCCTCTGTTCCGATATCATACAAATTAAATTGATTTACATTTTCTTTATATTCAGATCCTGCCTCAATACCAGCGAAATCTACTTCAGGAAGTCCTATGTCAGCTGCATTAATCGACTTAGAGATCTCGATTCTATTTTCGACATCAATTTTGTCATCTGTAGCAAAATAGAACTTGAAGGAGAATATATTAGCTTTTACATCATCTATCTTTGTAACATTTCTAGCCTCAGTCCAGCGAAGAGGATTTCCTTCAGCATCATAAAGAACGGCAATACAGCGGATAAGGCTATGAGAAACATTTCCATTGTCGTCGAACTTTACAACATTTACTCCATCTTCACTAGCAGTATTCTGCTCAATAGATAGAGACATTTCGTAAATATTCTGATTGATAGAATACCCCCTATTCCAGTGAATATTCGTAGCAATATACTGGAACAAACAGGATTCATTAATATAGGTAAAATCAAGGAATTTCTTGATATCGATAGTTGTTAAGGAATACATTCCATACAGAGGAGAATTATTGATGACGAAGTTATATGGAATTGTATAATAAAAATCCCTTTTATCATCTATCTCTGCAGGGACTTCGGGTACTACAGAAGCATAGTATACGGGTTCATCACCACTAGTATCTTTATTAAGATGAACAATAGTACCTTTCTTAAAGATATATTTACTTCCATCGTCACCGAGTGTAAGATCGCTATTATTAGGAGCATTTTCCTCTGTTGTAATACTCCAGTCAGTGCCATCATAAATATAGTAATCATCTCCGACAAGAGCATAATCTCCTATATCTATATTATCTGCAGGAATATCTTCAACCGAGTTATATTCTCCTACCACGATTCCTCTGGGTTTAAGAAGCTTTATATCGATTGTATTCATAGGAATAACATTATTCAATGCATCTCTCATAAGAATGAAAGAGTAGTACAGACGTTCCAGAGCATTGTCACGTTTCTTATAGAAATAAAGTCTAGAGTCTTCTGTATTTATCATATTGAAGTAGTTTTCCAAGTCAGTAAGATTGGTAATGCTACCTCTAGAAAGAGCTTCTTTAGGAATAAACTTCTTCAGCTCTTCAATACTCTTCTTATCTGTACCAGAATCAGATTCTCCAGTTACAGGACGAATAGAGCATCCAATATTGTTGTAACCATACTTGTCGGATTCAAAAGCATAAGTAGGCCAAGCATCAGGTTTGTAGACAAAGTTGCCACTATCGCCTTGAGTAGTTTGGATATTAATACTTACCTCGCTATTGATTCTAGGCTGATAAGAATTTCTATCAAACTTGATTCTAATTACATTAGAATCGAGATAGCTATAATAAAAATGCTTAATAGACTCATCATCAGAAGTAAGACCTTCATAGATCGGAACAAGGTGAGTTGTAACTCCGCCCTCCGTAACATCAATATCAAATGCAGCAAGCTGGCCCTCGAATTCAAACGTAATAGTCTTAGAACTAATAGAGTTATCTGCAAGAATCTTCTTATAAACAGTATTCTTCTCAACTTGTCTAAGAGTACAACTTGTAAAGATAACCTTCTGCTCATTAACTACCATCGTTACAGGAGAGGTTAAATATGGATTCTCTATATCAGAAACAGGATTGGGGTTATTTCCATCAATAAGATACTTAGCCGTATATGCATAAGTATTCTCTTTACCAGAAACTTTAACCTCAGTTTTTCTGATAAGAATATCATAATCGGTATGGAACTCAAAATCTCCGATATAAATAGGAATATTTCTATCGAATGTAAAGTCCCATCCACCGTTCTTATAATTACTTGCTTCAGGATTTGCTTTCGCCCAAGCTTCAATGTCATCTTCAACAAAAGTCAAAAGCACGTTAAATTGAGCTGGAGTAGCAAGAATGCTATCGATACCCAGTCCAAGTGCATGGGCAATAATATTCTTTTCAAATTTGGCTTTAGTAGGAATAGATTCATTAGAGAATTCTGAAGCCATAACAATTGTATTCTGAATGATATCGGAAAACATTTGTCCGAGATAACCAAATGTGCCAAGGACAAGAGTTTCTTCACCGACATCGGGAGTAAATTTCTTCTTCACGTTTTCGACATAAGAGTTTATACCATAAACGTCAGATGTCAAATTTACTGATTTATCAGTATTATTCGCCATAGGTCATTGTTCCTCCCTTCTTAGGTTTTCCATCTAAGATAATACTGCATACATGTACCATGTCCAGGGACAACTTCTTCTCTCATATGTACATATGGAGATGCTGCCCAAGTAGGATTAGGACCGCCAATATCAGTACTATATAAAGGCAAATCAAGATTATTAAAGTAGCTCTGACTTCCAGCTACGATATTATTAAATTGATAGAGGATTACGGGATCCATGTCTCTAACAAAATGACCCTTCCATCCAACTGTAAGCTTTTGTCCAGCTTCGTTATTACTCATATCGCTGAATGCATCTCTCGGAATAGAGGTAGGATAGCATCCAGTAATGCGAGCCCAGTACAGTATTCTATATCCATCTTCAGCAACAATGAATTTATAAATACTGATTTGATCGTGGAGAACTTTATTGACAATATAGTTCTGCCAGTGCTCAATTTCAGGGTAACTATTTGGATCGAGTTCAAAATTAAGAGCACCATTCCACTTAAGTTTCTCATATTCATCATACATTTTAAACAGCATGTAGATATCAAGATACTTCGTATCTTCAAATTCAAGATTGAACTCATGCTCTTGATCAGACTTGTACGAAGTTCCTCTATAAGTAATCTTAGTTCCCATTACATTGGCAGCTGTCTCTATATGCTCAGCGCTAATACCGGGGATCTCAAGAGTAGAGGATACTGTATTTGTCAATGCTGCCATAAATGGACCACCATCAAGACTGATAGAGCTCTCAAGCTGTCTCACCATATCGGGATAGCGTCTTACAGCATCATCAAAAAAGTAATTATTCTTTCCAATAGCATCTGATACAGTAATTGCACTGCTAGAAAGTCTCTTAGCAATGCACAGATCTGGCTTTGTAAAGAAAAGATATTCTTTTGTCGTAGTAATTGTATTATATGGATCTAGAATAGGATGTCTAGAGAACTTTCTAGTCCAGTCCATATTATATTTATTATAGATTCCTCTAGATTGAACGAGTTTATCTATATTCTTATCGCTAACTAGCTTACTAGATTCTGCCTTATTCATGCTCAAATTACTTGCAGTAGATGAGCCAGAAAATATATCAGATTCTCGTCTAACATTCCAGTTATTTTTAGCCAATATAGATTCCTCCCTTCTGAAATTCATTAATTTAATGTTGCGAGGGTTAAAAGATGCACAAGTACCTGAAGACACAAACGCCTATAGTAAGGGGCATTAAAGATATTTGTTTTTCTTTTTCACCTTGAACATAGAATTAAAAACTTACAAGAAGGAGGTTTGAAAACTTCTATGAATAGACCCAATGATCCTAGAGCAATTCATGAGAGTGTAATCAAAGAACTCATTGATTTGTGGGATGGAATTAGAAATATGAAGAAAGAGGAAAATAAGAATAGAAGCCCTATGGGTAGAGCTTCTTCTCTTGCAAAAGTTTCTTCGAATCTTACATTGGTATTCCCTGTTATTTGTAGCCGTGGTATTTCTGTTGACAGAGCAGGAATTGTTACCAAGGCTGTAGAGAAGAATGCGGTTACGATGCTTCAGAGAGTTTTCTCTGCTTGGCAGATTGCCGATTCTGAAGCCGGAGCTGGCAACTTCCAGGATTATATTGCTCAGTTCCATACCAATCTTTCTACAAGAGTAGCTTCTCTTGATGATGTTTTTAATGCTGTAGATAATTATGTAGATGCAAAGAATGAATCTGTATCTTCGTCTATGGATTATGAATATCGCAAAGCCGTCAGAGAAGATGCTAAAAATCTTGATTTTGTTCTTCCTAGCGCTATTAACGAAGAGTCTTTAAATAGATTTGTTGTTAAAGAGGGTGCTGTTAGATCTGAAGTAAAAGGCAAAGATACAGATCCTGAAGGAGCAGATGCTAAGGGTAGCAAGATCACTCCTAAGACCGGATTTAAGGATTCTAAGTCTGCTACCGAATATTTCAAGAACCAAGTTCCCGACTCGGAATATAAGAAGGCAAATGAGCTTATGCCCACGCCTATGGTAGTTAATATGAGATACAAAGACAAAGATGGAACAGTCGGCGATGTTGTATCTGCTATGATCGGCGTTAAAGCTAAGCTTTATCCCATTGGATCTGAAGATATTGTAAAGCATGTTGCTGAAAAGTCTAAGGATGGCAACTGGATTACTAACTTCTTCAGAGCTACTACTCGTGAAATTTCTTTCATGAAAGACTTTGTACTTGCTATCGATAAAGCAAAGATCGATGCAATGTCTCTGTCTACTCGTCAGAGTTCTTCTGATAAGATGTGGAAGGTACTTGAGCGTAGAGCTACTGTATCTCGTCTTAAGAAGGCTATGCGTGCAAACAATGCTGGTGCTATTACCACTCTTTGTGTATCTCAGGAAGAGGTTGAGGTTCTTAAGAAAGAACACAACGTTGACCTTGAGAGAATTAGCACTGTACTCGGCTTGTTCGAGTCTTATAACCTCATGTGCATCTGTATCGTAGATGAATCTCTTGAGGTTGCTAAGTTCATCTTTGATGAAAATGAACCCAGTTGGGAGACCATCTCTTTCACTCATCTTGAGAGAGAATCTTCTGATAATACCTATAAGCGTGTCGTCAACCTTATGACGAAGATGCGCTAATTTAATAAGGAGGACCGATAAATGATTTACCGTAAACCTGTAAGGGAATCGTGTTCTTCTAATGAAAATTCTGCTTCTCTTCTCGAGACTGGTCTTGAGAAGGGCAGAACTCCGGAAGACGTATTTGGCTTCAATCCTGATCTTGGATTGACCAGATCTGAAGATCTTGCTAGCGATCCTACGTATAGCGAATTCTTCAGAGATCCTAAAGTTATGACTAGTCTTAATGAGCATCTCGATATGGCTGATCGTACAACTCGTAAAGCCGTATTGAAACTCAATGAGGCTGAGCAGGGTGGTGTTCTTACCGCTCTTACTTCTAAGCTCTATGACCATATCATCTCTAAGGTTGATGATATTGATTATGGCGATATCCCTGGCACTAAGGGAGACATTACTGAGCTTCCCAACTATGAGAAACTCAATGAATGTGTAACGCTTCTTCGTGATATTCTGAAGGAGTACAAACAGGATACTGGCCCCATCGACGAAATTGCTACTGCGATCTCTAATGTATCGACTCGCAAGAGTATGTTTGAGAAGGCTTTTAAATACAATGTGGAGCTGCCTATCGTGATGTATAACAATGCTGTTCTTACTATCATTAGTGCAGTCTCTTATATGATCGCAACTACTATCGAGTTTATGAAGACTCCTAATAGAGACTCTTTCCAGATTACTCTTGATAAAGTTGCATTTGCTAAGACAAAGAACAATATGCTTTACCAGAACCTTAGGAAGTTCAATAAGAGCTGTGAGAAGGGTGATATGGATAAGGCAATGAATCATGTTCTCGAGCACAGAATTAATAAGTTGGCCGAGTCTGTTCTTGGCGAAGCCGCTGCTACTATTGGTGCTATCGGCATTGCTGGTGCGGTAGTTGCAGGTATTCTTGTAGTTCTGAATATCATCCCCATTTTAAGAGAAATGGTATTCTTCTTCTACTATAGCAGAATGAGAGTATCTGATTTCTTCGATATACAGGCAGACCTTCTCCAGATGAATGCATATAATGTGGAGAATAACTCTGCTAAGACGAACGAGGATAAGGAGCGTATCGTAAATAAGCAGCTCAAGATCGTTGAGTTGTTTAGAAAGATCGCTAACAAAATTTCGTTCACCGGGCGTAAGGCTGAGGTTGAGTCCACTAAGGAGATTGCTAATTCTTCTAAGAAAATGAAGATTGGCGACCTTGGAGATGAGATTCCCGATACTGTTGCTTCCGCTCTCTTTTAAGCCCGTTTTAATAACTTAACGGCAAACATTATAATAAAATCTCTATTCTAAATGATAAGATTTCCATAAAAATAAGGAGGAATTTACTCATGTCTATTTATTCTACTAATAGAGCAGGCGCTGTTGCTAGCATTGACGTTGTTGCCAATGAGAGCTACAGAGCATCCGATATTGGTCGTATTATGTATGAAGCACAGATCAATGACATGGCTATCTTTGAGGCTACCCTTAAAGCAGATTTTGCTGAGATCAATGGTATCCGTGAAGGCACAATGCTTGAGTCTGAGATTGCTGCTTTTAATGAGGCTAATGCTAAAGCTATTTTTGAGCATGTAAAGGCTACTCTTAAGAAATTCTGGGAGAAGATTAAGGGTGTTTTCAAGAATGCTATTCAGAAGTTTGCTGCTTATGTTCTCCGTGATGGTAAGGCATATGCTGCAGAATTCCAGAAGTTTGCTAAGGAGAAAACCTTTAAGGGTGAGATTAAGGAAGCTAGATATCAGTTTAATTCTGCTGCTGTAACTCTTCCCGATAAGGATCTTATGGATAAAGCACTTAGAGGAGTTGGTGCAGAATATGATAAGTCTGCAGAAACTGCTAAGGCGCTTGGTAAGGCTATTAACGAGCCTGAGTGTGATCGTAAGGAATTTAGAAGCAAGGCTATTGCTCTTTGCCTTGGAGAGACTGTTGATATTTCGGAAAGCAATGCTAAGGCTGTAGCAGACAAGTGCTGTGAGATCATCAGCTCGAATGCTATCATTAAAGGTCTTAAAGAAGCAGAGGCAAAGGCGAATAAGGATCTTGCTGATCTTAATTCCACAATTACTGCTGGTGAAAAGGCGGTTGATGAGCACAACAAGAAGGGCGATAAGGAAGCTGCTGCTAAGGTAATTAAGAATATTACTATTGCTGTTTCTGTATATGAGGACGTAATTGCTCTTATTACTTCCACTAAGATTGCTGCTGCTAAGACAGCTATGAGCAATGCTCGTTCCATTCTTGCTAAGATCAAGTCTGGTATGAGCAAAGATAAGGCAGAGGAAGCTGTTGCAGAGGCTGCCGTAATCGAAGCAGAAGATGAAGTCGAGGAAGCACTCGATGATGATCTTGCTACTCCCGCTGATGACGAGACTCAGGCTGAGATTGAGAAGCTCGTCGATGAAGCTTAATCTATAAAGGAGGAAAACTACTATGGCATTCTATAACGTTAATATGAAACCCGTTGTTGAATCCGCTGTTCAGGATCCCGATGATATCGGTGTAGATCTCAACCAGGTTGAGAAGGATATTGCTGGTCCTGATGGCATTGAGGCACATAGAGATGAGGTAGAAGCTGCTGAAGAGGGTCTTATTGGCGATCCTGTTGCAGAAGCTTTCGATATCATGTATGAGGCTGAATATAATTATAATCAGATCATGAAGTGCATTGGCATTCATGAGATCTCTGAGGCTAGTATGGGTCGTGAGCTTGTTCTCGAGGCTGAAGACTCTAAGGGCTTCTTTGCAAGAGTTAAGGAAATCCTGACCAAGATGTTTGCAAGAATTACCAAGGCTGTTAAGGATATTCTCGCAAAGATGGACTTCCAGGCTAAGATCGATGCCAAGATTCTTTCTAAGAAAGATGAAATTACCAAGGGTGCTAGTCTTATTGAGGCTGATACTGAGGGTAAGTGGAGTTTTGAAGGCTATGAATATGGCCGTTTCAATGCTCAGCCCTTCGAAGCTGCTGTAAAGAAGGCTAAGGCTGGTAAGACTGGCGATATGGTTAAGAAGACCTATGACACTGTTGCAGCATTTGCAAATATGACTGCAGATGAAGTGCGTTCTGAGGTTGAGAAGGATATTGCTGACTTTGATAAAGCTCTCGAAGATCCGACAGCAGATGCTATCCATGATATCTTCGGATTCCTTTGGACCGAGGGCAACACTCCTAAGACCATTTCCGATCTTGTTAAGAGCCTTGTAGAAACTCTTCGTGGTAATAAAGTATCTTATAAGGCTGGTACTCCCGGAGCTTCTAAGCTTGCTGCTACTGCGATCAAGGTTCTTGGCGATCATGAAGAGGTTCATGCAATCAGATCTCTTTACAAGGAAGTCAAGACTTGGTATCAGGATCAGCTCAAGATGGTCAATGATATGGAAAAGGCTGTTACCAAGAAAACTGAGTATGCGGACTATAAGCTCAGAATTTGCAATGCTGGTACTAAGGTTATCAAGACTCAGGCCAATGTTATGAACGCTGGTTATGGCGCATTCATGAAGGTTGCTCGTGCTAAGAGAGCTCAGTATCGTAGACTCGCTATCGCATTTGCTCGTAAGGGCGGAGTTAAGGAGAATGAGGTTCCTGCATTCCAGGAAGGCGCTTCTTCTATCTTTAGCGGTATTAAGATTATCTAAGTTTAAGATTAATCTTACTATAAATAACCAGGATGGGTAAATTCCCATCCTGGTTCTTTTCAATATTCTTGAACTTATAAGTAATTAAAAAATATTTAAAGTGAGGTATAACAGCAATGATTTATCGTTCATCTTCTCTTTTAAGTAAAAACGATAATGCTTCTTACTCTATTGCTGAGATGGCTCGTACTCCTGAAACATATCTTGAGTGCTTGCTTCAGCTTAACGAAGAATGCCAAGAAGCAGAAAATGAATATAATATTGCATATTATAGAGCTCTTAAAGAATCAGCTTTGAATGAATCTGCAGATGTAGTTCTCTCAGAAGGATTAGTTTCTAAAGCTGTCGATATGCTTTCTAAACTTATTGAATCTATCATTAACTTTATTAGAAAATTTATTAATATGATTCGAGGAAAAGGCTTTAAGTTAATGGCAGAAGAAGCAGATAAAGCTCAGAAAGAAGCGCAGAAATCTACAACATATGAGGAGTTTTTAAAGAAAACTCAAGAGCTTAGGTTCTATCATGTAGTTGATTGGTCCAAATTGGATTCTAATATGATTTATCAGGCTTGTGGAGAAATTTCTTCTGCTATTGAAATTTTGCTTAATGGCAATGATTATGGTGAAGTAGATGAATCTATATTTAAAATGAGATATACTGCATTGCATAGATCCATTAAGAAAGCCATCGACTCGCCTTCCTACTCTAATCCTGTTATTGATCCTAAGAGCTTTAAGCAATTTGTAATGACAGATGTTGTAAGAGATGAAATCAGAAATACAACTGGAGATAACTTTATTAATTACTATACTAATATCAAGTATAGAGGATTAAAATCCGATAAAGAGATTTCAAAATATACAGACGATGAGACAAAAAGATTAGAATCTCTTAAAGTTAAACTCGAAACAAGAGCTCCGGCATTGAAACCTGAAAATGTAACAAAAGCTTCTAAGCTCATTCATTATTATCAGATTATTATCGAGTCTTGGACTTGGTTCCTTGGACAGAATTTCAATCAGCAGGTCAAAGCTATTAAATATTATACAGCTGTACTTAATAGCTTGTCTAATACTAAGCATGAATCCAGTACAATTCATGGAGAGCTCTTTACTAGTGATACTCTATTTGCTAATGAAGACCCCAGAGACTTCAATCGTACTGAATGGATGGATCTTGAACTGACAACTGAGGCTTATTGCTTCAATCAGGTTATCAATGAAGCTCGTAGATCTATGGCTGTTCAAGAAGCTATTATCTGGAGTGAGAATGCTATTCCTAGTGATACATTCCGCAAGCTTCAAGCTATGCAGGAAGCTGAAATCAATAAGCTTGCTAATGCTATTCAGGACATTATCAAGCGCGTAAAAGAATTTGTAACCAAGTTTATCAATGATCTTCAGGATAAGCATGGTCCTAATGCAGCATTTATGAAGAAGTATGCTGCTCAAATTAAGAATCCTTTCAAGATTGCAGAGGTCTCTTCGACAGGTAATATTCTCGATGGTCTTGCTCGTATGCAAGAATCTCGTCATATCTCGTTTAACCCTGCAACTATGAATGAAGAAGATAAAGCTGCTATGTTTAAGACGCATTTCCTTACAGGATTTGCCTCTAAAGCTAGTAGTGGCAAGAGACCCGTAAAGTGGGAAGATGGTATTACCATTTCTGATTACTGTAAAGCTTACTATGGTGCTTCTATGCCTACAGATCAGTATCCTCCTGTAAAATATAATACTCAGGAACTCAATGGTGCTAAGGATAACATCATGAAGTTCATGGATGCTCCTCATGCATTCTTCTCTAAGATTAAACAGGAGCTTTCTGAGCTTGAGAAAGAAGCTAAGAAAGCTGGAGCAGAGGCAGTTAGACCTAATATCAATGTAAATAATACTGCTCAGACTAACAATAATGCTGGACAGCAAAATGCTAATCAGGGTGGTGGAGATAACAATGCAGCATCTGGAGATGCTAAGCAGGAGTCTATGTTCTACTCTGTTCTCTACGATAGATGGTTTAATGAAATGGATATTGCTAATGGTCCTGAAGCAGCTGATGGTGATACTAAGGGTGGCGAAGGTGAAGCCAAGAAGCAGAATAACTCCAAGGTTTATATCGAATGCCTTAAGGATATTCTTCTTGCAAAGCTTACTGCTGCCAGATTCATCTACAGCGAATGCAATCAGCTGATTAGAGCTCATGCTAAATCTTATATGAGTAAAGAACAGGCTGCTGCAGAAGCTAAAGCTGAAAAGGGCAATGCTCAGAATAATCAGCAAAATCAACAACAGGCTCAAGGTCAACAGGCTAACGGTTAAGCTGATAAAAAAAATAAAAATCCAGGTAGAGAAATCTACCTGGATTACTTTTATTCAGAAACTTTATCAAGCATAAGCATTGTTGTACTTGTGAACTGATCATCTGTTCTAATGAAGATATCTCTCTTTCTTGTAAGTAGATATCTGCCATTATAATCTTCATAGTTATAGATCTCATCCATTTTGACAACATACTCTTTATTCAATGTAAGATCGGAAGAATCTATAAATTCTTTCTGTACCATTATCTTTACAGCAGATTGATTTGCAGATGCAATAATATTATCAAGCAATCCATCATTATCGTTCATAACTCGTATAGATCTGGTCTTTTCTATGATATTAGAATGATCTAAGACATTAATAGATTTGCTCGATACCTTCCCAGATGCATTGGCAGCGGTCACTTTAGAATAGCTCTTTTCTAAAATATGATCATCGGCGATCTCATAGTCTTCTTCATCAATAATGATTTCTAAGAGCGATTTTGACTCATCTACATACATACCCTTGGATTGAACTGCCATATCGTATTCATTCTTACAGTTTAGCAGTATTGTACTAATCTTTTCTCCATCTTTCTTAACAGCTTTACCCGAAGATGACAACAGATAAGCACAATCGAAATCTATATAGAATCTATATGGGGTATCATAAAATACATTAAGGGAGTTTATATAAGAAAGCATCTTAGAAATACTATTCATCGGAGGAAGGATTCTGTTTTCAAAGACAATATTCTTAGTAGGAGGTTCAATAACTACTGGCATATGGCCTGTCACATAATACATTAACGAAGTAAGATTTCCGCTTACAACTCCATTGATAAGCTTCTTATTCTTATTAATGCATTTACGGCTAAGAAGGCCAATAGTTGTCTGTTTATAAGTATGACCTTCATTCATCATTTCAGATGAGCTATCTGTGATAAAATAGATAAATTCATCTGTGATATAATCTGTAAATAAATCAGGCATATCAGAGTTTGCTACTGCTCTTCTTAGATTAAAGATTACAAGCCCTGTATTCTGATTCTCGAGCATCAAATCAAGTAATTCAGATGAAATTGTAACAGAGCAAAATATCATTGGCATATTATTATGCACATAATCATGATCTACTATAATACTCGTGATATTAGATGTTTCAATAGCATAAGTTTCGCCATCTAGTACAAATGTCATATCTGCAGAATACAGATATAGTGTAGCATCGGAATTATATATTTCATTAAGCTGTTTTGCCATGTTTCTCCACCTTTCTTTATAAAAAAATAAAGGTAGCGCAATTAAGCACTACCTTTATGTTCAGGCCCAGAAGTTTTACACTCTATTCAAGTCAAGAGGGTATTCTTGGAAGTACATATTGTTTATATGTCTTACCTCATCTGGGTTATAAAGATTGATAATTCCTTCTGCTGCAGATTTATACTCTAATGATGATTCATAAAGCATCGTATTATGGAGTAAATCTATAACAGAAAATCTTGTCATAACCTCATTCGGATCTACATTTGTTCCTTGGAATAAGATCTCGAATGGATTTGGCTTTGTGCAGAATATAGCAGAAGAATTATATCCAGTGGAGAATATATTCTTCTCAACAGCCTGCTCAAGGAGCTTAATAGTTGTATTGCCATTCTTAATACTATCAATGCTTCTAGACTTTACTCCAGCAATTGCAAGATATATAGAAAACATCTTTACATTAAGAGAGGTATCTAGCTGTCTTGTAATACCAAGCTCGCCATAGCGATAGGCATTGTACAACGTACTCTTTGTAACAACCCAAGAAGTATCTTCATTAAACTTTTTCTTTGGTCTAAAGAGAAAGGTTCTTGGTTTGAATGCTACAAGCTGATAGGACATAGTATCCTTTGAATATACTATATTCGGAATCTCAGGCTCATTAAGCCTATTGATTAATGATGAAGTTATTACAGAAAACTCATTATGAAGGTCTTCTACATAGAAGAAATCATGAAGATAAGGACACAGAATCCTGATCAAATTCAGATTATCTTTTATAAGATTCTTCAATAATGGATTAGAATCTTCCATAAGAATATTCTTCTCATTATATCTGGGATAAGAGCTTATACAAGCTTGAGGCCTAGCTTCGCCATATACAATAAACACTTTTGTGCTTACTTTATGGCGAGTTTCGAAATATGCTCGTAAGTGAATAGCTAGGTTAATCATACATGATGCTATTGCACATGAATCTTTAACCATAAGATTTGTACCGCGAGCATATAACGACTTTAAAATAGACTTCACATCAATAAATACATTTGCTCTGGCTCCATACTCAGGTCTAAAAGCAAACATAGACATTTCGTAAAGCCTATCATAGCGAATATATGATCCATACAACACATCCGCTATATTGGGATTATATACTCCGTTATTCATACTTTTAAATTATCGTCTTAGGATCATAGAAGCTTTCGTTCAAAGAATCGAGTGAAGGAACTTCTATATCATCCAAATTAACGCCTTTCTCGATAATAATTTGCTTTACATTAGGGAGGAAATCCTCTCTATCTTTCAAGCCATTAAGAGTCTTTCTTGTATCTCCACAGCCTACTTTAAGAAGAGCCTCGATAAGATTATCAGGACCTTCTGGTGTCATAAATGATACACCCTTACCAGCAATCTCTTCACCAGCTCCATTGGTAAACCATTTTCTGATGTCGAGTTTGAATGATGCATTGGGTGACCATCTAAGTTTTCTTAATGCAATAAAGCTATTTCCAGGAACTTCATCAATCACTTCATCAACAGAAGGATCGAGTTCCAGCTGTAGTTCTTTAGGCATGATTTGATCTCCTTTTCTTTGGGATTAAAAAAGAAAAGCATGAAGTTCAAACCTCATGCTTTTCTATTTATATATCACGGATTAACCGCGATGATACTGATGGAAAGTGGGAGCATTGCTCGTGTAGATTCCAAGAGTATTCTGAAGATCGGTTACAGTCTCGAGGTCGAGCTGAGTAACAGTCATGATGAACTCTTCGGTCTTGTTAGGAATAACAGTCGAAGGGGTTGCCATGTACTCATAACGGCCCTCTTCGGTCTTAGTACCATAAATCTTAGCAATGATCTTATTAAGATCAAGACCAGAAATGGTAAGAAGAACTTCATCCTTAGAGTAAGGATTCATCTGAGTGGTGATCTCCTGGGTGTGGTTGTTCCACTGAGTACGAGCACCATTGAACATGAACTCCTCAAGGCACTCATAGGTTTCCTTGCTTACCTGATAGGTACGGCCAGGAACGGTTCCCATTACGCGAGTATAACGCTCGCCAAGGGTACCCTTCTTCTCTTCATTCTTACCGGGAATGCTGAGGTTTGCGATCTTATCGCTCTTTTCAGAACTCTGATCCTTGAAATAAAGATCTACGTAAAGAGCTCCAGGAGCGATAGTGTTGACTACTGCGGGAAGTCCACGACCGTCATTAATGCGGATCTTGCATCCTGCATAGTCACGGAATACGCCTCCGAAAAGGCTCGAAACGATCTCTGCCATTTCCATGCTAGACATGAGATTGCACTTCATGTTACCGCCAAAAGGTGCATGCTCATTCAGGTTGATCTTGGCCTTCGTCTCTTCGGTTTTTGTTGCTTTGATTTCACTCATTGCTGTTTCTCCTTTAATTAAAATATTTTTTTTTGAGAATTGGTTTTAATTAGAGTGTTAATGCTACTGTAAAACAATAACATTAACGCCTCTGAATCACAATTATATTATATGTCTATTATTAAGTTTAAAAACTAATTTTTTACACCTTTATCTTTGGACATATTTTGTGTCCGTAGTGTCATATCCGCATATATAAACCTTATCAAATTTATCTGCAGCAGATACCACGAGCATATAATCGCGCTTAATTGACTTGAGATCAATCTTTCTAGAATACTCCATTACATATGTTTCCATAATATTAACCTGAAGTTCTTTCTCCATATAGAGAATATTCTCCTGAGAGAGTCCCTCAGTTTCTGCATCGATATGGAAAGGAAGTTCCATAATCTTAAAGCATCTTCTGAAATCATACATAAAATTATTATATTCAAGAAGTTCTCTTAGGCTCATTGTTGTGCCAATAATATTCTTATCTTTAATACTACCCTTAAGAGAAAGACTGCATTCTTTAATAGCATCATCATATCTCTTATGACTAAACAATGAAAGAATCTCATCAAGAGAATCATCAAGATATACAAAGATAGGAAGCTCAGAATCATCTTTCTTACTCGTGCATGCAAGAGTATCCTGGAAATTAATATCTGCAGGACAAGAATCCTGGCTCATCGAGATTCCTACATAAATAGTATTTTCATCTCTATTAGTAATATGAGAGAAAACATCATAGATGCCTTGACGGCATACTACATCAGGAAGATTTCCTACATTTGTTCTGAGGTTCTTAAGTGCAATAATAACATCACGAACCTCTCCAGTCATAACTACAGAGACAATAATCATTCCATCAGGGGCAAGTCTCTTATAATTATTCAAAAGATAGTCTACACTCATAGACTTCTTTTCCTTTTCCGCAGTAAAGTATCTTACTTGCTGCTTTTTATCATCTACTTTATATACGCGAATCATCTCGAGTTGATCATTCACGAATCTAAAGAATTTAGATCCACAATAAATCTTTACCGTTTCACTCATTGTGGTTATCTCCTTTCTCTCTACTGAATCTGCTAGCTGTAGCATCTTCTTGCTGATAATATCTACCTCTATACAGATCTTTTACTTTACCATATGGTTTAAAGAAACATACTTGTGCAATTTCAGAGTTAGGATAAATACGGACAGGCTCGACACAAGTAATTTCAAGCGTCCAAGTTCCATCAAATCCAATATCACCAAATCCTGCACAAATATGGATAGAAATACCAAGACGACCTCCAGAAGATCTGCCATTGATCATCGGAATATACTTATCCGTCCAGGTTCTTTCTACAGTTCTGCCTATGTAAAGTACTCCAGGCTGAAGTACAAACCCTTCCTCAGGGATCTCAAATTCAATAGTCTCATTCTCTTTATGCATATCCAGAGGGGGTAATACAGCACTCTCGATATTAGGATAAAGACCGAGTTTATTGATATTCTTTTCAAGTTGAAGTTCATTATTATATAAAACTTCCGTATCATTGCTAGCCGCATCTACGATATCTATCATAGAGCGCTTACTCATTGTTCTTAAATCTGTTGTAGACTTTTCGATAGCATCTACTGTTGCTTTAGATGACAGGACTGTCTCAGTCAAATTATCAACTCTGCTTGCATAACCAAACTTTTCGATAATGCATCCAGAACCAAATGATACAGTACCCGATGATGTAGCATTCTCCGTATTTGCATTTTCGTGAAGAACTTCTACCTTCTTCTTTTTCTTTTTATGTTTTTTAGAACTTCCAGGCTCGCCTTGCTTAGTAAGTCTATTAACTACCTTGCTTTCAACTCTCTCGAGTTCACTAGGACGATCAATACCGGCCTGAATGGGCTTTGGCATTGTACCTTCAACAATATTTGCTCTTACAGCATCGCGCTTATAAATTAAAAGCTGCGGATGCAATTTAAGATTATAGCTATTAGGATTAATACATTCAGGATCGTAATCAGAAATCTTGATATTTCCTTTCTTTACCTCCTTACGTATCTTCTCTCCTGTCAACATTCCGCCTCCGAACATTATTCATTCTCCTCCTCAATCTTTTTAGAATATATGACATTAATATCAAGATAGGTTTCTGTCATTTGATCAAGATCTTTATATCCTATCTCAATATAATTTCCATTTAAAATAACACTTTGAGCTGACTTGAAATATTTACATCCTTGAGGCCTTCTCAAAGTTGGGAAGACTAAGCAATTTCTTGCTATCGGGGTGTGAGACTCTCTTGCGAAAGGCTCAATCGGAACACGATAAATCCATAAACCAGATTTATCGTCAAATATAAAATTGCATTCAGACTTATTTATAAGCACAGACCCCATAACTTTGGAATCAAGAGTCCAGAATTTGCGTCTTAAAAATGAGTCAGAAAAGTATCCGAAAGTTCTATAGGACGGATTATGTAGAGTAGCTAAGTTTGGTTCGCCGCTAAATACGAATCTAATATCATTTTTTCTAGATTCAATTTCACACTCGCTGATTATCAGTTTTTCTACTTTAAATTCGAATTTCTTTCTTATAAGCTTTTGAATTTCTTCAGCTAGCTTATAACAAGGACTTGTAATAATCATCTTTATTCTCCTTAAATAATATTAATATCTTGTTTAAGAGACATTATTTTACAAAAATATAATATGCAATCAAAATGTAGAATAGACTATAGAAGTCTATTCTACATTATTTGCTTAAACAGAAGTCATATTCTTTGTAATGGCTTTTTCAATATATGCCATACTTGTATAAGAATTCTGTTTAGATACTGGAGTATATTCTCTAATATCAATTCTATCGAATATTAGAGACTCAAGAATCCGTTTAGTCATATCATTTTTGACGACATCGATATGATTATGCATTTCAAGTAATACAGGTACATTTCCAATATGGCTGAGTATATCGGAGATATATCTTCCTTCGTCAATATAAGTAACTTTAGATTCTTTAATAGGTTTTGCTTTTGTAATAAGAGCAGATACCAAAGCATCGATCTTAAGAGCATCATATTTTGTAGCAGAACCTTCGTAAAGAGTGTAGATTCTTCTTTCTTCCTTAAGAGCTACATTAAGATCATGAGGAGACACTACAGAAGAATCTTTCTTGATAATATTTATTCCTCCAGCCTTAAGGCACTTATCTACAAATTGAGAGCAAATAAGAGACCAGTCTTTATTATAAGGAATATTGAAGAGATAGGTGATGAGATTCATGTAGCTATAAGAAGTTTTTTCAGCATTATTCTTAAATGTGTCAATGAAGCCTTCAATTTTCTTATAAACTTCATTAGATACAAAGAAAGCATATAGACGGATTCTACCACCAGGAGGAAGATCGTCAATACTTTCTTTTCTAAATCCAGCTCTATCGCTCGTGCTATTAATATTAATTCCATAGCTATACATCTCTTTCAAATCAGTTGTAAGAGAAATAGCAGCATGGGAATAAATGTCTTTTGTAGCAAGTCTAATAGCGCTAGACATATAAGACTTTCCTTCTACAAGTACTACATATACAGGTCTGAGGTTACCACTAGCCTGCACAGCTTCTTTGATAGAAGAAATTGGCACATTAGAATAGTGCTTGGTCAAATCAATTACTTTTGTTGGAGCTGAAAGCGAATTGATTCTATCTCTTGCAGATTCGGTTGCTATAGCTCTATTCTTATTTGAGAATTCAACATCTGGATTCCATCCAAGCTCAAGAATAGCTTGCTTACGAGCTTTAATTGCTTTTTCATTTCCAGATTCTTTGAGACGAGCTAATTCAAACATAAGCTGTCTTACCTTATTAGCCCAGATACCCGAGTAATTATGGAATTCTGTATAGAAGCCCTGATTAGCATACTTATACAACTCAAACCACTCATGCACGCTCATTCTATCATCAAGAAGAATATTATCAGAAATAGCATCAAAATAATTATCTTCAGGATTAGATGAAAATACACCCATATCGGTCATTGTATCAGGATCATAATATGGCATATCTCCACAGCAAACGCCATCAGATGTATTGCAAATAAGCTCACTATCGCATTTATCAAGAATATCAGAGAGGACGTTATTTGTGATAGTCTCTTCATACATATTCTTGTATTTTCTAACACTTTCAAGCATTACCCTACCAGCCGTAATTGCTGTAGATTTAACAGACTCTAGATATCTCTTTAAGAAAGCGTCTGCAGATTCTACAACGTATCCATAAGAATCTGGTACAGGGATATCCTGCTTAAGAAACTCTGATTTAAGATGCTCATAATGCTTGAGATTTGTAAGACCAAAGAGCTCAAGACTCATCCAGTCAGACTCTCTTCTATGCTTCTTAATCATAGTATTATAAGCATCCCATAGTCCCTCGAGTTCCTCAAGAGTACGAGTAGGGATGATAATGGCGCGGTTAGCCTCATCGGCCCATTCTCTAGCTTTATCTACATCTTCAGGAGTATAATTTACAACTTCAGGATGATAGTAGGTATCTGCATAGTATAGATCTACTGCAGATTCAGAAAGAGGAATACCATGATCATCATCTTCAAAACTATCTATATCGATAGCATCAATATCATTTGCAAGTGCAGCACTACGACAGTTCTCATAAGTATCCTGATTAGTACATCCAAAGAGCTCAAGGCTCTTCCAGTCAGACATCCTACGACTCTTCTTAGGCATCTGATTAAATTTATTCCATTGATCTTCGATATCATCAAGATCTCCAGTAGGAATAATAAGAACTCTATTGGCATCGGTAGACCATTGAATAGCTTTTTCTATAGCTCTGGAGTTATCAATAATCTCACTTGCCTTAGGCTCTCTATCTTTATTTAAATAGGTCGAAACCATGAATTCATCATCAAGAATATTAGGCATTATCTTCACCTCCTACATTTTCTTTCTTAGAATTCTGATCATAAACTCCATTCATAAAATCTACAATGCCAGCGGCTTTGAGATCTTCAATTGTGGAGAAATATTCACTAGCCATATAAAAATCTCCAGGAGTTGCTGCATAATAACCCTTAGGAGATTGGCAAATATATACATGGCCAATCGTATCTACAACAGCAGAATCTATAGTATTTTCATTGAGCATTCTAGAAACTCCATTTCTTAAATAACTCTCAATCTTAGACTCTCTGTTTTTATCATAGAAATTGAAGCATTCTGCACAAATAATATCATTCAGAGAATGAGTAGATTTCTCTGTAAGAATATTCATAATATCATAGTAGCTACTAATCTCATTAGAAATAATAGCCTCATGAATTTTATTAATCTTATCCTGAGCATCTTCTTTATTATAGAATAATGTAGGACCACACTGATATTTGCTAAAAAGTTCTTTTTCTACCAAGGGAAGAAGCTCACCATCTTCTCCGGCGAGAATAAACTTATCCATATCAGAATCTGAATAAGCAAATCCAGAAAATGCATTATTCATTCCACAAGGAACAGCATACGCTACAGGAGGTCTATGTGGAGGAAGTCCACCAACCTCTTCATTGATATGAATTTTAGCCTTAGGTGCGTCTTCTGCAGTTAAAGCTTCATTCTTCATATCTGCAAGAATATCAAGAAGCTGAGCAAAGTCATTATTGGTAAGGCGAATATAGTTAAAAGTACCAAGATTCGTTACCATTTCTTCCTTAGCAATTTGCTTCTCTCTATAAATAGGCATTTCTCTCTTATTAGGATTGGATCCACCATCTTTAACCTCAATAAGAAGATTTCCTGGAATATAATAGATATCAGTGATCCACTGATGTTTCTCTCCATTATATTCATATTCAAGTACAGGACCTGGAGCTTGGATATCCTTAGATGGAATTTCAAGTACTTTGTCCATAAATTCAAGAGCAGCCTTTTCATACTGCCCTGTATACATTACCTTACCACCATCTGAAAATGTATAAGATCCCGAAATCCTTCTATGAGAAAGCATCTTCTCTTGATGTTCTGCATCATTAAGAAGGGTAGGCTTATTATAAACTCTGATATGGCGCTCAAGTGCAATTTCTCTTACACGAGCTCTACACTTAGGATCATCGCAGAGATTATTATAGCGATTAATTTTATCATTCCACCAGTATACTGGCTTCTTACAAATCATGCAAGTATTATAATTCTTTCCATTAATAAAATCATAAACAGATCTAGCAGCTGAGTATCCTTCAGGAATTAGGCTACTATGCTTTTTGTCCACATGCTCTACTATGTCGCCTCTAATAGCCTTATAATCACAATAAGGGCATTTGTATTTCCTAGTCGTTTTATACGCAGGTTTAGCCATCAATAGCACCTCCGATCTTTTATTACAACTATGTTGAAGGGTTTGAAAGACAAAGGAAAAAGAGAGATAGCGCCGCCCGCTATCTCTCAAAACATAAGGAGTATAAAAATGAGATATTATCAGAAAAGGAGGTTTACATAAACAGCATGAGCAGAACACCCGTATATGGTACACGGAAAGCAAATGGCAAATTGAGTTTTGATTCCGATTCATATCTCTTTTTACATATATGTTTGGATTGTTTCTACGCTAAATAGGTGTACTTTTTTACATCCACAACAAATTATTAAATCTAGAAACGGGGTGATAAAATAATGCCTAGATTAACTGAACACTCGTTTTCAGTAGATGACTTTAAAAATCCTAAAGTATATAAAGACGCAGAAGCTATGGCCATTTTATTGACCCGGCTTTTGTTACTTGAACCTGGCACATTCCAGTCTCATCCAGAAATGGGTGTCGGATTAATGTCCAGATATCGTTATTCTGTAGAAGGAGCTGCTTCTAAACTTAAAGCAGACTTCGAAGCACAAATTGAAGCATACCTGCCGGATTATTTCCAGGGTACGACTATCAATGTAACACAAAAGGGAGGACAATTCCTTATTACGGCCGAAATCGATGGCTCTATTTATGGAATTTCCTATGACTCGGTAACCAATACTGTTGAAAGTAAATTCGCTAAACTTAGCGACATGTAAGGAGGAGAAATAAAATGGCAGAAAAGACTTCACTTAGTGATATGATGGATAGAGCTCCTCGTACAATTGCTGAGGCAAACGTGCCTGGCAATATCGATAAGAGCACTATTCAGGAATTTGATCCCTCTACGGTAATGCCCAAGAGAGAAGAAAAAGATGTATTTGGAGACGAGATCTTCGGAGCACTTGATGCTGCACTTGAAGTTCATAAGGAAAAGGTTAGTGCAGATATGGATGCTATCCTTGATAAGATCGATGAAGAGCGTGAAGCTCAGGCTGAAGCCGCTGAAGAAGCAGAGCTCGCTGCTCAAGATAGAAGAGATGCGATTGGATCACATAAGGTTGAAGATGAAGACCCTGATGATCCTTCCGCCGGTTTGTATGACGATGACGATGATGAAGAGGAGTATGTACCTATGACCGCAAAGACAACTAAGTCTGCAGTTGAAGAAACTGCTACTAAGGCTTTTGAAGAAGAGGCTTCTGCCGTTAATACTGCAGAAGTTGCAGAAGAAGAAGCTATTGCCGATAAACCCGAAGCTAAAGAAATTCATGAAGCTGTAGTTCTTCCTGCTATTACTCGTGAAGATGTAGAGAATGAAAGAGTAAGCATTCTTGATGCTATGGATGATGATGAGCTCGACGATGAGGATGCTACAGCTGAAGAGCCCGATTCGGATCAAGTTGTTGCCGATATTAAGAAGGAGCTTTCTGGCAAGATCGGTATCAAGAAGTCTTTTGATCTCTCGAAATTTACCATTTCTAAGAAGCCTATCAGCGCTTCTAAGCTTATGAAGGTTGCAACCCAGATGGATCGCAATATTGCTGACTGGGTTATGTACCATGCTAAGCGCCCTGTAGCACTCACTGGACTTTCTGGTCCTGAGATTCTTAAGCTGAATCCTCAGAATGCTGCTAGAAATAGGCTTAATACTTTCCGTGAGATGTATAAAGTTATTTATGATCATATTGAGGATGCCAACAAGCCCGAGTTTGAAGCATGGCTTAAGGCTACAAGATTTGTAGATCTTACCCATATTTACTTCGGTCTTTATAAGGCAACCTTTAATGGATCTAACTACCTTAATTATGCCTGCCCCAAGTGTAATAAGGTATTCATTAAGGACGTCAAGTTCGACGATATGGTTGAATACGATGACGATGAAACCAAGAAGGAAGTTGAAGCTCTCCTTAAACTCGATACCACTTCTCCTAAGGAAGAGGGTGAGTACGAGGCTGAGCTTGTTCAGGTTTCTGATATTTATGCATTTGCACTTCGTACTCCTTCTATTTGGAAGGTTATTATCGAGACTGCAAGTCTGCGCGATGCATTCATTGAGAAGTATCAGAACTCCATCGATGTAATCTCTTATATCGATGAGATTTACTATATCGATGAAGCTAGCAACTCGCTTATTCCCGTTGATACCAAGGCAGATCCTTCTGATATGAGCAAGACAGCTGCTCGTCGTATCAGAGCATATAATGATATCATTAATGGTCTTAATTCTGAAGATTACTATAACCTCAGAGCAAAGATCAGCACAATCGATACCGATACTACAAAGATTACTTACCTTGTGCCTGAGGCAGAGTGTCCTGATTGCCACACTATTGTTGAGGAGAACAGAGACATGACTCCTGACCAGATGCTTTTTACGCGGCATCAATTGGCAGCTATCGTGAGTATGTAATTCTAGTCGAATCGATAACTAACTTCCTTAAAGGACGTTTACCGATTCAAGATATATATAATGCTCCGTTCTGGCAAGTTCACGAACTCTATAAGATTGTAGTCGAAAGAGCCGAGGCTCAAAAGAAGGCTGAGGAAGAAAGACAACAAAAAGAAAAAGAGGAAGAAGAACGCCAGAGACGCGAAGAAGCTCGGAAGGCGGGAAGGCCTTATCGCCCACCGCCTCCGGAGCGTCCTGCAAATAATACGGTGCCAGTTGATGAATCTAACAATAATATGCCAACACCGTCTCCTGCTGTAAGTGCTGATGATATGGAAGAATTTTTTGAAGAGCTAACGTAAAGGAGACCCTTACCAATGAATGATACGACAAAATTTGTGAGTGATTTAACTACTGAAAATAAAGCAGCAGTTGTCGTTCGCTTCTTTGACGAAATCATGGTATTGTACAATCTCGTTGGATGCAGAGAGGATTTGGTTATTTATGCAGATAGTACTGCTGAGCTCGCAACATTCAGAATTACGACTGACTCTGAAGAAGCCGCAAGAGAGTTGTACGAAACTCTAAATCAATCTTCTTTTACTGTATATAATGACTTGTATAATATCGATATGACTTTGTCTGGATCTAGTGTTCTGACAACGATTATTACGAAAGCCACCAATTAATGGTGGCTTTCCTTTGATTTATATAAACATTCTTGTATTACAAATCTTAAAAAGGAGATCAAAACTATGAGATTTTATGCTGGATTAACCCAGTTGTTCTGTTCTCCTCAAGCCACTCTTAGAAGAGCTGTCTGGCCTAAAGACGAAAAGATTATCCTTCAGGGTAAGCGTATCGCTCGTACAGGGAGCTGCAACTCAATCCCAATTGAAGACTTCGATGCTAATGATTGGGAGATAATTGAGCCTGAAGAGAACGACAAAGAATAAGATAGACTCTCCAGTTTGGGAGAGTCTATCTTAATTTAGTTCACATACTAATAATGAAAAGAAGAGGTGATGAAAATGGCTGATTTGCTTAAAGGCGAGCACCTCAGAGTTAATCTAATCGACCCTGAGAAACTTGTAAAAGTCAATGATCTTAAAGAAGTCACGAATCCTGTTTTCTTTATTAGAAATTCGGTTCCTACTCCTGATGGATTATTATCTAATGAAATTTTCGGAATCACTAAATATGATAGAGCTAATACATTCGCCTATATAGATCTTGGAGATACTTTTATTAACCCTCTTATTTATAAGATGTGGACTAAGATCGATTCTAATATTAAGTTGTGCGTTCATGGCATTAATAGATTCATCATTAATGATAAAGGAGAACTTGTTATCGATGATGAAAATGGTGAATGTGGAGTCAAGTTCTTACAAAAGAATATTGATAAAATTAAACTAAAACGTACAGACTCTCGTCAGAGAGACATGAGAGTAAAATTTATCGAGAAGTATATGGGAACACCTGAAATGTTTATTAAGAAATATATTGTGTGCCCCGCATACTATAGAGACGTTAATACCGAGAAAGGCCGTGTGGCCGTTGGAGAGATTAATGAACTCTATAGAAATCTTCTTGTCTTTGTTAAAGCCCTTAAAGAATCCGCAGACTATGGATTGAATCTTAATGATGCTACTAGAGGACGTGTGCAAGAGACGCTTGTACAGATCTATGATTGGTTTGGTTCTGGTACTACAATTAATGGCGATAAGACTACGAATGTTATTCCCGGTAAGACTGGTATTCTTCGTAGAGCTGTTATGAGTAAGACTACCGACTATGGATCTCGTCTAGTCCTTTCTGCTCCCGAATTGAAGGTTGAAAGACTCGATGATATCGAAGCAGACTTGGATTATTCTGTTCTTCCTCTTGCATCTGCATGTGTAAACTTCTTACCTTTTATGATTCATAATGTAAGAAGATTCTTTGAGAATGAATTTGCTGGAGATGCAGTCCTTCCTTATATTAAGAATGGACAAGTAACTTATCTTCACCCGAAGGATTATCAGATGGAATTCTCTGATGAAAGAATTAAGAAAGAAATCGAAAGATTCTGTACTGGATTCTCTAATAGATTTATTCCTATTGAAGTTCCGACAATAGAAGGTATTACTGTAAGATTGCGTTTCAAAGGCTATAACATGAGCGAAGAAGAATTCGCTAAATCTGATATAGGAAAACTTCCTATAATGGAAAGAGATTTAACTTGGTGTGATATTCTATATCAGGCTGCTGTTGAAAGTACTAAAGATAAGCATGTCTTGATTACCAGGTACCCAATTGACAGCTACTTCAACGAATATCCTACAAAGATTAGAATTTCTTCTACGACTGAAACTGAGCCTATGGTAATGGGTTCTAAGTTCTATAAGAATTATCCGAAGATCAGACAATCTGATATCGGAGCTAATACATCTAATAGATTTATTGATACCTTAAATATTAGTAATTTGTATCTTGAAGGAATCGGTGGTAAACAACCGTCAACAATTGCCTCCGATTTAAATAAAAATCTCTCTAATTGCTGGAAACTCCTAAGAGCTTCATAAACTACAACGTAGATAGCAATGTCAAGCGTGAATGTTTAAAAATTATGAAGATTGGACAATCAGCAGCAAAATGTATTTATCATTATATATTATTTTAATGAAAGGTGGTGATTTTATATGGTAGAAAAAGCTGGAGTTTGTTTATTTCAACCGCCATTTTTAACAGAAGCCGAGGCGGCAGCCAAACTATCTTTACAAATCCCAGGATATCCTGTAGAAGAATTTAAATACATCTATTTCGAGGATATCATAGAATTAAAATATTTTATTACATCTTATGGAAGGATATTTACATCTTATGGAAGAGAATTATTTCCAGAAGAATATATACCTCCTAAACAAAATAAAACTTATTTACGCATAGAACTTTCATGCTCAAGTTATATTAAAAGACGAAAATTCTTTATTCATAGACTTGTAGCAAATGCATTTATACCTAAAACAGTAGATGATATTGCAATGAACAGAAATTTAGTTAATCATAAATTTAATACAGATGGTCGTTGCAATTATGCTTGGAATCTCGAGTGGGTTAATGATTCTGAAAATGCGTTACATGGAATTTATTTCAATGAAGAATATGATGAATCATTATTTGATCAACAATTGATATTATCTAGGCGTGATTTAATAAACTATAACCAAAATGGTGAATTGAATCCTAAATCTAGAATATCAGAATTTCAGGTTCATTTAATATGCCAAGCATATACTGAATTAGGATACTCTATTGAGGAGTGTGCAATATATGCATGGATGGAGGCTAATCCAAAAGATCTTCTAATTATAAGATCTATTATTGGAGGGCATTCATGGACACATATATCTTCTCAATATGGTATAAAACCAGGAAATAAGCGTTCTAATATTAAACGTGCTATTCCTATTCGCCCTGAAAAGAAGGATGAATATGATACAATGCGTAATAAGAAAAGAAGATGATAAATACAGATGTTCAACGACTAGTCGAAAGACGTAGGGTTTGTAAATTTCCTATGAACCCGAAACGGGAGAATACTAGTTTTACTAGTATAAGATATAGTCTAATCATTATTGAAAGATAATGTAGTTTATTTGGATTACGACGGTGACCAAGTTACAGTACGTGGAGTTTTCTCTGAAGAGGCTAATGCTGAGCTTGATGAACAGCTTAGTGCTAAAGCTCATTACTTTAACCTCGGAGGAAAAGGCGTCAGAACTTCTGATAAAGAAGCAATGCAGAGTTTGTATAGTCTTACTATGTGTCTCGATGCAGATAAAGACAAAATTACAGCTCCTGTATTCTAAATTATATACCGAGATGGACTCGTTCCATCTCGGTTTTATTTTTATTTATAAGTGTATATTATAATAATGAATAAGAAAAAAAAATAAATTCATTAAAGGAGAATGAAAACTATGAAACTTATTGACATCGTTATTGCATCTGAAGGAAATCTTTTATTTAAGATTGATTTCGATCGCGCAGGATTTACGCCTTTTGTCGTAGATACTTTAAGAGATCGTGGATTGAAAAACCATGGTATCTACAATACTAAAACTATCTGGGAAGCCACTTTATCCCTTGGCCCTATTGTGTTACAGAATCCGGAAGTTGTTATTAAAGATTTTATTACAATTCAAGAGCAAGATAATATGACATGCTGCTGTATTGAACTAGTCGATACCGAAATTGCACAAGACGATGACTCTTGTTACCACGAAGCTATTGCTTCTAATATAGAAATTGGAGTTGCAACTCTTGCAAGAACACTAGCATTTGATCTTGCAATGAGCAGCAAAGAAATCGAAAATAGGTTGTTTAATATTAAGATTATGCTAGTTAATTTGTTTAAAGAGGATTTCTATAAAGAGTATAAGAAAACTATTACCTTTGTAAATGCTTATCTTATTTATAGCATAAAAGAAGAAAAGATATCTTCTAAACCTCTTGATTTTAATAGATTCGAGCAGGATCCTATAGCATATATTGCGAGCGATCTTATCTTTAAGACAGAAAATGGTCCTTTTATGGGCGAAATCAATATGCTCGATATTATGCCTATTTTGTATCATCTTAATAGAAATAGATATGTGCTCAATATTAGAAAAACTAGCATCCCAAGATATGTACATGCATTTATTGCATCCTCTGAGGCTATTAAGGATGCTGTATGTGATCATATCACTGGGAAACTGCATCTAAGTCAACTGTGCAGTCATTTATCTAATATTCAGATTGCAGATATTCGTGTTTATGATAAATACAACGGTCTGCATATTTATGAAAAGAATACTGGAGAAGAAGATCACAGATCCTATTCTATATGATCAAATTTAATCGTACAATTCTCAAAAGAGATCATGACGATAGTGTCGAATATACGAATATTGGTTCTATTAGGATTCCTCTGGTATTTGAGCATGCTCACAAAGATCTTTTGCAGAAATGTGAAAGCAAAGGTATCGATCAATATCTGTCCACACTTTATTTAAATGATAAAACTACTGGAATCGTATATAACGAACATGATAGTTTAGTTTATGCTTTGTGGATAGAAACACCTATCGATGTGATTTATCTTTATAGACAAATTTATTAAGGAGAATAAAAACTATGAAAAAGAACAAACAAAACAAATGGCAAAAGCTTGCAGAACTTCAGAAGATTCTTGATGAGCATAGTTGCCTTGCTACAATCGAAGGAATCGATTGTAAAGATTTCCATTGCTTGACATATGCGCCTAATATCGGAATTAATGCATGGATCTTTACTTATCGCAAAACATTAGTTGTACTTTGGGATGATGGTAATAGCCATTATTCATTCTTTACAGGAGTATCTAGATTTACTCTTCTTAAAGCTCGTATTTCTTGCCGGATTGATACTCTTAGATGGAAATTTAAATAAAGGAGAAGAGGATCATGAAATTAATAGCCAATGCCTATACCGGGTCCTATAATCCAGAAAATAAACAAAAACCTATAGCTAGAATCTTTGAGATTTCTGATAAAGAAAAGAAGAAATATGAGATTGGTACTAACTATGTAGCTACGGATCTAGATGGCCCTAAGAAAGTAGATTTTGGGGAATGGAGAGAACTGTCGAAGAATAATGAAAATTGTTTATTCTTCATGCCAGTATATACGATTCTTGAAGCCCATAGAACTGTAGAATCAAATCTGCGATACGCCCTTCTTACAAAGGTTTCGGGTAAATGCCTCGGTCTAAGTGCAGATATAGACTGTGGTAGAATAAACAAAGAAGATGCTAGCAGAATACTAATGGATATGAGTGCATATATTATTACAAACAAATGTATTACTTTTGAGTATCTCATTAGTAAACCAGATAAAGAATACACAGAAACGTGGGGAGGAGATATAAGATATGTCTGAAATTTTAACGCAAAAAGAAGTTAATTGCTTCGCTCTTTATTTAAGCCGAGATGGCTGGAATATTACCGATATCGCAGCATTACTTGATATATCCGAAGCAGTTGCGACATCAAAGATCTATAATGCAATGGAACTCGAAGGCAAGATCAATATTAAGAGCCCGATTTCCTGTATGCTTAGAGATGGTAAGAAACTTAATTATGAGCTCGATGCCGAATTTTATCTTGGAGAGGCTTATAATAACCTTTACTATATGAATCATACAAATATAGAAGAGGTTGCAAACTATATCAGATCGGAGAATGATGATGACATTCCTATCGAGATCGTTCTTAGCCCTAACGAGGGACAGAATGATCTATGGAGAAGTAAGATTTATACTTATGCTTGTAATAGGGAAGGTAATAAACTTGCCTATGAAAGGCAGTGTATAAAGCTTAAGAATATAATAGCTTCTGGTATTGAGGGATTCGATCTCTGGAATGTTCCAGATGATAGACTCGCTGGACTTGATTTTGTTCAAGAGCGAATCAATGCGGGTTTTAAGGAAATTATGGATGAATATAATAAACTTACCGCAGAAGATTCTCAAATTCCTGCATATTTCCACGATATTCGAGCTCTTGCCAAAGGATTACTTCTAATAGATGAAAATTTTAGTGGAGAGATTCTAGACTTTAGCAATATCGAAGTTCTTAAGAATCATCTTAATACAGCTAGATCTAGATATTCTGATAATCTCTATGATTATGAGAATTGGCCAGAATACAGGTTCTATTTCAATACTTCTCTTGCTAATAATATTAGCAAAATGGGCAAGACCTCAGCTATTCCTATGCTTACAAGATTTGAAAAAGAAATTACCCAGCAAGGTTATCACTTTTATACCATCTATAAGATCTTTAAGAAGGTCAGTGGTATAGGAGTACAAGGAATGAGTAACATCTTTTGGTATAGAGCTTATAATCCTATACTTAAGCATGAGACAGAGCAGCGTAGAGCTCGCCTTATAGGCATCAGAGATGATGAAGCTAAAAAGATTATGGCAATGCCTATAGAAGAAGCAAATGTTTATCTTGAAGAGTATTATGGAAAAGAGGCACACTTATGGGAAGAATAAAATTTCCTGATGCAATCGATGAGCATAGGAAACCCTGGAATTCATCTGAATTCCTATTTGGGAGAAAAATAGGATTGTATAGAGTAGAGAGGGGCTGCTTATTTCATTATTATCCAGATGCAGATAGTTTGTATCCTGCCGTAGATCTGTTTGAAGGCGGAAGATGTATTGCTATGCCTTTATCATCAGCGAATTTTATAGAATACGCTATTAGGAAGTCTTGTATCAATGAGAGGCCACTGACTTTTAGCGAATTTTTTAGAGTAACAGCTGATCCATATTATGGCACAACAAGGCGATATACGCCAAAAGAAGATGGGTAACCCTCTTCTTTTTTTTTGTTATTCTAGTCTAAAATGAGCATATATTATATTCTTGAATAGACTTAAGTAAGACGCCTACTTGCGACAAAAAGTCAAAAAAAAGAAAAGGAGAATAAAAATGAACCAAGAAAGATTTCGTGAATTAAAGAAAGCCGCATTCCTGATGTATCTTTACGATAACGCAGAAGACTTCTGTTTTCCTGCAGATATTGATAGGTATTTTGAACCAGGAGAGATTACTAAAACATCATTAGATCACTATATCGATGTTTTCGATTCTATTACTTTACCCTTAAATGGTATGAGTATCATGACACAGTATAAGCATGCTCTTGATCTTCTTATGAGCTATGAGGATAAGAAATTCCTAATAAAGAAGCTTAAAGACTTGAATCCATCTTTCAGAACCAGTACAGAAATGTATAATAAACTTAATAAAATGATTATAAATGAAACTCCAAAGCATTTGGTTGTATATACTTATTTAATTTGGAAAAATTGGAAATCATTATGCACAAAATATATAAGTGTTGGTAATTATTTGGCTAATATTTATGATCATGGTCCAAAGAATATAATTTTATTTAAAGGATCTAAAGAGCAAACTAGACAGCTTGTAAAAGATTGGCTTGACGAACCATGTAGATGTTTTAGGTCGTATTATACATATGATCATATTTTTGATGAAGTTATACAATGGGTAGCGCAAGTCGAATTAAAGCGTCGTGAAGCCGAAGCTAAACGGCAAAAAGCTGAAAAAGAATTTGAACGTAGGCAAGAGGCTGAGCATCAAAGATTGCTTGATCGACATAACGCTATAATGGAAGCTCAAAAAATTATTCATAGTACTTATATAGAATCGGATTTAGATCAAAATAAATGCCTTAGATCTATTAAAAGGTGTATATGGCTCCATTATATTATGCATATTTGTGAAATACCAGCAGATAAGATTGCAGAGTGTTTAGATATGTATATTAATGCTTGGGAAATTCCTAATCAAGCTAGAGTTGGCAGCGATAGAGTAAATATTTTAAACTCGAAGAATCCATCGCAAATAATGAAAACATTAGATGGAGGTATCATTCTAGACACAAATATGGCAATTGTAGCAGATTTTCACATTCTGGAGATTGCTCACAAAATAGGAATTGGAGTCAAAGGATTTTTAACAGCCAATAATTCTGAACTTGAGAAGATTCTTAAGATGTCAGCATATAATGATATTTCTATTCTAAAAGATATTCAAACTGCTATGTCTATTGATTTCTTGGAATCTGATGAGTTTAATAGGTTTAAGAAAGAATGCTTAGATATAGCAAATCAAAAGAAAATTACCATAAAACTTTGGAGGTAGTTATGGAAGAAAAAGAATACGACTGCAGATGTAAGTTCGACTTAGAAAAACACAAAGCTAAATATATCAATTATCTTGAGATAGTCATTCTTGAAGATGGTACGGTTGAATATGCCGTACCATCGCATCAATTAAAACTTATGGATATTGCAATGAAGAAGCTCGGAAAGACTAGAGAGGAAATCGGAGATATGTGTCCGAAAGAATTCTATGCAGCTTTCAATGAGTGGCTCTGTGATATCACCAATACTGTATCAGTACATACATGGCTTCATATGGGATACTGTAATAGTGTTCAAAAAGAAGTCTTGCAAAATCTAAAAGATAACGGTCTCTATACAGGAGAGATTCATACAAAAGAGGAGGAAAAATAAATTATGGCAAATACAACTTATAGACCAGCTTACAAAGATCTTACTATAGTCACTATTTTTCACGCGCTGTCTTCTGAAAAATTCAGTAATCCTGCAGATGGGCTGCAAAACTACGTGCTTAAAGAAATGACAGAAAGCAATGTTGTAAAAGATGCTTTAAGCAGGCGAAATTATACAGATCCTTCAAATATAAAATATTTGAAAGAGGAATTGCGTTATCATGCTATAGAAAAACTTATGTTACCACCGGCAATTATCAAACGGCTTACTACTTTATCTGAAACAGATGATAAGGCTATTACATTACGCGAAGCAATTCAAGATGAATCATATTTTGAGCGTTGGTTGTGTTATCATGGAAATATTTTAAGTAGCGATAAAGCTCTTGGTAAAGGAAAATATGCAAAGAAGCTAGCATCTTATTTCAAAGATTATGATAGTCTTATGCACGATTATGAGCTTGTTGTTGGATTTATCGAAGCTATTAAAAGAGATGGATATCATATAGCTGATAGCGTAATAAATGATGCCGGGGTTAAAGAAGCTATGGCTAAAGATATAGCGCGGCATATAACAAGAATGGATATATTGGATATGCAAGAAAGCATAGATATGGCATCGAATAATGATATAGACAAATATGCCATAAATCGTAATCTTGTATGCTACACTATAGAATCAGTTTCTACTGTAGATAATCATGATAATAACTCATTATGTATTTATCGCATGAATCATAAGAAGAATAAGCATGGTATAAGATATGCTGTTGAATCGATGGATGAGCTTGCTAATAGCAATCCATATAGATCAAGCTTTATTCCAATTAATAGATGCTTTGAATCTAGATTGGAGCTTATTATGTGGCTTAATAATTATTATGCAAATATAGAATTATTAAAAGTCATCGAAAGTTTAAAATCTTATAAAGATCTAAGCATAAAAGACTTGCTTAGAACTGTAAATAAAGATATCAAAAATATCGAAAAGGTTATAGAATCATTTAGCAGATCCGTATCAGAGGTTCATGAAATAAGAAAACAGGAGGATGAAGAGGATAGGGAGCTCTTTAAATCTACAAAATGGAAAATATGATTTTTGGTTTTAAAGGAAAATATTATTTCCTTAGCAATTATTATTCTTGCCATGTAACATATCAGGGTATAACTTATCAGAATTCTGAAGCAGCATTCCATGCTCAGAAAGATCCTTCAAGAGCACGAGAATTCTGCAATCTTAATCCATCTCAAGCAAAGAGACTTGGCAGAAAAGTAAATCTGCGATCAGATTGGGAATTTGTCAAGGATAATATCATGAAGGATATTATAATCTTCAAGTTTAAGCAAAACCCAGAGCTTGCTAAAAAACTTATTGGAACAGGCGATTCTATTCTTGTAGAAGCAAATAACTGGGGTGATGCTTATTGGGGGTATGATGAAGTCAATAACTGCGGACAAAATCGACTTGGTTATATTCTTATGGAAGTAAGAGATTTGCTTAATGATGAATGCCGAGTTAAAAGCTCTGTAGATATTCAGCCACCCAATGACATTCATAAAATTTTCTACTCATCTCATCCGATTTTTAAGTTAACCTATACATTCCTAATTAAAGATGAGGAAATTGTTGCCTATGTTGAAGCGGATTCGCCTGATGAGGTTGAAAGCAGATTCCATACTAGTCATGAGATCATGTCTATGCATCCAATCAATGTCGTATCTATCGAAATGGTAGATGCAAGCGAGGTAGATCCATCTAAAGAATATGTCAAGTATAATGAATATTATGCAGATGCCATGGAAATTGCTAAACTTATAAAAGCCGATATTGATACTAAGCACAATAAATAATAAGATGGGAGGGTATTCCTCCCATCTTATTTTATTTTTAAATGTATATTATACTTATGAATAACAAATTTGAAAAGGAGAATGAAAATGAAACATGCATGTTTAATTAGTTACTCTCATCATACCTTTAAGCATCCTAAAACGGTTATCATCTGGATCAATAAGGAAAATAAACAGGATATTTACGAGTTCTTTGATGAAGCTAGAGCAGTTGTAGCAAAACTCGAAGGGCTTCCCAAAGAAGAAATTCATTTGCTTATTAATGAATATCTCGGTGGATCTGTTGATACCATTGTTTCATATGGATTTGGAGATGCTTATGTATTTAAAGCCCATCCTGGAGATATTATGTATGAAATTACAGATGATCTTCCACTTCCTATCCATTGGAAGATTGAATCTGTAGAACTTCGCCATGAGAAAGTTCTTTATAAGCTCAAGAATGATAGGACTGGTAAATCTAAGTATATCGATTCTGACTTTGTAAATACAGATAAAGGATTTTATACAAGAAGAGACCAAGCATTTAAGATCTGTGAAGATCGTCGTAAATCATAAAATAATATAAGGAGAATGAAAAAAATGAAAGCAAAGCACTATTACATGTGTTTTAAAAAGCTGTGATACAACTGAAAAGTTGGAAGATAGTATTGAAAAATGCATGCTCGATTTTGTAAAAGATGCTGAGAATCTTATTACTACTCGATGTGCCAAGTCGAGAGAAGCAATAGCTTCTTGCATCAAAGAAGTTAACCAAAAGTGGTTGGCACTGATCAGAATTCATGATGAAAGCAAAGGTAAACTGGATTATGATCATCCATTAAAAGATGTAGGCTTTAATGAAGATGGATTTAAAGCCTCATTTGTCCATATCCATCCTGAGTATTCTTGGGCTTTTGATTTGGATGGGTTTAAGAAAAAGATCGATCAAGCTCAGAAAGAAAGAGAAGAAGCCCTCAAAAACTTCTATCCTTATGTCGTAAAGCCGTTTGAGCAATTGACTAAAGAAAATCTTCGAGAAGAATTCTTAGGAATTGTTATGGCTTTAGGGTCTTATCATAGAGTGGGAATGCCAATCGAAACTCTCAGACCACTTGCTGAAAGAGCTGAAATGATTAGAAAGTGGATTGAAAATGATTGCACTATCAATCAAGATGATATCAAAGCGTTTAATGAAAGGTGGCATAGAAAGAATGCTGAATCCTGTTAGATTAATAGATTGGATGTATCTGTATCAATCTGGTGAAGATAAACGTCCAGAATTTTATCTGAGAACAGATAATGAAACTTTTCCTAAAGAACTTCGTCTTAAGACAACCTCTATTCCTGATTTAAATATGAGGATTAGAAAAGAAAATCTAGATGAAGTTTTTGAAAGAGTAATCGACCATATAACTCCAGTATTTGGAAGAAACATAGCATCATATGAAGAACTATATTTTGTTTCAGATACTGCAGGACTCTGCACTGTAGAAATAGCTGATGGTGGAGGAAATAAATATACTCCTGTAGGAGTACTAGTTGAAATATTCTTAAAACCAGAAGAGGAGAAGAAAGATGATTAAATATGAAACTATCTTGTCTGAAAACTGTAAAGTATTTACAGATCAAATTGATCCGAGCTCTCTCGGAATGATTAAAGCCCTTCTCGATAGCGATATTGGAAAGGATGCTATTATAAGAATTATGCCCGACGTTCATGCTGGTCCTGGTTGCGTAATTGGCACCAGTCTGATGAGTCGAAATAAAATTTCTCCTATTCTTCTTGGTGGAGATATAGGATGCGGTGTATCTGCTGTTAAGCTTGCCGGTAAACCCAAGATTGCACTTGAAAAGCTTGATAAATTTATCAGATCTGAAATTCCTTATGGAATGAATATTCGTGATAAAAATATCAAAGAACGAGAAGTATGGATTAGAGAATTTGTTCTCGATGTCTTGACTTGTCGAAACTTTAATATAGATAAAGCTCTTTGCAGTATTGGAACTCTTGGTGGCGGAAATCATTTCATCGAGCTCGGAATTTCTGAAGATATGAATGGAAAATCCGAATACTGGCTTATCGTTCATAGTGGCAGCCGACATCTTGGTACAGAAATTATCGACTATTATAAAGAAGAAGCCAAAGCTCAGCATCCTGAAATTCCTTACGAGTTTGCATATCTTACAGGTAATCAGGCGATGGACTTCTACCAGGATGTAGGTAGAGTCTCTAATTTTGCTAGTGAGAATCGTGGAGCTATTATAAACGAGATCTGCAAAGCAATGAAATGGAAGATCTCATATGATCAAATAGGTTGTACTCATAATTCAATTCGAATTGCTAGCGATGGAGTAGGCGAAGATGGTAATCCAATTGTTTACTACCATCTACGAAAAGGTTGTATTCGTGCATGCGAACACGACCAGGTAATCATTCCAATTAATATGAAGGAAGGTTGCATTATCGGCAAGGGCAAATCAAATTCTGACTGGAACAATTCTGCTCCTCATGGGGCTGGACGTCTTCTTACAAGAGAGCAAGCTAGAAATAGTCTTACTCTTACTCGGTATAAGAAAGAGATGGAAGGCATTTACTCAAGTTCTATTTCTCATAGCACAATCGATGAATCTCCGATGGCTTATAAGTCATTGGATTATATTACCGATCGTATTAAAGATACTGTAGAAATTGAGAAGATAATTAAACCTATTTACAATTTCAAAGCAGAAGGAGAAAATAATGATTAAACTTAGGAATTTTATAAGGCTTTTTATCAAATCTGAGCATATTAATTATATTGAATTCAATACGAATAATGATTCTTGGCCTCAGGAATTGAGATTTCCTTGTATTGCAATTGATAATCTTCTTACTCAAATCTATAAGTATGCGGGTTGCGATGCCATTCTCGATCGTTGGGTTGAGGGTGTCAATCAAATAATTCCTTTTGAAAACCATGCAAAATCTGTAAATAACATCGAGCAAGTAGAAGGGCATACATTAGATCGCCATAATGGATTATTCTTAAATGGTGTTGATAATGAAGGCCGAGATGTTGCTGTAAGAGTCGTTCCATTTCTTGAAATAGTTCTAGAATATGTGCAAGAATGATATCACTGTCGAAGATTGTGTCATTCTTCGAGAAAGATTTATCAAATATACCGACACTGCAGAACAACATGAGTTTCCAATGCTCTTTGCAATTCATCAGAGACTTGATGCTACTATTGAAAAAATTAAAATTCATGGTATCACTGATCAAAAAGATATGAGAGCAATGTTTCGAGTTGTACTCAAGACTATTGGAGAGGATTACTCTGCATATTTAGAAACCAATTAACACTAAAAGGTACCAGGTATTAAACTACCTGGTATCTATCTATTTATTAAAAGAAAGGAGATGATAATATGTCTGAAGAATATTATGATCCTACAGATTTAATGGATGTTGCTTTAGATAGGACTAAAAGAATATATAGTGGTTTCTATGAGCAGCTCGATAAAACAGGTGAAAAGGAGCGACTAAACTTTTTTAAAGATGCAAAGACATCTAGCGATACAGTTTGGTCTGAACTTGTTAAATATTATAAGAAAAATGGAATGTCGCTAAATGATAAACTCACCGTATCTATGATGGCAAGCCGTCTTTGTGCATTCTATCACTGGAAAGAGCACCGAAAACTCTATATATTTGATGAGGATTCTGTAAATGAAATCATGTTATCTTATGTAGGTAATAAAGAGATCGATTCTGATTTCTTTACCAAACTCCCATTCAATGGGATGTGCATGTATGTACCAAGTAAGCAAAATCATATGAATAATTGTATCATCATTTATCGTGATGAAACATCTGTTGATGGATTGGCTCTGAATATATGCTCATTTACAATTCCTAATCTTATTAAAGAATATAATAGAGAGCTTCACTGGCGTTCTATGACAGTTTTAAGAGAGTACAAACTTGTACTCAATGATGGAGAGCTTATTAAAGATAATATCTATCATATTTCTGGAGAGGTTAAAGAAGGATATAAGTCTTATTGCTTAAAGGTATTAAGTTTATTCTTATATATTCTTGAAGAGAATAACGATCCTAAATATAAAGGAACTTATATTCCAAAACTTGATATCCAGTGGATAGATAGACCCGAAGATGTTGTAGATGATGAGCCTCTTAAGGCAGCTATCGGTAGGACTATTAGTAGATCTAAAAATGAAGAGGATAATGCTAGAGAAAAACGCGAGCTGGATGTAAATAAAACATATATCCGTATGAGGCCTAAAGCGTCTAGGATTCCTCATATGAGAGCCGGACATTGGCATCATTACTGGTACGGACCTAAAGATTCTGATAATCGCGAACTTATTGCAAGATGGGTAGAGCCTGTTCATGTAAATATGAATCGAGGAGCAAAAGAAGCTGCAAGATCTAATAAGAGTAAAGTAACAACTTAATTTAAAGGAGAATAAAATATTATGGAAACTAGAATTACGACACCAGAAATACTTGCATGCATCGATTGTTGGATTGCATACAATTGTATTCATGTTAAAAATGTAAACAAAGATACTCCTCATACAGGATATCTTAGGCACGCATTTGAAGCCGATGTGGGTATTCATATATCTAATGAAGATTTTGCTTTAGCAATGTATAGAGCTGGATACAAATGCTCTAGAGATGGCAATCATTGGAATATAAGTAAGAAATGCATTGCCGGATCTTCTATAACTTTGGCACCGTATTTTAAACATTCTAAATACGGTCATATTAACGAAGATAATATCATAGCAGCATATAAGAGAGGAATCAGATATCCATTCTTTACAGACCTTCGTCGATCTGGCACTCCAGAATTTTATGGATATGAAATCGATGATTTTGAAACAGAGCTTGATCTCTATGGATACGTACCTGTGATGGTATATACCTTAAACAAAGGCCGTGATCTTGATTGGATGATCTTGAAGAATCTTAGGGAGAATAAAGAAGAGTACTATCTTATTCATCCTGAGAAATATAAAAATCCTATCAAGATTGCCTGCTTAGGAGATAAATGGATAAGCAATGCTGAATATGATATGTCTCATTCAAGATATAATAACGATTATTTCGGCGAATTTGATCATGATAATAAATATACCAGATTATCACTTGACTTTTTGGAAAGAAAGGCACGTGCTGGAATACCCATTCATGCTGGATGGTTTAAGATTATGGATGATACTAAAGATCATACGTTTATAGATCATTCTAAGCTAGATCCTTTTATTCCTATTATTATTCAAGACAGTTTTCAAATAGGGCAATCTGTAAGAGATAGGGATGTGTATCTTGTTCTTGATCAGAATAAGGATCCTGAAGAGAGAGCATTAGAATGTATTGCTATTGAATGGCTTACAGATGAAGAATGTACAAATGCACCAGAAAAGTATAGTAACGATTACTGTGGAGAATTGTACCAGATTCTAAATATTGATAGCCCTGAAGCAAAAGAAGGAATACGCGCGGGAAAAACATGTTTTGGATGGTTTAAAATTATCGAATAATTCAAAGAAGGTTAAATGAAATATACTATAGGATTTTATGAAATAGGTGTACCATATAATTAAACTATAAAGCTGTGGTAAAAAGTTACCACAGCTTTATTTTTTTACATTCTCGAAAACACTACAATAAGTTAACTTTAATTGAAAGGTGGTGGAAGTAATGGAAATGACATTCCAGCAGTACATAGATAACCCAATGGGTAAACACAATGCTGTATTTTCTCAAAGAGATCTATTTAAGCAGCTCTACACAGAGAAGTTTGATAAAGTATTTCTAAGAGAGGCTGGTAAGATAGATTTCACATTGCATGTAGATAATAAGAAGGATCGTTATGTAGCACATATTAAGGTACCTTCTGAAACCGTAAAGGACTTCTACTATGATGCTGTTATTCTATTTTACACAAATGATGCGGCTAAAAGATCATCACCCAGCCTACAGGACTACTATGTCAAATTCTTCTCCAACGACCCAGCGTTTGTCTTTACTTATCTTAGAGTATTTCTGAAGAATGACCTGTTTTTTGAAGACTTAAAGCCGAAGTCTTCGAAACTTGCTCTTAAGAAAGATCCTAAAGAAAAGAATCCATATGAAGTTCCTGGATATAGCAAGATCTTGTATTTTGCGTATCTCTTTATGAAGACAAAGAATTTGTTTTCTAAGTCGATGTACACATCTTATGGCATGCCTTATAGCGAGAGCCGCTTGGTTCAATCTGTAATGCATACTGATGACAAGATTGCTTTACGTCAAGAACTCGGAGAAAAACAGCGCAAGCAAGAAGCTAACGAAAAGAAAAAGGAGGCTAGAAAAGCAGCCTCTGCTGAAAGGAACTTAGTAAGCCCCTCTGGTAATATCAGAATGGCTCAGACATCGAGTAATGTCAGAACCACTAAGACTACTAACAGCGTAAAACGTACACCCATTTCTAAAACCGTAAAAAGTATAAAAAAGAAATGAGTTGTATATTATAATTGTGGAAAAATATATCAAGGAGGTTTACAAAATGAGTTCTAAACAACAAGAATTATTGTCACCAATGGAGTTCTTTGAACCATTGGAGTTCCAACCTATTGATACATGGGTGCCAAGTCCTGAAGATGAAGTCTTTAAGACCATCCGAGGGGCGATCATGCTCGACGTGTCATCTTTTTTTGGTATGGAACAAAATGCGAGCTTGGATAGCTTTATGATGAGCACCAAGAGATCTTACAATAATCCCGAAATGAGAACTCATACAGTTCAGTACTTGAACTATTTCGAAAAGTTCTATGATAAAGATCATGAACTTGTATTTATGTATTGCCGTCTTAAGTATCTTATCGATTACGAGCCGGCTTATACTCGCGAGGCATTCTTCTATGACTTGTATCGTTATATTATGGATGGCTCTATTGCCCTTAAAATAGGATTTATGAATAGAGACAATTATTCCCTTAATCTAACCTATAAGAATATTAAGAATCCTAATTTGCAATATAGTGATTGAGAACAGTCACCCTGATATAGAAATATAGCAGGATAAACTCCTTTAATTGCTGGGAAGTCCTAAAGCTCATCTGCTACAGGAGAAGGCCCTATGTGTCAGGCTCCGATAGAGAAGAAATTCAGAAAGAAGTGATGAGATGTTGTATGGAGAAATCCTAACCAATATTAACAATGAATAACCAGCAGCCAAGCACCCCTGTCAGCCCATGAACGATTAATATACGCATGTCAAATATTCATATGCGGATCTTTATAGAAGTTTAGAGAGTTCATACCTCTCATCCGTACCAAACCTATTTTTGAACGATTTATTTATTTTCGCAGTGACATGCAAAAACAATCCCTTTTATTCGTAACCCCCGCACGGTAGTTTACATAAGAAAAGGGCTAAGGGCAGAGGACGAAGGTTCAACGACTATCGAAAGCAGATATATCGCCCCTGGTTCAGATATATCTGATTAGTAGAGTAGGATCAATGCTCGATCCGAAATGGGGAGCACCTTAACGGGTCAGTAAGCCGAAGGTGAAGATATAGTCTAGACTCCATGCAAACCGTGGAGACGTCTATAAGACCAACTAATCATACAACTTATAGACTGCATGAGTATGCGACTCATGTGAATATTTCGAGACATGGACAGATCATGATGAAAGCATCTGTCGTTATGAACTGTATGATTCCGCTAATGTGTCACTTTATGTATGCTCGTAAGATTACTAACTCGAGTGAGTTTATCTTAAGCGTTTATGATATGCTCATCTCTAAGTATAACGAGAAATATAATGTAGACATTTATAGCAAACTTTATGAAACTGCAATCTCTAATGTCTTGAGAACAGCTAAACGTAATCAGACAATTTGGAATATGCAGGACATTCGTGGTATTGATACCACAATCCACACTCTGCAATCAGTGCAGAATGTGCTTATTAATATTATGCCTTAACTGCTTAGGGCAGCATAGTGGTGACACTATGAATAATAAACTCCTTTAATTGCTGGGAACTCTCAATGAGACAATCAGCAGCGAAGCCTCGCAAGAGGAACGTTCAACGACTATCGAAAAGGTAACTAGAAAGAAAGATTCTAGTGAGTAACTGAGTAGAGTACATTTGATATTAGTCAAATGGAAATGGGGAGGATCTTATAAACGGTAATAGAATATAAGATCAAGATATAGTCTAGTCTTTATGGCGACATAAAGTATAATCGAAGTATCGTTACGATGGAAATCTCGTGCATCTCAACTATAAAAGTATTTTGCGCAACACGGGATTTCAAATATTGGATAGAGTAATGTCCCTATATACAGTAATGTATATAGCAAATCTCTCTAATTGCTGGAAGGCTAAACTACTAAAAGTAGCATGCTAATCAGCAGTAAAGTATCAATAAGGAGGAACAATTATGCTATATAAAGTAATGCAATATATAGATGAAATTTGGGTTCCGATAACGGATAATATTGTTCCCGGTATAGTTGAGAATAGATATATAGTTAGCAATTATGGCTATATATCTAATATAGATTATGATAAACATGGTAAGGTATATTCATTTAATTATTTGGGTCAATTTAAAAATAGAGCTTATGTTAATCTAACACTTAAAGATGGAACTGGTATTCTGGCTCTTGTATCTAGAATTGTTGCAAAATGTTTCTGTCCTGGGTATTCTCCAGAACTTGAGGTTAATCACAAAGATGGAAATCCGAGAAACAATTATTATAGAAATCTTGAATGGATAACCAGATCTGAGAATATTCGTCATGCATATGATAATAATCTTATCAAAAGTTTACTAGATGAAAACATGGTAAGAAAAATATGTAGATTGTTAGAAGAAGATAGATTATCAGCTTCTGAGATTTCATATGCAACTGGATTAGAATTCATATCATCAAATCCTATAGCTCTTATATCTGCCATTAAGAAAGGAAAATTATGGTCTCATATTTCAAAAGACTATAAATTCCCACAAGGCAGACATAATCGAGTTTTTAATGATGATCAAATAAATAAAATATGCTCTATGTTTGAAACAGATATAGATATATCTTTTGATCTTATACTTAAAGCATTAGGTATGGATAATATGTCTAAGGATATGGCGCAATTTAAAAGAACCTTATCAAATATTAAGCATAAACGAAGATATACAAACATATCTTGCAATTATACCTTTTGATAAATATTCAACGACTATCCTTTATGGAGTAGGGCTCAAGTGAGTTCGAAATGGGAGAGGTCCGCCTATAATGAATTATATCAATATAGGCGGATCATGATATAGTCTCATCTGTATGGAAACATACAGCAGTTCGTAAGAGAACGGTATAAGAGTAACGACCTTATATGAAGATAATGATTGAATACGAATATAGTTTCGTATCGCTAAGCTCTAGCCGCAGAGATGAAGATCTGAATTAACTTTACTAGTTCAGCGTAATAGAAATATTGCGAAAAATAAAATTTCCTTAATTGCTGGGACACCCTAAAGCTCATAAGCCTATATGGGGACGAAAGTCGGAAACAAGTTATGAGATGATCTATGAGGAAACTCTAAGGATTGATATATAATGGGCAATCAGCAGCCAAGTATTAGAATTATTAATAAAACAAAGAAAGGAGTGATAAATATGTTAGATAACCCTAATGATCTAAATTATCCTTTAGAATTCTTCGAAGTCTTTGTTCCTATCGAACAAGATAAAATTGAAGGAATCTATCCAAATAGATATGAAGTATCTAATTTTGGACGAATCTTTGATAAGAAATTAAATCGGTTTTTAAAGTTAACACCACGCCCAGATAATTATATTGCCGTATCATTAAATGTTTATGGAGAACCTAAAACATTTCTTTTGCATCGAATTGTAGGCATGTATTTTGTTCCAGGAGATCAGAGTCTTATAATAAATCATTTAGATGGAGACAAATCTAATCCTTTCTTTATGAATTTAGAATGGGCTACATATTCTGAAAATAATGTACATGCATTTGCAAATGATCTCAATGTTAAAGGAGAGGATTCTCCAAAAGCTATTATTACTGAAGCTCAAGCTGAAATGATATGTAGACATTTAGATGAACATAAATTGTCATATGCAGAAATAGCTTTAGCATGCGGGGTGGATTCACCAGATGCTTCTGCCTTAATATCTACGATATATAAGGGAGTGGCATGGCGGCATATATCGCAAAAATACAATTTCTCACAAAACGATTATAAAACCGGTAGATATAGAATGTATAATCGTCATAAATAATTCTAATAAAGGTTCAACGACTATCCAGAAATGGAGTAGGGCTTAAGCGAGCTCGAAATGGGAAACATCTGATCAGATAATGCTGAAGATGATGATATAGTCTGGTCTTTAGATAGCACCTAAAGAAGTTCATAAGAGAACTGCGTAGATTAGCGACCTACGTGAACACAACGAGTGAATTTGATAAATTTGAATCATTCCTTCAAAAGCAGGATGAATCGCTTCTTATCCAAAATCAGGTTGCATCAGACGATGCCATGAATCAAATCAAGATGATGTATGGACCGTTTGATCAAGACGAAATTCAGTTTTATAAGCACCGTCTAAGCTCTGGAGGAAAATGCACTGTCAATTCGTTCCAACGTGACTTAGTGTTTAATTTGTTCTTTAAATATTTTGGAGATAGAGTATATGTTTCCCCATATAGGAATATATGGCAAACTAGATGTCTAATTGCTGGGAACTCTCAATGAGACAATCAGCAGCGAAGTAAGATATATAGTGGGATGGCGAAATTAGGAAAACGCAACTAGCAGCCTTATATCTTTATGAGAGATCCTCATGATATTAGAGCTGGTTTACAGGTCTGGTTCTAATCCAGGTCCTAACTGGGGGTTCGAGCCCCTCTCCCACTACCATCTTAAACGTTCAACGACTATCCCGAACGGGAGTACACTCGAGTGAGTGGAAATGGCATCCACCCCAATGCAAATGTAATGGGTGAAGATATAGTCTCATCTGTATAGTGATATACAGCAGCTTTATAATAAGCGGTATAAGAGTAACGACCTTATATGAAGAAATAATGACAAATACAATCAATGCCATTAATCTTGATGATTATGTGGTTCTTATTATTGCAGCTAAGAGAATTCTTGAAGCATCAGGAATGATCTTGTTGCCATATATTGTCAGCTCGAAAGTTATTCGTCTTGCAAGTCGTAAGAATGTAAATAAGAAAGAGTTGACCAAGCTCGAGTCTTCTCCATTATGGGAAGAGATTAAGAGAAAATATCAGAATGAGAAGATTGAAAAGCATATTCTTAGTATTATTGCTGTAATCTTGAGCTCTGAATTTGAAGTAATCGATTATGAAGACGATGAGCTAAATGGTAAGCAAATTACAATTCTTCCTGAATTGATTTGCGAAGAGATTCTTATGTATATAAGTCTTATCTAAGGATAGCATTATATACATAAGAAACACATAAAATATAGAGATCTGATTTCAAGTCAGATCTCTATATTTATTTCGAAAGGAGAAATATATTATTATGGATAATAATTACTATAATAATTTAATTAAAAGAGTTCTACAATTATCTGTGCATACAATATGGGATTTAGCTGTGCGAGAATGGGTAATTGTTGACTGTGAAGTTGATGAAGATGCTGATAGTAAGTGTGTATGCGGCAAAGAGAATTTAAAGTATCTGTTTACAATACAAAATCGTATGAATGGGAATATATTGTATCCGATTGGAAGTATTTGTATTATGAAATTTGGTCGTCCAGACTTGGATCTTGAGATTTCCGTATATAATGATATGATAAAATTACTTGATGCGGTTAAAAAGAATAAATTTATTCAATTAACATCTGATTTTTTCTCTAGAAATCTTTTATTATATTTATATAATGAAGGGGCATTTAAACCGACACAATATAATAATTTCAATCCTTCTGAAGATTATTACTTTATGCTGGATATGTTTAATAAGAGAAAGAAAGAAGATATATTTCCTGCACAGAGAAAGAAGATTAACGCTATTATTTTCTTTCATATAATCCCATTTTTAAAACAAAAAATAAAAGATACACACGTTCAATAAAATAATTTCTTGGGTTTATAATTTGATTCATAAGAATAAATAATATACAGGACTAGCGTATAATCGCGCTAGTCCTATTATTTTTTAGTTATTAAGAAATTCTACAGATTCAAAGATACC